TCTGCAGATGGTATGCAAAGTGCTCAATGGTGCGCAGTTTGGAATGGTTCTACATTGCAAAGTATGCACAAAGACACTTTGAGAACAAATATATCTGCTGCACATCAAAATATAATAATGATTCAATCTTCTCAACCCACAGATGCTAATTGCAAAATTTGGGTAAAAATATAATTGTGGGCAAATCTCTATTATGGGATTTGCCCACTTTTTATTTATATATAGACGTTATCAAAAAGATAGCTATATAGAAAATAAAGAGAGAAAAGGAGTTTTATGAAATGAATCATAAAAATGTAAACAACCTCACTATTCTGGGGGGGGGGCAGTTGTTTAACTAACAACTGTCAATTAGATTTGAATTCTACCTCCCAAGACAAGGGAGGTTTCTAATGGCTAAAGCTGAATTGTATATAAAGAATGGTAGTTCTTGGGTAAATTATAATTTACTAAATGCTTATCCTGTGGGCGCTATTTATTCCAGCGCTAACTCAACTAGTCCAGCATCTTTGTTTGGTGGCAGTTGGACTCAAATTACAAATGCTGCTTTGAGAGGTGCTACTTGGGTTGGTTATAACGGTAGTGATACTCATGTTTTGAGTATTAACGAAATGCCTAAGCATAGCCATCAATCGCATATGGCTTTTACAACAGATTTAGGACACCCTGCCTATGGACTAACTCCAGCTTCTGGTTTTCAAGGCTATGTTGCAGTCGCTGGCTATCCAAACCAAATGACTATGATAGATCCCAGTGGGGGGGGGGCAGCGCATACCAACGTGCAACGCTCCTACAACTGTTACGTCTGGCAACGCACAAGCTAAATCTCCAAGAGGTGATGTAGCATGGCCTACGTCAACCTTGGACAAGTTATGTATCCAGTTGGAGCATACTTCTTCTCTAACAACTCAACAAGTCCTTCAAGCTTATTTGGAGGAACTTGGACAGCTGTTGATGCAGGACGATTCATTTGTGCCGCAGGCAGTGGATACGATGCTGGCGTGCAAGGAGGAGCAAGCTCCGTTGCTTTGGTTTGTAATCAATTACCAGCTGCAGTTTGGTTCTGTGGCGGAGTTACTGACGGACCATATCCAACAGACCTCGCGGTTGCGGTCAATTCTGGTAGCCAATATGGTATGCACACTCGTTCTGGAGTTGATGCAAATGCCGCACGCAATGCGCGTGAAAACAGACCACTATTTAGAGCCGCATACATATGGAGAAGAACAGCTTAGTTTAACTCTTGGATGTGATGCCTAATGGCTACACCTCAAATATACTATAAAGATGGTGGTTCTTGGAAAAGTGCTTTATTGAATAGCTATCCAGTTGGGGCCATTTATATGTCGAGTAATAGCACTTCTCCTGCTAATTTATTTGGTGGAACATGGAGTGCTTTGACAGACCAAAAAATGTGGTTGCCTTCTAATAGCTATAATAGTACTGGTGGAGAATGGAACCATACTCTTACTATTAATGAAATGCCAGAACATACTCATCCTCAAAAAGTTACCACCTCTTCGGGCGGAAATGGAAATACTGGTATTCGTTCGGATTATAATTCAGATAGTTGGGGATTAGCATATGACCAAGGTGTATCGACATACCCAATGGGTCGCACCTATGCGCACAATAATATGCCGCCCTATAGAACATGTTTCTGTTGGAGACGCACAAGCTAAAAAAAGAATTCAAATCTAATATCAAATTATATAAAAATTCGTTTAGAAAGTAAATAAAATGATATTAGATAATCTCAAAAAGTGCATGAATAGCACTCTCTGGGGGGGGGGCAAGTCCTCTAATTAGATTTGCCCTCTCTAATAAAGAGGGTGATTTATAATGGCTTTTGTAAATCTTGGACAAGTAGTCTATCCAATCGGCGCTATTTATATGAGTACTAATAGTACTAGCCCTGCCAATATTTTTGGTGGTAGTTGGTCACAAATTAGTGGAAATGCTTGTCTTATGGCTGGGAGTTCTGTCGGCAATGTTGGTAGCAAAAAAATTACTATAAATAATATGCCTAGTCACAACCATATTTTAGGAAAAAATGCACAAACATTTTGGTATGGTAAAGATTGGGGCGGTGGTCCTTCTAACCTCTCTTGTTCATCTTCTCCTCAATATAAATGGGAACCAGAGACGAATTATGTGGGGGGGGGCAAGATTATACCCCTTATTCATATTCTTGCTATGTTTGGAGAAGAACTTCATAAATTTGGATGTGATGCCTAATGGCATACGTTAATTTAGGACAAGTTGTTTGGCCTGTTGGAGCTATTTACATGAGTTCTTCTAGTGTTTCCCCTGCTAGCTTGTTTGGTGGTACTTGGAAAAAGATTGATGATGACAGATTTTGGCTTCCTAGTAATACTAGTTTAGCTTATGGTGGAGAATCTACACATACGCTCACTATTAATGAAATGCCAAATCACGCCCATAAGCATTTTATGAACGCCGCTGACGAAGCTCCATCGGCAAGTTATTGGATTCCTGGTAACGCTTTTAGTGGTAGATGCCCTGTTACGGGTGGCGATAGATTGATTGGCGGATATGTTGGTGGTGGAGCTGCACACAATAATTTACCACCATTTAGAACTTGTTATTGTTGGTACAGAACCGCATAGTCATTATAAATAAAATCTAATAATCTAATATCTTTTGATTGTATTATCAATTGAAAGGATATTATATTATGAATAACCTTAGCTTTATGACAAATGCTGGGGGGGGGCTGGTAGTCTAACCAGTTCTTTTTCTTCAGTATTTGTTTTGGGTGGTAGATAATATGGCATATGTAAATTTAGGTCAGGTTATCTATCCAATAGGGGCAATCTTTGCTTCTACTTCTTCAACATCTCCTTCTAGTATGTTTGGCGGCACATGGAGCCAGATTGGTGACGATGCTTGTTTAATGGCTTGTCCAGAGAACTCTGGAACCTATGGCGGTAGTAAAAAAATTACTATTACACACTTACCTCCACATCGCCACACATTACAAAATCAAGTAGATAATTTTGAACTAAGTCCTGCTGACCAAACAACTATTTGGTGCGGACAAGGTAATTCTAAAATTTTTGCTTGGCCCGATAGTAGACAATCTACCTATCTAACAGGGGGGGGGGCAGACTACTTGCCTTACTCCTACAGATGCCATATGTGGAGGAGAACAGCTTAATAGCAGTGATGCTTTATGCGTAACCTCCAAAACATCCAAGTCAGAACTGGTTCAGGTTTTGAAACAGTTTGTCCATTCCCAGTTGGAGCAATATACCAATCTACTAGTTCAACAAGTCCAGCCACCATCTATGGTGGAGGATGGACACCTCTCACAGACGGTAGATTCCTTAGACCGCAAGGGTCTTGGAATAATCTTGGCGGAGAGAATGAACATAAGCTCACTGTTGCGGAAATGCCAAGCCATAGCCATACCGCCAATATTGCATCAGATATTTTGTTTACTGTTGGCGGCTCTGGATTTGCTGCAAGGCATAAACAGAATGACCCAAACGGAGTCTATATCAATCATACAGGCGGCAATGCCGCGCACAACAACATTCCCGCATATAGAACCTGCTACTGCTGGTATAGAACTTCCTAATATTCTAGGAGGTGTACTATGCTAGAACAAAAGAATGTAACAGTCAAAGCTGGCAGTTCTTTTCAAACAATATGTCCTTTTCCTGTAGGATATATTTATCAATCTTATGATAGTACATCTCCTGCCAATATTTATGGCGGCTCTTGGACTCCTATTACTGGTAGATTCTTGTATTGTGATGATAATATTAGTATAGGCGGAGAAAATCAACACACTCTTACTATTGGAGAAATGCCTGCTCACAACCATGGATTTAAATATTCTTCTTCTGATGGGGTAGAACAACCCGCGACAATTGCAGTATATGGATGGAAAGCTCCTGGTTGGAGTAGTCGTTATATGATAGAGCATGAAGGCAATGGACAAGCCCACAATAACATGCCCGCATATCAAAGTTGTTATACTTGGAGAAGAACAAACTAAAATACTGAAGAATAAATAATATTAGTCCTTTCTTCTTATATAAGAAAGGTTTTATAATGGCTTATGTCAATTTAGGTCAAGTGATGTACCCCGTTGGTGCTATATATCAATCTTGGTCTAGTGTTAGTCCCGCTAGTTTATTTGGTGGGTCTTGGTCACAGATTACGGAAAAGTTTTTATACTGCGCTAATAGCGCAGGTGGCATTGGTGGCACTTCTACTGTTACTTTAAATATTAATCAAATGCCTGTTCATCATCATTTACCTCCTAGCGCATATTTTATAGTGCAGAATAATGTTGGTTCAATGAGACAAATAACTCCAATGATAACCAATGCAGGAACGGGCAGTGATGGAATGTGGAGAGGAAGATTAGCTGAAGATAAAGGTCAAAACCCCTTGCCCACTGCCAATGAAGGGGGGGGGCATCTCACGAGAATATGCCACCCTATATCAGATGTTATACTTGGAGACGCACCGCTTAACCTCTTTATTGGAGGTGGCTTAGTATGGCATATGTAAATCTTGGGCAAGTTATGTATCCTGTAGGTAGTGTATATATTAGTTATACTTCTACATCTCCTGCTTCTCTTTTTGGAGGAAATTGGACAGCAATAACTGGTTATTTTCCTTATTTTAACAATGGGACTAGTACAGGCGGGTCTAATTCTATTAGCCACAATCACGTTTATGGTTTTGGAGCTGTTGATGTATGGGAAGCAACTACCAAATGGCAATTGTATAACAATGGCACATGGTCTAATTTGCGTAATGATAGTAATAAACAAGAGACAATCTCTACACCATCTAACAGCGGCTTAACACAAGGAATTGTAACTACAAACGCAAGTGTTTTTAGACAGACTGCATTTACAACTAACGCTTCAATAAATAATATGCCAGCATATCAAACATTTTACGCATGGCGTAGAACCTCCTAATATATAAGGGGCAACTTTATAGTTGCCCCTCTTTTTTTATGGGCATTTTTTTGTAATCTGTCCGCAGAAAAAATTATAACTATATAGTTATGATATTTTTAGAGGAAGGAATATTGATAAATAATTATGGGTATGATAGAACAATTATTGTCTCAATATTCCATTGAAACACTTGTGATATTGGTTGCTTTATTGGGGTTTTCTATTAAAGCTATGAGTGAATTATGGGAATGGTTCTATAATAAATTTAAAGAACACTTCTCTTTTAGAACTCAGCGTGACCAAGACCATCAACAACTGATAGAACAAATCAAAGAATTATCTAATGGTATAAAAGCGACACAAGAAGAAGTCCAAATATTAGAAAATAATATGACTCAATTCTCTGACCAAATGAAAATTACTACCGAACGTCTCCAAGAGAATTCTCGCAATTATATCATAGATAAACATCATTATTTTTGCTATCAAGTTAAAGCAATTGATGATTTATCTTTACAAAGTCTTGAACGTAGATTTTTGTATTATAAGGCTGCGGGAGGTAATTCTTTTATAGATGGTTTGATGGAAGAAATTAGAGAACTCCCCAGACTAAATTTTCAAAACGAACAATTATTACACGACATAGCAAGAAAGGGGTAAGAAGTGAGTCAAGAATTGAGAGCTTTTACAGTGAATCTCAAATCAATGGACCAAGATATTCCTGACCCAATAGTAGCAGGAGCAGGTGATGCCAATGGCCGCACTTTCCGCATAATCTTTGACCAAGAAGCGGAAGCTCAACTTACTCCTGAAACTAAAATCTATCTCTCTTGGTTCCACAAACAAAAGAAAATTAAAGGCTACAATGTTTTTACACAAACAAGCGATGACCCAGTAATTTGGGAAATCAAGTGGCCGCAAACCATGTTACATGAAGGCGATGTTCTTTGTTGTATTGAAATGGTTGATAGCGTTTCAATTGTTCAAAGTACAACCTTCCTGGTCCATGTCCTTACAGACCCTAATGATGGGTCTGGTTTTGTTGTATCTGATGATTTTTCAGAATTTCAAAATGCGGTAATTCAACTTAATTGTATCGCAGACCAAATGAAAGACCAAATGCTACAGCAAAAATTAGAATTTGAAGACATGGCATTACAATTTGGTGAAATCAAAGAAAAGGCTGATGCGGCATATCTTAATTCTACTGATGCGGTAAATAGGGTATCCGCATTAGAAGAAAAAGTAGATAATATGACCCTTACAGCTGATATTCCTTTGATTGAATATTAAAGTACGTACATTTTTATTCAAAAAGAAAGGAGACTCAATGGCTGACAAAAATACTACAGTTAGTTTCTTCTATGGTGCTAAAGATGGTATCCAAGCTAAGCTTGATGATGGTACAATTACCCCTTCCGACTTTGTAGTTACCAAAGAAGATGAACTTGTATTCATTGATAAAGCAAAAGCACAGCACACCCTTGGGTCATCTAAAACAAAAGCCCCTATTAAAGTTACTGGTACTTCTCTTGGTGGTATCGCTGATGGTACCACTTTAGAAGCTGGTACTTCTCTTGATGATTTTCTAAAGAAGCTTCTTGTTAAGCGTATTCCTGCTACTTATACTAAGCCTACCCTAAAACTTGAAACCACTGTAGCTACTACACCTCAAGAAGTTGGTAAAAAGATTAACCCTACAATCAAAGCTATTTTTACCAAAGCTGATGCGGGCGATTTGACCGCAATTGAAATCAACAAAGGTGCCGAAAAGGTTGAGGGTACTCAATCTCCTCTAGAATCTGCTCAAGAGGTAACTTTCGCAGATGAAGCTGTTACATTCTCAGCAAAAGCTACTTACGGTCAGGGCGCTATTAAAAACGACAACCTCAATGAACCATCACCTAATGGCCGCATTGAAGCTGGTACTATTAATAGCCAAAACAACCTTACTTTCCAAGGTAAACGTCAGACCTTTGCTGGCACTGGTGTGGGTTCTCTACCTGAACTAAACTCTGCCAATATCCGCAAATTTACTTCTCGTGGTCTTGGCCTAGGTAAAAATTCTAAATTTGATATTCTTGTTGATACAGGTCAACAGCATATCGTTATTGCTTATCCTGCTACTATTGGAAACATTACCCAGATTCGTTATGAAGAAGGTAATGATAATAATATGGCTGCCAACTTCCAAAAGCAAGTAGTCCAGGTTGAAGGAGCTAATGCATTTACCCCTATCAACTATAATGTATACACTTATACAATGGACGTTCCTGCGGCTGCTAAAATGACTTTCAAGATTACACTATAAGGAGGTATTGTAAAATGGCTATTGAATCTAAAGACTTATTAGTTCAACTTAAAGCTTTTGCCCGCGCTGGCGCTCTACCTCTTGATGCGACTGAAGTTCAAGAAAGTAAAGCTGCGGCTGAAGCCTATATTAAAACACCTAATGCTTATCCTGGTCAGACTCTAAAGGTTCTTGAAGGTGGCAAGTATCAATCCTATGTTATTAATGGTTCAAAAGGTTCTTTTGAGCTTGCCAAAGTAGGCGTTGATGCTTCTGAAATCAAACAACCCGTTAAATTTGTTGATGCTTTGCCAGAAGCTGCTCAAGAACAAGGCGTTATCTATTTAAACACCACTGACCGCAAAGGTTCTATCTGGAATGGTAGCTCTTGGATTACAGTCTTTGACCAAGCGGCATTAGAGCAAGTTTCTGAAAAAGTTAAAACTCTTGAAACTACTGTTGCGGGCAAAGCTGATAAAGCTACAACTCTAAAGGGTTATGGTATCGCTAATGCTATGACAACTGAAGAGGTCAAAGCTGAAATTGCTTCTCAAATTGGTAAAGCCGAGCATTTAAAGCGTATCATCGTTGAACAACTTCCTGAAGTTGGCACTGCTGATACTAATGCTATCTACATGGTTTCTAAAGACCTTGGCGCACAGCAAAAATATGAAGAATTCATGGTTATTAATGGCGCTTGGGAAAAAATTGGCGATAGCGCTGTAGACCTTTCTGGTTATTCAACAACCGAGCAAATGAATCAAGCTATCACCACAGCTAAGGGTGAAGCTGCTACAGACGCTCAAAAGAAAGCCGATGCCGCTAAAACCGCTGCTATCCAAGAAGCCAATGCGCATACTGATGCGGAAATTCTAAAGGCTAAAGAAGCTGCCGCACAAGATGCTCAAGCAAAAGCAACTGCCGCACAAGCTGAAGCAATTAAACAAGCTAAAGCTTACACTGATGAAAAAGATGCGGCTGTCCAAAAGACTATTGGTACAATCCAAGAGAACCTAAATACTAAAGTAACTGCGGAACAAGTTAAAACTCAAATCAATACTCGCTTAGGCGAAAAAATTGCTGAAGGCACAACTGTTGCTGAGTATATTGATGCTGCTATTGGGGCTGGTGGTACTTCTAGTGCTGAAGCTATCGCAAAAGCAAAAGAAGAAGCTATCAATACCTCTAAAGCATATACTGATACTTCATTAACCTTAACAGAATTTTAGGAGTTAATAAAGATGGCCGCAGATATTGTAAAATTTTATACCACTGTGGCATCCAAGTTGTCTCAATTAGAGGTAAGAAACGGTAATTTAATTTTTACTTCTGATACAAAACAAATCTATCTTGATATTCATGGCAATAGACTTGGATATAATTGTATTCAAGTCTTTGCTACTGATACAGAACGGTCTGCTTTGTTAGCTCCAATTGAAGGATTTTATTTTGTAGAAGAAACAGGAGTAATGTGGAGATATAAAGAGAAATGGGTTCAAATTTCTCCTGACAATCTCAATGAGATTACTTTTGGAACTTCTGTAGATGATTTTCCTAAAACTGGAAATGATAAAATCTTATATGTCACAGATGATGCTACTTATAAATGGGATAGAATTACTAAATCCTATATGGTGGTTGCTAATAAAACTGAATGGAAAACTTTAAATTAAAGAAAGGGGTCATTAAATGGCTCTAGTAAAATTTATTGCTTGTGATGCTGCTGCTTATGCGGGCGGTCCAAAAGACAATGATACTCTCTATTTTGTCTCTGACGAACAACGTCTATATAAAGGTGCGGTAGCTTATTCTGGTGGAATTTTTGAAGCTGTTTCAGAATTCCCAGAATCTGGTAATCGTAACACTCTTTACATCAACAGCAAAACTGGCGAAGTAAAATATTGGAATGGAGCTACTTATACTCAAGTAGTTAAGCCTTTTGCCGCTGCTGTTACTCCTTCCGACAATGGTTCTCTACCTACCTCTAAAGCTGTAGCCGATTATGTCGCTGCGGAAATTGGTAAAATTGATGCTGGTACTCTTGCTGCTGATATTGCTGCTCTAAAGAAGAAAGACGCGGAACATGATACCGCCATCAAGACAACTCTTCCCGCAGCTATTGCAGACGCTAAAAAGGCTGGTACTGATGCTGCTACTGCTGTAACTGCTCTTGAAAGTGGTAAAGTCGCTGCTAACGCTGCTGAAATTACCAAATTAAAGAATGGTAAAGCCGATAAAGCTACTACTCTTGCGGGTTATGGTATCAGTGATGCTTATACTAAGGGTCAAACTGATTCTGCTATCTCTGCCGCTATTGCTAAAGCTCCTCACCTAAAGCGCGAAATTGTTGAACAACTTCCTGAAGTTGGTGCCGCAGATGCTAACACCATTTATATGGTTGGTACTGGTGAAGGTTCTGAAACTTCTGTTTATAAAGAATACATGCTTATCAATGGTAAGTTTGAACTCTTGGGTGATAGCAAGGTAGACCTTACCAACTATGCTACAAAAGAAGAAGTAAAGACTGCTAAGCAAGAAGCTATTGGCGCTGCTTCTGCGGATGCTACCTCTAAAGCTAATACTGCTAAGACTGAAGCCATTGAAGCCGCTGCTGCTGATGCTGGTACTAAAGCTGAAAAAGCTAAAAATGATGCTATTGCTGCCGCTGGTACTGCCGCAGATGGTAAAATTGCTGCCGCTATTGGCGCTTTAGATGTTACCGATGCTGCTGTTGGTGGACAATATGTCTCTAGCGTTTCTGAAAAAGATGGTAAAATCACAGTAACTCGTGCTGCTCTACCTGCTGCTGCTACACTAGTTGAAGGTACTGAAAATGGTACTGTTAAATTCAACGGTGAAGATGTAAAGGTTCACGGCCTTGGTACAGCTGCTTTTGCTGCTAGCACAGCCTTTGATACAGCTGGTGCTGCTTCTGCTGCACAAGCTGAAGCCATTAAACAGGCTAAGGCTTATGCTGACGGCTTAGCTCCTAATTATGCTACTGCCGTACAGGGTGGCAAAGCTGATACTGCTCTACAGCAAGCAGACGTTGTTGAGGGTGAAGTTCAGGGCGCTATCGCTGTCAAGGGTAAAGCTGTTAAAGTTCATGGCCTAGGAGATGCTGCTTTCAAAGCTTCAACCGCTTTTGATGCCGCTGGTGCCGCAACTACTGCCGAGACTAATGCCAAAAAATATGCTGATAGCCTTGCAGGCAATTATGCTACAAAAGCCCAAGGTTCAAAGGCTGACCAAGTCTTTGCTGCTCTAACTTGGGGTACTCTCTAATACTTAAGGAGATAAATTCGTATGCCTAAAGATATTACATTCTATGAGGGCGTACAATCAGGATATGATAAACTTGTAAGCAAAGACGCTAATGGAATTTATTTTATTAGCGATACGAAGTCTATCTATAAAGGCGATACGAAATATGGAGGTGGCGGCGATATTGCCACCTCCACTTCGGCGGGCATTATTAAACCCAATAGCGAAGATTTTGATATTGCCGCAGATGGTACGCTTTCTTTGTATAAGCCTATGAGTATTAACTCTTTTTCTCATAATGCTGGTACACTAGAACTTGGAGCTTCTTTATCAAGTATTACTTTTACATGGAATTTAAATAAAGCTCCTAATAAATTAACCTTAACTGCGGGTAAACAAACAAATACTCTATCTAATACCCAAACGGGAGATAGTTTAATTAGTTTTGATTCTCCGTTAAAAGCAACAACATCTTTTACTTTAACAGCGCAAGATTCTAAAAACAAAATTGCCACTAAAACTGCTTCAGTACAGTTTTTAAACGGTAAATACTATGGCGCTAGCACTGTTAATACCGATGGAGAGATTAATGATGCTTTTATCAAAGGTTTAACAAAACAATTAACCACTGGCCGCACAGGTTCTTTTACTGTTAATGCTACAGTTGGACAATATATCTATTTTGCCATCCCTAGCTCTTTTGGAGTCCCAGTATTTAATGTAGGTGGTTTTGACGGCGGCTTTAATAAAATTAAAACTTTTAATTTTACTAATGCTTCTGGCCATGCTGAAAATTATGATGTTTATAAATCTACAAATGCTGGACTAGGCTCTACAACAGTGGTGGTGAAATAATATGCCTATTACCCTTATTGATAAAATTAAACAAAAGTCTGGCGATTTTAAACTTCTTGACGCGGTAGATATTGATTGGACTGGGTTTAAAATTCCCGCCACTAATATCACTTTACCAGATAACGTAGCTACAGATGCTGAGGTTGATAGCAAACTTCAAAATAGACCCACTACAGATCAAATGAATTCTGCTATCCAACAGGCTATTGGAAAAGTAGACCATCTTCGTAGAGTAGTTTTAGATAAAGGTGCTTCTTTACCAGATAGCTCTCAAGATAAAAATACTATTTATATGAAACCAGAATCAGATGGTAGTTATAGTGAATGGTTCTGGGTAGTTGGGTCAGATGGTCGTGGTAAATGGGAAGAAATTGGTTCTTCTAAAGTTGATTTGTCTGACTATCTAACAAAAACAGAAGCTGGCAATACTTATGCTAAAAAGACCGATTTAAACAACTATACTACAACAACAGTCTTACAGCAAACTTATGCTACAAAACAAGAAGTAACCAATAATATTACTACCGCTTTACAAGATGATGGTGCTATTGGACAAAAGATTGCCGCTGCGAAACAAACTGCTATTACTGAAGCTGGTAAGTTAGCCAATCAAGCTCAAACTACAGCTGAAAATACAGCAACTCAAAAAGCTAATGCTGCTAAAGATGCGGCAATTGCTGATGCTGCCAAAAAGTATTTACCTTTAACTGGTGGCACAGTTTCAGGCGCTGTTTTAACAACCCCTGGTCATAGTTTTACAAATGATAATGAACTTGTTTCTAAAAAATATGTTGATGCGGCAGTTGTAGGCGCATCCCCGCAAGAGATGCTATCTGTTCAAGACTTTAAAACTGGTTCTACTCGTGGTACTTTTAAAGTTAAAGAACAAGAAGTTGCTATCGCGGGCCTTAACACTATGGCCTATGAAGATAAAGCCAATTATCTTACTAAAGACAAACTAACTTGGCAAACATTTTAACATAGGAAGGAGAAAAAAGGAAAATGGCTTTAGTAAATTTTAAACAATCTACAGAAGCAAAAATTTTATCTGCGCCAATAGCAGACGGCACTTTCTATGTTTCTACAGATACAAATAAACTATTTTTAGATATAAGCAATAAAAGAGTAGAAGTTAGTGCTAATACAAATACTACTTATGTATTATCTAAAAGTGGTAGTACTATCACCTTAAGAGGGTCAGATGGTAGTACATATAATATAACAGATGCTAATACAACATATGCCGATGCTACGGATTCAGCATCTGGTCTAATGAGTGCGGCCGATAAGGCTAAACTAGATGGAATTGCTGCGCAAGCTAATAAAATAGTTGTAGATGCTTCTTTCTCTACTAGTTCTACTAACCCCGTTCAAAACAAAGTAATAAAAGCAGCTCTTGATGGTAAAGCTTCTTCTATTCACTCACATACGAAATCTCAAATTACAGATTTCCCCACCTCTATGCCCGCATCTGATGTTTATGCTTGGGCTAAAGCATCTACTAAACCTGCATATACTGCTACTGAGGTAGGTGCTGCTGCTGCGTCTCACAAGCATAGTGCTACTGACCTTACCAGTGGTACTCTTGGAGTAGATAGACTTCCTGCTATTCCCGCAACTAAACTAACTGGTACAATTGCTGCCGCAAACTTGCCCGCATATGTAGATGACGTACTTGAATTTGCTAATAAAACTGCTTTCCCTAGTACTGGTGAAAGCGGCAAAATCTATGTGGCCCAAGATATAAATAAAACATATCGTTGGGGTGGAACAGCATACGTAGAAATTTCTCCATCACTTGCTCTTGGAACAACTTCTTCTACAGCTTTCCGTGGTGATTATGGTAATACAGCATATCAACACGCAGTTGCTAAAGGTAGTGCTTTTGCGCATGGTATGTATAAAATTACTACTAACTCTGCGGGACACGTAACAGCGGCTCAGGCTATTACTAAGTCAGATATTACTGCTCTTGGTATTCCCCCGCAAGATACTAATACTTGGATTGCCATGAAGGGCGCTTCCGCGTCTGCTGCTGGTGGCGCGGGTTATGTTCCTGCTCCTACTACTGGACAACAAAACTTATTTCTCCGTGGTGATGGTACTTGGGCGCAAGGCCCCGTTGGTCCAAAAGGTGATAAAGGCGCCACTGGTGAAAGAGGACCGCAAGGTATTCAAGGCATTCAAGGCGCAACAGGTGCTACTCCTATAATTACAGCTAGTGCTACTGTTGGAAATACAACAGGTACTCCAAGCGTTCAAGTAGTTAAAGGTGGCACAACCACTAATCCTACTTTTGCCTTTAACTTTACCAACCTTAAAGGTGCACAAGGTCCACAGGGTATTCAAGGTATCCAAGGTCCAAAAGGTGATAAAGGTTTAACAGGTGATAGAGGTGCTACAGGTGAACGAGGACCGCAGGGTGCTACTGGCGCTGCCGCGACAATTAAAGTTGGTACTGTTTCTACTGGTAATCCAGGAACTGATGCTACTGTTGTAAATGCGGGAACTGCCAACGCTGCTGTTTTTAATTTTACAATTCCTCGTGGTGCTACTGGCGCTACTGGTCCACAAGGTCCAGCAGGTGCTAAGGGCGCAACAGGTGACACTGGTCCGCAAGGCCCAGCAGGCGCTAAAGGTGCGACTGGTGATAGAGGTCCAGCTGGCGCAAATGGTACATCTGCTGCTTGGCACTCTGGTACTTTGGTAACTGGTACTTCTACTTCTGCCATTACTGTTGCAGTTAGCGGTTCTAAAGCTGGCGATATGTATTTGAATACTTCTACTTCAAATGTATATAAAGCCACTGCTGCTAACTCTTGGGTATATGTTTGCAATATCAAGGGTTCAACAGGTGCTACAGGCGCAAAAGGTGCCACTGGTAGTGCTGGCCCCCAAGGTATCCAAGGTCCGCAAGGTGTTCAAGGTCCTGCTGGCCCTGAGGGGGCAAAAGGAGCTACAGGAGCAACTGGTCCCGCTGGTCCACAGGGTCCGCAAGGTCCAGCTGGTGTTGGATTAGCAGAAATTGCTGTTCAATCTTCTCAACCTACTGCTTCTAATATCAAACTTTGGATTAAAGTTTAAAAATAATATGGGCAAATTTCTATAATGAGATTTGCCCATTTTTTATTTATATATAGATAAAACTTTTGAGGATTAAATAAAAATATATTTAGGAGGTGCTATATAAGTGGCATGGTATGCAAGTGTAGCCGCAGTTAGTCATTCTACAAGCGGATTGACAACAACTATTACATTTCGCGTAACCCAGCGAGTAGATGGTAGCTCTTATGATGCTGCTGGTTGGGATGCTCATTGGACTTCTAATACAGGAGCAAGTGGAAGTATTCGTTTAGCGGTGAATCGCAATAGTACTGTAACTAGGGATTTTAATGTTTCTGTAAGTCATAATAGTAGCAACGGTGTTGCTCCTAATGTTACCGTTACTGTTTCAAATCTGCGCGATGGATATTATATCAGTAGCGTGGTTAGTAGAAGCGCATCCTTTCAGCCACCAACCATCTCAGTGGTTAAACCACCGCCAGTTCCTACTAACGTAAAATTAGTACGCAATTCTGATTCTCAGGTTACTGCTACGTGGACTAACAATGGAAGCGGACAGACTGCGGAAAAAGGAAACTGGGTAGATGGTGAAACAAATCAATCTGGTAGCTGGGTAAATTTAAGTGATAAAAAAGCCACTTCATACGCATGGACTGGCCGCACATCCAATTCATGTTATCGTGTGCGTGTTGGGGCTTATAATGATGCTGGTAACGCTAGTGACCACGGATATTCTAACTATGTTTATACAACTCCATCTGGGCCTAAATCCCTCAGCAATGCGGTTGTAGTATTAGTGAATGGTTCTCCCGAACTTAGCTTCAATGTTGATAAAGGAAATACTAAATATCCATCTACTAAAGTGGACTTCCAATACTCTAATGATAATTCTACTTGGCGTGGTTCTGGTGGCGCATCAGGTGGTGTTTATACTGTAAATACTACAAGTGCTGTTGCTTTATCTGCGGGAAGTATGGATGGTACATTAAAATCATATATTAATAATATGAAAAATGGTGGAAAACTATATATCCGTGCTAGAGTTTGGAACGCAGATAATAGTCTTGCATCTGGTTTTAGTGGTGGAGTTAGCGTTGCTTATAACGAACAGCCACAAATATATTTCTGGGTACCAGATGGAACAAATATTGCTAATGTTAGAATCTATGTCAATAAGCCTTAGATTTATATAAGAGAGATAAAAGGAGTAAATAATGAAAATTTTAAATGAACTTAATCAAGAAATCCAAGAGTCAGAAGTCAATCTTGAACTTGGCTATCTTGTTCCTGAACAACTATTTGTAAAACATCATGATGAAATTCCTGAACAGCCAGAAGAATTCCATTATGAGTGCCGCACCTTCTATTTTGAAGATGATACCTCACTAGATGTTTCTACTCTTGGAAATGAAGACCCTCATGTAAAAATCATTGACCTTGAGAATGGTGTTTTTGAATATGTAGACCAAGGCGAAGGTAAGATTTATCGTGGTCTTGATATTGCTCAAGTTACTGACAAAGAACGTGTAGAAGCCAAAGAAGCTTGGGACGAATACGAAGATATTCAGCGCTATAAGCTCTACACTAAAGCAGAACTTGAAGCAAATCGTTTGGCTAAAGAAAAGGCTGAAAAACAACAGCGTTTCATGGAAGAAGGCCCAGACGTTCTAAAAGCTACTACTCAAACAACTAACGAAAATACCACAAGTATTGATGATATTAATCTATTAATTGCCGACTTGATTGGAGCATAACATGGCAGTTGGACTAACAGGCGCAGCCTATCGTATTGTAAAACGCGCTATTGCGGTCCGCATCGAAAAAGGTGAAGATGTTGAAACCGTAGTACGTCATTATACAAAACTTTCTGAAGAGCAAATGCAAGAACTTATCAATGAATTTACTGTTCAGGAAGCCGAGACTCTTGGAACTAAAGAATAGAGTAAATAATGGATATTATTACTGAACTAACTGGTATGCTTAATATTCCTATTCTTATTTTAGGTCTATTAATTGGATACCTTGTTAAACATCTTATTGATGATGAAAAAATTGAAAATAAATGGATTCCTGTTATCAACATAGTTGTTGGCGCAGTTGTAGGAGTAATTCTTTGTATTACTTCTGGCGCGGCCATTACTGCTGAAGCTATTCTACTTGCTGTTATTAGCGGTGGAGTATCTTGTGTTAGTAGCTGTGGCGTATATGATGCTTTTGCCGCCTTTGTTGATAATGGTTCTGTAGATACAATCGTAAAGGAGGGCTAAGATGTCTGAAGAACTAGACGTTGAACTTACTCCTGAAATGGAAGAAGAACTAAACTCTATGGGTAAAGGTGAATAAATGAAAAATTGGGAAACTGTAGATGCTGATGAAGTCCGCATCTTATCTAAGCATTTTTCTCAAGGCCGTGGTGGACATAAGGTAGAATTTATTGGTATTCACCACAACGCTGGAAACCTATCCATTCAACAAACTTACAACGTATGGCAGAATCGTCCAGCTTCTGCTCATTACCAAGTAGATATTAATGGCCGCATTGGTCAGCTTGTTTGGGATAGAGATACAGCTTGGGCACTTGGAAACTTTAATATGAACCAGCGTTCTATTAATATTGAACATGCTAATAACACTGGCGCTGCTGGTGGTTGGACTATTTCTGAAGCGACACTTGAAAATGGTGCCCATCTTGTAGCCGCTCTTTGTAAAGCGTTCAATTTAGGCCGTCCCGTTTGGGGACAAAACGTCCGCCCTCACTCTCAAATTAGTCCTACTGCTTGTCCAGGTGCTATTGGTGGAGCACAACGCGATGCCTATATGGCTCGTGCTCAATATTGGTATGACCAAATGACTGGCTCTAAACCTGCTCCTGCTCCTCAACCCGCACCCCAGCCTGCTCCTCAACCTGCTCCTGCTGTTGGTTATACTGTAAAAGTAACAACTAACGTACTCAATATCCGCAAAGGTGCTGGTACTAACTTTGCCACAGCTGGTTCTGTAAAGAAGGGTGAGGTTTATACTATTGTAGCTGAATCTGCGGGACAGGGTGCTTCTAAATGGGGTAAACTAAAGAGTGGCGCTGGTTGGATTTCTCTTGATTTTGTCCAAAAGACCAGTGGTGGCTCTGCTCCTGCTGCTCCTGCTAAAAAGGACAATACCACTATTGCTCGTGAAGTCTTAGCTGGTACTTGCTCTGATTCTCGTTGGAGCACTTGGGGTAATGGCGATACTCGTAAACAACGTCTACAAGCTGCAGGATATGATTATAATGCGGTACAAGCTGAAGTAAATCGTCTTGCTGGTGGGGGTAGCGCTGCGCCTGCTCCTAAAAAGAGTGTAGATACAATCGCCCGAGAAATCATCAATGGTACTTGCTCTGATTCTCGTTGGAGCACTTGGGGAACTGGTAGCACTCGTGTTTCTCGTCTAAAGGCTGCTGGTTATAATCCTACTGCGGTACAAAATCGAGTCAATCAACTACTCTAAAATTTGACAGAATATATTCATTATGCTATTATTGTTCTAATAATAACTTTGAATATAGGGGTTTTTGTATGGAGATATGGAAAGATATTTCAGAATATGAATCTATTTATGAAATTTCTAATTATGGAAAAGTAAGACGTAAAGATTCTAATTATATTCTAAAAAATCAAATCAAACCTAATGGATATTTTTATGTAACCTTATCTAAGAATAAAGCTACAAAGAAAAAATATATTCATAGATTAGTAGCAGAAGCCTTTTTACCAAATCCCAAAAATTTAGCTCAGGTAAATCATAAGGATGGTTGTAAAGCACACAATCATATAAATAATTTAGAATGGTGTACTCAACAAGAAAATTTATTACATGCTAAAAAGTATGGATTGATTTCACCAACTATAGAAAATCTAAACCATGAATCAAAACCTGTAATAAGGATAGAAGATGGTAAAAAATTTGATAGTGCGACAATGGCTGCAAAAGAGATGAAAGTAAGTACTTCTGCAATTAGAAAAGCTATTCTCAAAGGCAAAAATGCTACTTCTTGCGGTTTTCATTGGAAGTATGAATAAAAACTCTAATTCTCTCTAAATAAATAAAAAGGGGAACTACTTTATGTAGTTCCCCTTATTTTTTTTTTAGCTTTTTATAATTGTTTTAGCCATAAAGCATGACAGCCGCAAGCTTCATATAAAATAGTAAATTCATCTATATCCATAGACACCATACCGTGTAGAGGGTCTGATAATATAATATTATTACCCTCAATCCCGCACACAATAGCAGTCATTTGATTAGTATATTCGCCATATCTATCATTCTTATTATTTGTCCATTGCGGCAATTCGCCATCATTTGTTATCCAAGAGACAACAGGAATACCATCCCGCACTAATTCAAAGATTTCATCAGGCATAAGATTTTTACTCATAGCCATATATCCTAATTCATAATCATCAAGATATAGATTTAGAGATTTTTCTAAACTATGCTCATATATAATATCATTGTCTTCTAAATAAAACTTAGATAAAATATCCAGATTAGGCGCTTTATTATACGCGGATAATAAAGCTGCCACGGTAATAATTTCTTCTCTTTGCGGGCTAAGCGAGTCAGGCACTAACCATTCTTCAATTCTGCTAGCATGTGCCGCAGTATCCTTTATTTCTACTATTTGTGGCTCTTGGATATTAATAATATCTTTATTAGGATTCCAATACATAGATAATAAAATACATCCTGCTATAAGATATATAAAAGCTAAAACTTTAGTTGCTTTATTAGACAAAATATTCTAACCTCGTTTATCTAAAATTTTACCACGCGGGCGTGTACCGAAACCAAGACCGACCTCGCAATTCTTTGAGCGTCTGCTAAAAAGCGCAAGTATCTTTATCTTGCTCTAATATAGCGGCTGTGCCTAAAGAAATTGCATCTGCTTCATCTTCTGTTGCTTCAATATTATATTTTTCCTTAACAAACTCTTGTGCGGCCAATTTTTGTTCTTCTCGTTTGCGGCCAAAAGCTTTCCCGCATTTTTGTTTGATAACTGACCGCCAATGAGAAGGAGATAAAATGTCATATTGTACTTTATGTTTCTCACACCAGAAAATAATCATTGCTTGCGTATAACATAATTTTTTATATGTTTCAACATTGCCACGTTGCATTTGAATATCTTCAAAAGCGATTCTGTCAATTTCATATTTTTCATTAAGTTCATCTAAATGGTCAAGAAACATATGAAGTCTTTGTCCCAAAGGTAAAGAAGAAGGAATTGACCAGTGACCATAACTGACCAATTCCTGTTCTTCAAAAATACTATATCCAGAGACTCTAATGCTCTGATCTAATGCTAATAACATTAAGTGTTAATATCCTCATACTGAAAACGCTTGTTTGCAAAAAGTTTAGCAAATACCGTAACAGTAGTCATTGGACCTACACCACCTGGGACTGGGGTAATGTAATCTGCCTTATCTTTTAGCGCCACATAATCAAAATCTCCACAAAGTTTTCCTTTATCATCGACATTAATACCAACGTCAATAAGTAGTTTGCCTTTGGGGTCCAAATTTTGTTCATTCCAATATTTTGGTTTTCCAATAGCTGAAATAACAATATCAAAATAATTAAATTTGCTCAGAGGTTCAGGAGAACGCGAGTGCCACATCATAACAGTTGCATTTTGTTGTAAAAGAATCTCTGCCAATGGACGACCCACTTTAATGCTACGACCAATAACAGCAATACGTTTATCCTCAAGTTTTTCATTACGTTCAATCATGAGTTCTTGAAGAATTTTCATTACAGCTACGGGAGTTGAAGGAGCTTTACGATAAGCAATAGGATTAGTAGCACCAAATAATCGTCCAAGAGAACCAGAACTCATACCATCAATATCTAATCTCGCGGGAATCATATCATATAGTCCACGAGTAGCTTCACCATAATCAGAGATAATCATTAATCCATCATAATTTGGATTATACTTTAGTTTAATAATTAAATCGCTTACCTCTGGCGCGGATGCAGCATGAAAAGTTTCTACTCTAGCATTATAACCAGCACCCGCAGTTTGAAGAGCTTTTAGATAAGAGTAGTCCCCCTGATGGGTTTCTCTGTCTGGATGAATAATTATAGCCAATGTAGGCTGTAAGTAATAGAAAGGCAAAATAGATACGCTCTCTAATCTATAAATTGCCTTTGAAACTGTTGCATCAAGAGCCATTATAATTTTCCTGTTCCTGTAGAGCCAAGGCCACCTCGGGCCGCATTACCAAGACTATTAACTTCTTCAAAAATAAATTCAGGCTGAATTTTTTGAATACGGAATTGCGCAATGCGAGTATGTGCGGGAATTGTTGCATCACGAGTTGCATATGCGGGGAATTTCCAAATATCTGAGTCGCTAGCAAAACTTGAATCAATCACGCCAATTGAATTAGTTTGAATCAAACCCCAATTTTTAAAAGTGGAAGAACGTGGAGCCATAATAGCTTCATATCCCGCAGGTAGTTCCATAGAAATACCAAGGTCAATATAGATGAATTCATTTGCTTTGAGGACTATTTCTTCTGAAGTATAGAGATCAATCCAATCACCTTGTTTAATTTTCTTTAGACGAGGCATATCCTCATGATGATATTTGATACGCACTTTTGGAGTAAGAATTTCTTCTGTATTCTTTACTAGTGCATCAGCAAAATTTTTGCCCGCATCAATAAGTTCATTGCTAATAAGAGCCATTATTTAAAATCACCCATTTCAGAAGAAGGAAATTCTACTTTGAAAAAAGCATTTTCTGGGTCTTTGAGATTATTGAAAACAAAAGTACACTTGACCTGGTAATATTCTTCAAGTACTTCGCCTTTGGACTTTACTTGCTTTTCAGCCCAAGAGAAGTTAGTTAGTGTATAGCCGCCAGAGCGCGCTTGTTCTTGAAGTTTCTTATGAAAAGATTCAACTTCTTCCATAGTCTCAAGACGATATTCAGTGGTGTTTTTAATAACCCAAGGCATCATATTATTTAGGCTCCCATCATTTGAATTGTAATATCTTTATTATCTTTAAACTTAAGTTGTAAATCTGTAAGAAATTTTTGTGTATATGCGGCAGGTCCAAGTAAACCAATAGTGGTGGTCTCAGGATATTTTGTCATCATCCTATCCACGATTTCCATAAATTGAGGTGCCGCGAACATTTCATCATGAATCATTGGTGCAACATTAACAGAATCAGGCGCACCATCAAATACACAAAGTTTTAAAAAGGCTTGCGGAAAAGCCGCAATAATAATTGTTTTATTCAACTTCAATAACACCCCAATCATATTTGAAGAAATAATACATATGGATTTCTTCAGTATCTTTTTCTTTTACCCAACACTCATAAGCGTCATTTTCTTGAGAATAGCTAATATCAATAACTTCTCCACGATTTTCAAGAGTCTTTTGAACTTCTTCCATGCCCTTATTATAGTGCATATTATTAAAATGAAAAACAGTATAATAACTATTTTCTTTGCACATTAGCATATAATAGTCACAAGCTGGAGACGTACTAAACCAAGCGCCAATACTAACATAACGCTCTTTTAGAGTTTCTTTTGAAGGCTTAGCCATTGCCGCGTATAATTGCTTATGAATTTCATAATTAGAAAATTCTACGTTTGCCACATAGACCCCTTTCATTTTTCATATTTATTTTCTATAAATATTATAACAAAAAATTTTTTATTTGTCTAATAAAAAAGAAGGGAGATTATAAAAATCTCCCTTCCTATTTAGTCTACAGAAATAGCTTGTCCCGCAGCTATAGATTTTTTCATATTTAGCCAGCGTTGATTTTTGCTACCTCTAAACTTTAGAGTCAAATCTTTTTGCTCTTGGATAAAACGCCCATCAATCATATAATCCAATTGATTGAGTATATAAGTTAAATCTGCTAAATTTTTATTATTCCAACCTAATTTGTTTAAAATTGTGTCGTTAGACTCTTTTCGCAAAAAGACAAGTTTATATAAATCTTCAAAAGTTGCACCAGTCCATAGCCAAATTTTTACATCTTCTCTTTTAATTTTTATATCATGGATAAGAAGTGCTAAATCTGCTGCATTTTGCGGTAAAAGTGGTTCTCCACCTAGAATACTAACTCGTGTTATATAATCATTATCCAAGAGTGCTAAAAATTTATCTTTATCCTCTTGGATAAAATTCTTACCAACATTCGCGGACCAAGTAGATGCATTATGACACCCTTTACATCTGTATGGACAGCCTTGTGTCCAAATACTAATTCCAATTCCTGTACCATTGGAAATATCACTTTTTCTTAGTTGAGCAATTTTCATATTATTCACTCAAATCATGGTCATCCAAATGGACGTAACGATTTGCAAATTCGTCAAGACGTCCTTCGTTTGGAACTGTTGTTGAAATATAGCCGCAAACTCTACGAGCAATATTCATTTTTGCAGTATCCAGATTGCCACAATTAGGACATTGATAATAATGTTTATTCCCATCATATTTGAGCTCAATTTCCCCATCATATCCACATTCTTGGCAATAATCAGATTTTGTATTGAGCTCTGCATACATAATATGAGAGTAAATAAATTTCATTACTTCTTCAACAGCTTCAATATTATCTTGAAGATTGGCTGTTTCAACATAGCTAATAGCCCCACCTGGGCTTAGCTTTTGAAATTCAGATTCAATAGCTAATTTATCAAAAGCACTAATTTTTTCAAATACAGGTACATGATAACTATTGGTAATATAGTCCCTATCAGTAATATCTTTTACTTCGCCAAAACGATTATGAAGCCCCTTAGCAAAAGTATAAGTAGTACTTTCAATTGGGGTACCATATACAGAATAATCAATATTTTCTGCGGCTTTCCATTTGTTGCATTGGTCATTTAAGAATTGCATTACACGTAGACCAAACTCTTTACCCACTTCTTGAGTATGGCTTTCTCCAGTAATTGTTTTTACGCATTCATAAAGACCAGCGTATCCAAGAGAAGAAGTACAATATCCATTATGGATGAGCGGCTCAAGAGTTTCTTCTGGATTTAAACGAGCAAGAGCGCCATCACACCAAAGAATAGGGGCAACTTCTGCTTTTGTTTGGGACAGACGCTCAGCACGAATTCTTTGTATTTCATGGCACATTTCAGTGCGTTCATCTAAAATATCCCAAAAATATTTTTCCATATTTTCTTGAGTAAGTTCTTCATTATTATCAATTACTTCTTGGCGAGCTGATAATGCTGCATCTACAAGGTTAACCGTAGAAACACCTATGTTAACAAAATATTTATAATATTTTAGACTATCTCTTCTATTTATTATTATAAAATAAATAGCCATGCGCTTCGAGTAGTGATAAAATCTACCCTACTTCCTTACATTCATCAGGAATAGTCGTTACACCTTTCTTAACATTTGTATTTTTACAAAGATAAAAACTAATAATCTTATAACGTTTTTTAAACCAATTGCGTGTAAACATACGAGAAACACTGCCATTTGCACAACTATGTCCGCTATATTCAATAAATTTTTGCGCAGGACAAAAAGTAATTGTTTCTTGTTTTTGATTATCAAACACGGTTAATACCCAAGTATTACCTACTCTATGTTTATTTTCAATACAATCTTGGATATTTTCTAGTTGATTACCTAGATATAAATTATTAATATTATTATTTAGTGAATTATCATCTTTATGATTAACTTGCTTATCATTAGGAATTTCACCAATCCATGTTTCGTATACAATTCTATGAATTGGAACATGTTTTTGGCCCTCTCCAAAATTAATATCAATATAATAATACTGTTTATTTGCTTTCTTATTGCGAATTAAAGGTTTTAAAATTTTATGAGAAAAGTCTGAATAAATATTTCCATCTTCATCGCAATAATATTTTGTATCACGAAATTGTTTAAAAGTTTTATCTTTAATAAAAAGAATGTTATGCATATTATATAACTCCAATCATTTAGTTAATATAATATTAGACTTGGCACGGTATTGTCAACTAAGATTTTCACCGTTAGCAGAGATATTCTCCACACCACTTTTTCTTGTGTTCACATGGTTTAAAGACGGCTTAACAATTAAACTGTCAACCGTCCATAGTATTTAGGTCTGCCATCCCAATTTTTAGCTTTGGCTGCATTATTATATCCATTACCAGAACGGTCTGGAGTAAGAAAACTTCTACACATGTTTATCCACTGTCACCAGTGGCACAGACTATATCTTCTACTCTTCTTTAGAGTAGCCTTCCGCTTCGAGCTAGTGCCTATCTCCAACCCTACTCCCTTACATTCATCAGGGATAGTCGTTACAGGTTCTTAATCTTTATTCAAGATGATAAAGATTAAGCTTCCCACGGCCTCAACTCAAAGAGTCCTAGCCGTTAGCCCACAATCGTGGACACCCTCGGGCGAGGTTCAAAAGGTTTTACATGAGCTAGTAATTACAAACCCATGCAGGGGAAACAGTCTCCATTGCCATTTGCATTGATTTTATTTTCTTTCATAATCTTTTCAGAAATATAATCAGGCACCATACGTTTAGCAGTACATTTGGCCGCAAGCTCTGTAAGATACCAATATTTACTATCTGAAGTAATATTGTCATCTTCAAGAACATAAAGTAGCTTTGGGAAAGCAATTGTTACATATACGCCAACCCGATTTTTCATTCCAAGGATGCGTTGTTTTAAAACCTCCTCAATAAGAAGAGCAAGTTCGTCTTTATATTCTTGGGTTTCATTTAAATACATCATAATTGAGATGAAAGGACTTTGGCCATTTGTGGTTGTAAGACTATTCAATTGATAATTTAATGTCTGAACAGCATCAGCAACTTCTTTTTTTGTATCTAAAGTAGCAAATTTAATAGCGTCTTTATCAGAGAAACACCATTCACGATATTTGTTGTAATATCTATTAAAACTCATTTTTACAAAAGGTGCTAGATGCGTAAGTGAAATAGTACAACCGCCATATTGAGAAGAAGCAACTGCCGCGATAATTTGAGTAGCAATTGTCATTGCTGTTGAAATACGATGTGGCTTATCAATAGTTACACCATTTACAACCGTGCCATTTTGAAGCATATCATCAAGATTAATAAGACAGCAATTGTGTAGTGTATTTTGTGCCATATAATCCATATCGTGAATATGAATTAGACCACTATCATGAGCTTCAATGATATTCTTAGGAAAAATGAAATTGCGGGCAATATCTGTAGAAACAATACCAGCCATGTAATCACGTTGAGTTGTTACCCATTTTACATTTTTATTACTGTTCTCAGTATTCCAATATTCGCTATCTCCGCCAACCATTTCAAGAAGTTCTTTATCCGTATGGCGTTGACGAGCAAGTTCATGTTCATAACGATATTTGATATATGCCTTTGCAGTTTCTAAATCGTCAGAGCGCATAAGCCAATGTTCAACTACATCTTGAATATCCTCTACAGAAATTTCATCATGTTCTTCAATGGATTGAACAACATCTTTTGTAATAGCATTTGCAAAAGTTTTTACAAAATTACTTTTCCAATCATTAGGATGAACCTCTACAAAAGCACGTTCAACCGCAGATTGAATTTTATTTTTGTCAAAAGGAACTTTTACACCATTACGTTTTATTACTTTTTGTGTCATATAACCTACTTCCTTACTTTTTAGTTTTTTCAGGTAATATTATATAAAAATTAGAATAAGAAGATTATTGGTTTTTGCCCAATACTTTGTATTTATTCCAATCCAAGAGACACAAGATGTTGTGTAATTTTTTGACAATTTTCAAGAATATTTGAATTTTTCAACACTAAATATGAGCGCGAAAAAAGGCTTTCTAAATACAAGTCAACATTTGCAAAATCATTCATATCGGCCCATGCTCGTCTAAATTGTTCAAGAGTAAATTTACCCGCACGTTCTTTATATCGTTTCATTCTAGTTAGAAAAGGTACTTTTAGAAAAATTGGAATAACAGTATAGCCAGAATGTTTTAGAGATAGAATCCCTGACAAATTAAATACGCCGAGATTGTATCCATTTTGAAGTTGATGTTTATCAGTAGCATAGAACCAATTTCTATATTCTGTCCACTCTAGATAATCACCATTATGAAATTTTTTGAAAAATTCTGCTTCTGTGCGGAAAAAGTAGTCTACTCCTTCTTTTTCCCTGGGCCGCATTGGACGAGTTGTATCTGATACTAAGAAATTACATGCAATATTTTCCATTTTCATATATCGCCATAACTCATTTGCGAGAGTATCTTTTCCTGATGCAGCTGGCCCGCACAAAGCAATGATAATTGGTTTATTCATATATTTCTTTCTCTTGGATATTTTACTAATAATATTATATCATATTTTCTTACAATTGTCGAATAAAAAGAGGAAGCTAAATAGCTTCCTCTTCTTCGCCATATCGTTTGTTAGTCATATCAACTAAACCATCTTTATATACATTTGTAATTTTGTATAATTGATGATATTTAGTTTTAGAATATTTCTTGCAGAAAAAACTATCTCCCCGTCTAATACCATTCAAAACCACTAGAGTTCCTTTTTGAAACCAGCCAGTTTCTTTTACTTTTTTAGTGCCATCTGCTTCTACTTCGCTAATTCTACGATTATATCTTGCAAAATAATCTCGTGACAATTTTACTGTGATTACCCCACTGTCAGGCGTTAATACACTAATAGAAGAATGGGCATCATCTTTAGCTACTACCGTTCCCGCAATTCTAAAAGTTTTGAAAATTGGAATTTCAATACCATTGCGTTTGAAAGTATAATCTATAATTGGCTGTTCTGAGAGTGTTTTAAATGGTACAATTTCATAGGCTTTTTTATCAATTGTTGCCAATTCGTGCTTATGATAGTACATGCCAAGACTATCCATCTCCCAAGTAGAATAAGAACCTAAAGCATATTTGGCCCATTGCTCTTGGAATAGTTCATTATTAAAATCATCTAACAATTCTTTTTGGTGTTTCTGAAGATATGTTTTTGCTGGTAGCATATTACTATCATATATCTTCTTCCATTCCTTTTGTTCTATGCCTAACTTATTTTCAACAGGAACTAATTTGTCTACATCAAAAAACTTTGTATAAAAGTTATAAAAATTATCTGTTCTTAGAATAAAATAATCTTTATATTTATTTTTACGTAGAGCTTTATTGAACCTAAATACTCTTTTTTGGAAATTAAGCTCTTGCGGCACAAGGTCTTTTTCAATTAGACCATTAAAGTTTTGAAGTGTTAATCGCTTTTTGGGTTCAGATACTTCTCGTAGATACTTTTCCATAATTTCTTTGCGATTACCAAATTGGTCAAAGGCCCCACTTTTGATAAGAGAAATCATTACGGTTTTGTTTACTTTAACTTTATCTTGAAAATCTTGAACTGAATTATATGGACGATTTTGAATAATTTCTTGAATAATTTCTCCACCAACGCCATTCAGCGCTTTCATACCATACAGAATGGCATTATTTTCTTCATCTGGTTCAAACATATATTGAGATTTATTGATGTCAATTAGTGATACCATAATATCACGAGAAATCATATTCCCTACTGCACGAGCAATTTTACCATAGTTTGTAGATGCTTCTTCGTCAAGACCGCTATCTACTCTTAAACAAGCAGTATTCCAATAGACAGTTGGGAAATATGTTGCGGCATATACCGTTTGAAGACCAATAAAAGAATAAGCAAGAGAATGGATTAAAGAAAAGCTATACCCCATTTGCGGTTTTAATGCTGTTTCCCACACATATTCGCCAAAGTTTTTATTCGGAGCGCTTTCCAATACTTTTTTATGAAGTTCAGGAATTTTATCCATCTGCTTTTTACCTACAATTTTACGCGCGGCATTTGCATCAGCAAGACTAAAATTACAAATCTTATCATCCATTAAAATTAACATCATATCTTCTTGCTGCGCAGGACTTGCGTATGTTGGAAGATAATATGGTTCAAGAATCTTTTGTTCTTCTTGTGTAAGATTCCAAGAGTCCATTTCAATATACCATTGAGAAATATCTTTTTTCATACGAACATATCGTTCAGTTGGCGTTTCTCCACCTTTTTCCGCAGCCATAAGTCTCATTGCGGAGTTGCAGTCTGCCATTTCTTTAGGTGAATGTGGCTTTACTACTTTAATAGTTTGACCGCCAACCTGAGTGTCAAACTGAAATAATTTTAGGATTTTACCACTTGCCGCAGCTTCCCATATTTTATTATCTTCAATAGGAAGTTTGTCGGGATGAAGATATTTATCGTATACTTCTTTAATAGAAAGATTATTGTCAATTAGGTTGTGCTCTTGGACCAATTGAATCCATTGAACAAGTACGTCTTGGATTTCTGTTACAAGAAAGTCATATTTTACATCGCCGCAAAATTCTGCATCGTGTAGAGAATATTGTGTTGTAATTGCGCCATTGCGAGCTTTCATAAAACAAGCTGTTTCATATGGGTCTTTACCATAAAAATTTACACCAGAAGCGTGAACACCGCGACGGCAAACAAGACCTTCAATATTTATCATAATATCTAACAGACCAGGATATTTATTTACTTCTACTAAAAATGTTTTCACTGGTTTGCGGTCTTTTTCTTTGTTACCATATACAACATCTGAAAGAGTCCATAAAAATCCTCGTTCTTGCGGAACAAGGCTTGAAAGATATTCAGCAATATCTACATCAATACCCTCGGGCCAATCTTTACTTCTATATCCACGACAAGCAGTTTTAATAGCAGACTTAGTAGTTTCTGTGCCATAAGTACAAACTTGAACACAACCCAATTGTCCACGTTCTTCTCTAATTTTTTCAAAAATTAGTTCTCGTTTACTTGGACAAATATCAATGTCAATATCTCCAAGCTCTATGCGCTCTTTATTGCTATATCTCCAATAAGGAAGTTTCCACTGAATTGGGTCAAGCTGTGTAACTCCAAGGAGATAATGATTTAGTCCAGAGCAAGCAGAACCTCGTCCCGCACCAACTGTTGAGCCGCACTCCCAAAATAAATTAATATAGTGTTGAAGAAAAATAGGGTAAGCAAACATACAAGTGTTGAGCTTTTCTCCAATAACTTTATTAATATCCGCTTCTTCTTCAAGACGCTCAAGATATTCTTCTTTATTGATATTTTTATCAATAAGCGCTTCTTGACAACTATTTATCCAATATCTTTCTTGAAGATTATCTGAGTGCATTAAATAATCAAGAGTTGGATATTTTTTACTATCATATTTGTGATGATTCAAAGCTTCTTTTGGATAGTCTTTTACTTCTACCTGCGGAATTTGTTGATGTTGTTCAAAAGAATAAATTTCAATTTTGTTATAAATCTCATTTGTATTATCTTCAAGCTCTTGATAATTTAGGCCTGTTCCTTGAAGATTTTCAATTACTTCTTCAGTAGTTTGGAGATAAGCATATTTATAGAAAGAATCTGTTTCTCTTTCGCCGCCTTTAGAATTGAGATATGCTTTATGTACTTCTCTATCAGATTCTTTTAGATAATGAGCATCTGTTGAAACAATCATTTTGATACCAAAATATTTTGCAATTTCTGGCATTTTACGATTTACAATTAACTGCTCTTCTGATTGTGCAGGTTGCACCTCAAGATAAAAATCTTTACCAAAATAATCTAAACAAAATTGAATAAAAGTTACTAATTTATTGAAATAAAAGCGCTTTGATTCTTTATCTTTGTTTTGTTCTGCATAATGCATTTCTAAAATACAATTATCAATTTCAGAACCAAGACAAGCAGATGAAGCAATAAGATTTCCTTTGCCATATTTTTCAATAATTTCTTGAAGTTCTGATTTTAGAGTTGGAACTCGTTCCATACGCCTATCTGTATAAGAATTTATCCAAGCTGTTGAGGATAATTCTCGTAGCATTTTATGTCCAATCTTATTTTTTGCAATAAGAATAAAATGCCAATATCGTTGATTGCTATCTCTCGTATCTGTAAGGTAAATCTCATTACCTTTCGCAATTTTAAAATTAGGATATTTTTCGCTAATCACTTTTTGATACTTATCAATAGCAACATGACACCCAAGAGCTTCATGGTCTGTAATTGCAATGCCTGTTAGACCAATCTGTGCGGCATAATCAATAAGTTTTTCAGGAGAGTTGATACAATCAAGCAAACGAATGTTTGAATACATAGTATGTGCGTGGCACTCAAATCGTCCCATTCATTTCCTTTCTTTTATATCTTATATTTACAATATAATTATAACATAAAAAAAGAGCTATGTCAAATAAATGACATAACTCTAATGCTGTTATTTATTTTAGAAAAACCACTCGGTTCGTAGTTCAAATTCATCTATAATAAGTTGCGGACTAATATTACCTTGCCATTCGTTTACCTGACATTTTGCAATAATGGTAAGTACTTTATCTTCTTCGCAAAATTCTTCATATTCTTCTTCTGAAGATTTGAATTTGATAATACTTACTCCATTAGGCAAAGTAATTTTTAATGTTGGATTACCTTTTGCCAATCCCATTAAATCAATTTTACAAGATGGCAAATATATATCTTTAATACAAACTTTACTTTCTGGAATTTCTTGCCCATAAAGATTACATTTACCAATATCAAGAATTTTATTTGGGTCACATGTGTTTACATTCCAAATATAGTCTACCCAATAGACAGGAGTTTGGTCAATGGTTTCATATTGTTTATTGAATTTTTCAATGAATTTGTTTATGTGGCTCGAAGCGATACCAAGCCCCGCAGCTGCCTTATGCCCAGCGCAAAATTCAATTTCACCTGTTTTTTCTAATTCAGATTTCAAGTCATCTACAGGAGATAGAGAATAATTTCGCATAGAGCCACGATAGTAATCTTCTGTATCGTCTTTTTGTTTAGAACGAATTAGAATAGCACACGGCTTTTGATATTTAGCTTGAATTTTATTTGCGCACAATCCCGCAAGATTGCGTTCAACTTGACCTGGCTCTACTAAGAGAAGAATAATAGCATTGTCATTTAGATGTTCCTCTTGGATTTTATTTTCAAGAAAAGCCATTGTTTCATCTTGAAGTTTTGTCTGTCTACGCTTTACTCTTTGAGCAACTAAAACTGCTTCTTGCCACAGCTCCCACTCTTGGCCTTTACATCCTCGTTTAGAACAGGGCACTATAACATGTGCATATTGTTCAAGCATACCTTTGAAAACCATATCTTTTTCTTCCAAAGAACCAGAACGAGTAATAGCATTGATAAAAGGAACAATATAAAAAGCAACAGAATAATAATTAATACCATTCATTTTTTGAATAGAAAAATCATTAGCGTTTGCCATACCTTTCACAAAAGGATTGCTAATTTGATTTAGCCCAACATTCATTAGCGCTCTAATTTCTAGTTCTTTATAAGAAGCCATATCCCCGCAATTTCCAAGAGCACAAAGGTCATACAACCAATCAGGAGAGTTTTGTCCTTTATAAATCAAATCGTTATAAGCCTGACAAAATTTGAAAACAACCCCCGCACCAGTAAGACTTCCATTTGGATATTTTTTATTAATATCGTTTTCATATGGTAATTGCGTATTTACTACAATTGTATGAGTATTAGAATAATCTTCAGTACATTCGTGGTGATCAAGAATAATAATATTGATATTGTTTTGATTTAGTTGCTCTTGGGCTTCTTTGTCATTACTAGCTCCGTCAGGAGAGATAATAAGACTAATATCTCCTGATTCAATAATTTCCTTTTTCAAATCATTTAGACCATGTTCTTTACCTTCATGGTGATAATACTGAATATTATCTACAGCCCATTCTGGTTCATACTTATAAAAGTAATTCATAAAAATTGCGGAAGATGTATACCCATCACAGTCACAGTCCACAATTAGAGCAACTTTTTGATGCTGTCGAATAGCATTTGCAAGCATATAAACGGCTGATTTTACTTTATCATAATCAAGCATGGTCCAAGGCAAGATATACTCTTTTCCCGCATTTAACCAAGCTTCTTGTTTATTCGCGGGAATACCACGATTATAAAGAATTTGCTGAATAGCGTTTAGATAAGAAATAGTCTTTTTATATAGTTTATATTTTATTTGAATCACATCCTATAGCATAATTCTGTTTCTAAACAGATATAGAAAAGTTTCTTTGCCCATATCTAATGGAGAGGCTTTATATGGTAAAATACCTTCTTTATCAATAAGAACACTAACATTTACATTAGCTGTGAATTTTTTAGCAATGCGGGCAATTTTTTCTTGAACATCTAAACTTTCTTTAGAGTTATAATCTTCAAAGTCATGGTCAAAAGCAATTACCATTTCTTTGATACCTAATTTTTCCAAAAGCTCAAACTGATAACGAGAAATTGAACTGCCGCACGCTGCTACACAAATATTGTTTGCTGTACCAAAATAGGTTTGATATTGTAAAACCGCTTTTTCACTTTCTGCAATGACCGCAGTTTGCATTTGTTGGATGCGGTCTTTAGCATTATATAATCCATATAAATTGAAAGCTAGTGGATGATTATACATCTTACCTTGATGCCGCCAAGGTTTATACTTACCATATTTTTCATTCTCTTGGATCAGTGTGCGTTGACGAATACCAATACATCTACCATCTTCATCTAAGTGCGGAATAAGGATATTTCCATCTACTGGGTCATACCTAATTCCCATATAGTCACACACTTCTTTAGAAATATTTTCCTTTTCCCAAGACTTTATTCTAAATTGAGGATAATATTGTATAACAGATAAATCATATTCATCTAAAACCATTTTGTCTAAAGATATAGATTTATTTGCTAATTCTAGTTGATTTTCATAACGGGTAAAAACCTTTATATCCGCAGAATAATCTGTGTCATCAATTTCATCAATCTCGCTCTGCATATTGAGAAAATTGACAACAAAGAAAATCGCGGCATTTAGGTCATCCAAACCCTTTACCTTTTGGACTAATTCAAAAATATCAAATGAACCACAATGAGTATAACATGTAAATAGGGAAGTGTTTTCATAGTAGTATAGTTTGCGGGAATCACCATTGTGACAAATAGTTTTACAAACTATATTGTCTCCATTATATTCTGGTTCTGCTCCAAAATACTCAAGGAGAGTATAAATATCTTCAATGTCCAATTTTTCTTTTACAGAGTCTTTAGAATAAGACATTTATTTAACCCTCCTATTCTTATTCAAAAATCTCTTTTTGTTCTATTAGCTTCAAATTATAATCTGTTACAAATAATGTTTTATATCTGCACGTACCCTTATCTGCCCGCATCCAAAGAAGCACCCTATTGATTTTACCTCTACGATTTTTATAAATAGAACATTTTACATTTGGAGTTCCTAATTGTGGATATTGGTCTAATATTGCGGATTGAATATCGTCTAAATCTTCTGGCGTACAATCTAACATAATAGAACCAAAGTCAATACGATTTGCAATAGATTTTGCGCCAGATAATAGTGTTTGATCTGGAATTTTTTCCTGTCGGAAATTTCCATTAAGTTGTGTGCTACTAAATACAAAAACATTATAAGCACTTGCTATATCTTTGAGTTTAGATGAAAGTAAAAATAAAACTTGGTCTTCACGAATTTTCATGCCGCCAGATGCTCTTGTAATTTCTTCAATAATTTTCATTGAAGTTGTAATATAATCAAGAAATACACATTGAACTTTATGAGTGCGAAGATTTCTTTTAATACAATTCTCAATATCCTTCATACTATAGTCGGGAAAATATTCAATATATAAAGAAGATTCTTTTAGAATTTGAATTGCTTTAAGAACTCGTTCTTTTTCTCCAAAGTCATAATTATTTTCGAGAATATGATTTTCTGAAACTCCTGACACAAATGACCAAGCCATTGTTTGAAGTTCTGATTTATCCAATTCTACAGAAATAAAGATTGTTGGGATATTCTCTGAACCAGTTGAAACCCATCCTCCATTTTCATACACTTCTGAACAAGCCATCCAACATGCATCTGCCATAGCAGACCTGGATTTCAATTTTGTTATCCTATAGGCTTTTTATCCTATAGTTCTTATAGTTTCCTATAAGTTCAGCATATCTTTTCTTTTCTAACTAGAAAAGCTGGGGCCTCGTGGTGAGATTATATCTTTTCACTCACTATGCGTTGCGGCTGGTCAATCTTCGATTGCCCTTCACCTCTGATTCCCTTGCTCTTATGAGTTTAGGGTTCCAAGTTTTTTCCCCAGTTTATTGTCGGCAAATTAATTATTATTTTTTAGTATTTGATATTTTTCATATTTTCTATCTAAATAAATATTAGCATTCCTATATATATCATCCAAATAATTTATTACATATCTCCCGCCCCATTCTATAGAACAAACTCCCATTTGTTCTTGGCGATTTTTGTAAGAAATTTTATTTTCTTTCCAACCCATTTGTTTTCTTAGATTGTATAAAAAATCATATGTACCTAAAATATTTAATCTTGGAGTATATTTGGGGCCAATCATTACACTTCCATCCCCATCAATATACCCTCTTACAAAATGAGGTATCAGATAAGATGGAACTTGTTCTTCATTGGGAAAAGTTAGTACTAAAGATTTTCGAGGAATACATCCTAAATCAATCAAGTCTTGTCTTGTTTTTTTATTTCTAAAAGATATTCTACATCTAATTTCATTTTGAAAAATATGTTTATCTTTTGGAAAGCCTAGAAAATCTCTAAATTTTTCTAAATGATGAATATCGCTACTCTTCAAAGATAATTCTATGTCGTTTTCTTTAGCTCCAATACAACCATCAGCATAAAGAAAACCAAGCCAATAAGCTTTTTCTTCGGTATCTATTTTAGAAAAAATATTTTGGTTGAACTTTGTAATATTTTGTCTATTTATTACCTCAATACCATCTTCTTTGAATTTATTACTAAGCTTTCCTCTATCAATATGTAATGTTTTACCTATATAAGTTAGACTTTTTTCTTCTTTTAGATACAAATCTTTAGCAATATTATACTGTTCTTCTGTCATTTTTATATCTCCTTAGATTTTGTTTTATCTATTTAGATATAAAAAATACGCAATATCAATTATACTAAAATGCCCATATATTACCGACACCAGTAGCTGCACTTCTTAAATAAAATTTTCCTAATCTCGCGCCCATAGCAATTTTATCGTAAAACTTATCATAAAGAGGATAACCAATAGCAGGGGTTGTTTCAAGTTCTTTTAGCAGTTCTTCTGCTTCATCACCAATTTGACAAGATTCGTCTGAATCATTGTCAATAGCCATTTCCCGCACTCTTGTAATTTTAGTTTCAATAAGTTCGGCAATTTGATTTAAAGACATTTCATCAAATTGTTTATCTTGTTTTTCTTTTAGCTCTTGGTCAAATAAGTTATCTGCATCATATATCCAAGAAACATCTAATCCAATATCATCATATGCTCTTAATAATGTCATTTTTCGTAAACGACTATAATAATAATCAAAATTTTCTAATTCTGCTATCTTAAAAGTTTTATGAAGCCACTCTGCCCCTTTATTTGCATTATAAATAGCTAATGAATTTGGTTTGTTTTGTAAATAATCTTCAAGTGTTTTAGTATTGAGATTAGTAGTACCCATATTGTATAAGTTGTGTAAACTTCCAAAAATTACTCTATGAAAATCATTACTAAAATCATTTTCACTAAAGCTATAGGTACCATCTTCATCCAAGAGGTGAGGATTATTTAAAACGCATCCAATAACTTGAATTGCGGCGGTAGTATCATAATATTTATTTCCTGCCAAATCAACACCTCCCTTAATCTAGCACAAAAAAAGTTTTACGTTTTGGTTTTACAATTCTCTCTTTATGATTACATTGCCGTGGTAAAGTATCTTGCATTGAAAGGTAATCGTCTACTAACTCTTCGTTTGTATTGTCATTTTGCGCTTTAATGCTTGCTTGCTTATTCCAATATTCTTCTGATTGTCCAAGAATATATGGGACGATACCAATACCGCCTTTAGCTTCTGCAGGGTCGCTTTTCTTTACATCGTACCAATATTCGAGAGCTTTGTATATTTGTTCTGCGGTCATACCCTCTTGAAGATATGTTTTTAATTGTTTTTCTGTTTTTGTTTTCACATACTGAATCCCGCAAACTTCTTGAACTTTTTCGTGAATTTTAGCTTTATATTCTCGTTCTGTTTTTTGCTCTTGGATTTCTTCTTGTCTTTTATCATAACAAGATTTATGGGCATATCTATTACTTGGAGCTTGTTCCCATTCTTCTACATTGCGGTCTAATGGTTTACCGCAATATACACATTTACAAGGTCTATAACCTGCCATACAAACTCCTTCAATATAAATACTCTAAGATATTTATATTATACTATATTTTTTCTATTTTGTCAAATAAAAAAGCCCTCACCGCAAAGGTAAGGGCTGTATTTATTTATTTATTATATACACTAAAATCAAAATTACCAATTACATCCGCAAGATCAGAAGCAATAAGCGAGAGTTGTTCTGTCTGAGCAGGAGTACAATCATTGATTTTCTTGCCTGCGCCAAGATATTTATCTGTAATTTCAGTGATTGTATGCTTCCAAGTTTTATTGAATTCCTCTTTTGGAACATTAGTTTGAATCTTGGAAATCATAGTGCGGACTTGTGCCATTAGTTCATTAAAATCTTCTTCTGGCGCAACCTCATAAGCCTTAGTGCGCTCATCAGTAACAAGTGTACCATTATTTTCTTTAGCCTGCATATCAATAGCATCGCCAATAGCATTTACAAGATTATCATATGTGAAAGCAATACGCTGTGGAGTATATTTGAAACGAGAACCAGCAACATAACGACTAGTACCGCGCATTTCAAGATAGGTGCGGATTCCATCTTCTTGTTCAACTGGATGAGCATATCCAATAATATCACTCATACGGTCAACAATTAGACGAGGCTTATTGCCAAGAGTAGGAACAATCTGATTGAACTCTGCGCCATTTTCATCTTTGAAAGTCTTATCTTGAGAGTGAGAAATCATTACAAGACCATATCCCATTTGCGGGATAGAGCGTAGACATTCATCAAATTCTTTGCCCGCGAGCGCCCAACCTTGACCATAGGGGACTTCATTGATTGCAGAAACACCTTTTTGATTACAAGTATATTTCTCACATAGGTCATAAGCAATATCCGCAGTATCTACGATAATATTAGAAAATTGCTCATGAACCGCAGGGTCTTTTAGCTGTTTTAGAACCTGTTTGAACTCAGACCATTTATTGATAGGCTGAGCCATAATACCAGGAATAGCAAGATAGCCAGTCTCAAATGCTAGAAGAAGTGCTTTTGGAAATTGAGAAGCGATAGTTGTCTTACCAGTTTTTGGTTCTCCATAGAATAGGACAGTATAGCCCTCAAGAGAGCGGCTAACTTTATGTGGTTGAATAGAAAGCAGGTCAATACCCATTATATTTTATCTCCCATCTAAAATACTTTATAAAATATCATAAGAGGGGAGATAATAATCTCCCCTATTCTTTATACTTTAGAAAGGAAAATCGTCTTCGTCCTCTTCAACTACAGGCTGAGCTTTTGCTTTTGGAGTAGCAGCAGAGAAGCTAGAACCTTGAGAAGCTTTCCATTCATCTTGACGCTTTTTCTCAGCGGCAAGCATATCTTCGCGTTCCTGAAGAACCTTTTTGAGTTCTGCCTTCGTGATGCTAGATTCATCATCCCATTCCATAGGCTCTTTAGCGGCCCAAGTAACATCCCAAGTGCGGACTGAGCGGGTGGTAACATTTATAACAGGATCGCCAAACGCACTCTCAACTTCTTCTTCCTGTTTTACAATTGCAGAAACAATGTTACCCTTAATATTGGTTACAAGAGGATTAGCATTAGAAATGTCCTGATTCTCAAAATAAGTGATAGCCGCAGGAATACGAACATTCACATCAAAAGGTAGAATCGCATTGCGGAAATCAAAAGTATACCCTTTGAGAGTTAGATAATCTTCGCCGCCATCTACTTCTTTAGTAATAGCATTAGAAAGAATGCATTCAATATCAAAAGTTGCAGGATTAGGGCTAATAGGACCATTTAGAACATGAACAAAGCTACCACGAATACGCTTAGGAGAAGCAAGCTCTCCCTCACGAGTATAAAAGTCATTTACATCAAGATTACCACTAACACGAACTTTAGTCGCAGCAACACCGTCAGATTCAAAAGTCTTAGCAGTGTCAATTAGTCGAGCAAGTTCCGCATAAGTAGGATTCTCACGTTCGGGTTTACCATTTTTTGCAGGCCAAACTTTAGGAACATACTGGAACCAAATAGTTACAACATTTGAAGCTTCATCATCAGTAGCAACATTTAGTTCGCCCTGAATATATTCAGTACCGGGATGGGTGGAATTAGGTCCAGAAATACGTTCTTTGAGTTGACGACGTTCATCATTACCAAAATTGAAGATATAACCCTGAACTTCTACTGCATTTTTCCATTTAGATTTCATGTAAAAATACCTTTCTTTTTAGGCGATTTGCCACTTTTATTATATAATAATTATATCAAAAAATTTTTATAAGTCAAATTTTATTCTTCGCGCTTAGGATATTTTCCGCAACCAAATTTCTCAGTACAATATCCATATACATCACATTTAGGCTTGAAGAAGGTATCTACAAGATATTTCCATTCTTCTGAATAATTAGAAAGAGCATCCATAATATCTTTCATTAGTTCTCTAAATTCCCAATAGGCACGATTACAAAGACGCTGATGGCTCATTTCAATAAGTGTGCGAATATTAAAATGACAAGATACTACGGTTGTCATCCCAAGAGGTAAGACCATATTGGCATCTTCTGCTTTAATTCCACATTCTTCTTGAAGCTCTTTAGTAGTTTGAGCAATATTTTCCATACAGTCTATATATTTTTTAAAAGCCTTATCATTACGCTGAATAGAAGGAGGAATTACATAATCAAAACCTTTATAAGAAATATAGCGAGTACTAGCCTGTGTGCGGGTTGGCGCTCCACCAATGTGCGTATAAAACTCCCGCATAGTTTTAGCAGAGTATCCATCAAGTGTAAACCACACTGTCATATATTCAAATACGCGACCGTGGTTATCTAAAATACAATTTTTACCGCGCTTATAGTTTTTTCCATCATCTGATGTATCGCTACCATAGCAAGGACCTACCATTTTTCCTGCTAGGGTAATTGGGTTTTTTGGGGTTGCTTCATCAATAATAACTTTACCCATTTATATTTCCTTTCGTGCTATTATATCCATATTGAACACTATTATATAAAGAAATATAATAGGCTTCTTTTTTATTTAATTCTTCATGAGGACATTCTTCCAAGAGTTCAAATGTAAAATTCTCTAAGCCATCTTCTAGCATCGCGGCATAAAGCTTATTACCTTGGGGCGTATCAATTCCCAAACCAGCTTTACAATGCTCATACCATCTTTTATATATGTCAACTGCTTGACCAATATATACTTTATCATTTTTCATATTGGTAATTTTATAAATACCACATACATCTTTTTTGCCAAGAATAATAGGGAATTTTTTCTTTGCTAAAGGTTGATAAAAAGTTTGCCAAATAAGCATACATAAAATACGGGAATTGGTCAATCTAAATTGAATTGACCTCAACAGTTGAATATCTTGTAATTCTGTTTGAGAAATATTCAATCTATATAAATCAGCTTTTTCTTTTAGAGCCAATTCTTTTTGTTTAGCTTCAACTACTGCGGCCTTTTGTCTTTGCAACGTATCAAGCTCGGCCCGTAAACTTTCCATCTGTTCATCCAATTCAGACTTTTTAGTATCATATTCTGCTTGTAACTGGATTTGTTTCTCTTGGAAAATATTCTGTAATTCTTTATATCGTGTGTTATGCTGATTATTTAGATTGTCCCTTCTTTCAGCATATTCACGTTCTGCCGCTTCTTTAGCATCTGAAATCAATTGCTTCTTACTTTGATACTCAGATTCTATCTCTTGGATACGGCACTGTTCTTTTTTTATTTCTTCTTGAAGAATTTTTCGTTCTTCTAAAATTTTATCATTACTTAGTTGAGTTTGTTTTATTTGTTGATTTAGTCCGTTCCTTTTGCCTATCTTGTAAAAGATAAATACAAAAACTAAACCAACTAAGATGATAGGTAGTAATAAATCTATCATCATAACAAAAAGGGAGATAATAATTATTTATTATCTCCCACTCCTTTTATCTCTAAAATATTAGTTATTCAGCGTCAGCTTCAACTTTTTCAGTCATAGGGTCAAAGGTGCGGCCAGCGTCAGTTAGACGAATGACCTTTTTATCAAAGCCTTCAACCTCAACGCGCTCAACTAGACCACGCTTAGCAAGACCAGTAACGGTGCCATTGACGGAACGGGCTTCAAGACCAGTAGCTTCAGCAACCTCAACGAAGGTTTCATCAGTACCAGCGGTAGCCTGAAGGTGAGCAAGAACAGCCTGAGCTTTTTCGGATAGAACAAATGCCATGAGATAACTCCTTTGTCTCTGTGGGGTTTTTCTTTCCCCTCTTTTACTTTACTTATAGTATTATATACTATTTATTTTAGAAAGTCAATACTTTTTGAAAATTTTCTAAAATATTTTTTAGAAGTTTTCCTTTCTTCAACTTTCTATATTTATATAATATCACTATTATTTACAATAGTCAAATTTATTTTTATGAAAAGATTTCAGAAATTTTACAATCTTCCGCAGGTTTATCTGGGCGCATACGCACAAAAAATGGATGACGGAATGTTAGAGCATCCTTGTCAAGAGACATAGCTTGAACTTCACAGACTTGTCCAATATATTTATCTGGATTTTTAGCCATATCTTCTTTCATTTCATCCGTAAGGCCAGATGCTACTCGTCCAACAGCAATAAGTTTTCCCGCATCATTATATGCTCCAACTTGAATAGCTCCAGCCCAATTATAGTATGCGGCCTTAGTAATAAGTTTGCCATCATTATCTTTATATTGCCATGTATCAGGTTCTTTACCAGTATAATAATATTCTGGGTCAAGAATCTTTGTAATGACAAAATCAATATTGTCTGTTGCTTTTTTCACTTTGAAGTTATACGCTGGACGTTTATCTGCTTTGTAAGTACCAGATTTATCTTTTACGACAGCGCCCTCTCCCCCTGCCGCAATCCAACTTTGAATGGTATCATACATATCAAAACCTGTTTTGCTTGGCGCAACTTCTAGCCAATCTGGATTGTCACACTCAATATCAATATGCTTACAAAGTAGAGAATATCGTTGTTCAAATGGAAGTTCCATTAGCCATTCTTTATTATATCTAATTATATCAAAAATATAATAATGAAGCAAACCATTTTCTTTTTGACGAGCGATTGCTTTATCCGCAAGAGCGCCCATAACTTTAGTTACATCCTTACTGGTTCCGTTTGGATAATAAATTTCGCCACATAGAATTGTGCCATTTGGAAGCTGTTTTGCCCATTCCGCAAGATGCGGAACATGGTCAAGCTTTTCTGTAAGCTCTTTGGTTACACGAGATTTAGAACGGCTAAAGAAATATAGCTGTCCATCATCTGTTTTTTCAAGTTCATAAAAATAGCCATCTTTTTTAGGTTGAGCAATATATTTGCCAGAAGCAAGCTCCCGCATAAGTTTTTCACCCTCGGGAGCTTTGCCATATTTCATTGCTAATACCTGATAAGAACCTGGGTATAGGTCTGACATTATTTCTTCTTTCCTTTCCCTGCTCGTTTGGTAAGAGCAATATCTGTTTTATCAGTCTTTTCAAGAATTTTAGCATCTACTACAACATCGTTAACGCCAAGTTTAATACCAATAACTCCAAGAGAAGCCTTACCGCTTGCCCGCACCTCATCGGCGTGGAATCTAATGCGGTATCCTTCCCTACTTATTAACATTATATCATTTCCATTAGTCTCTTGGATAGATACAATTTCACAATCTTTGAGTTTTGTAGCTACCATACCTTTAATGTTGCGGGTTGTGCCAATGTATTCTGCTTTTTCAGTTTTCTTTACATAGCCATTTTCCATAGCAAAAAGAATATAAGGGCGTTTTTCATTAATAATGCTATCAAATGCCGCAATAATCTTTTCACCTTTTTCGAGAGATAGAATTGCTCCAATAGCAGTGCCTTTATCTCTTGGACTACAACTCTTTACATCTTTAGGAGAGATGCGGAAAAAGCGACCTTGATTACTGAATAGTAAAACAAAATCTTTAGTTGTGATTTTAAAAGCATCAAAACTATTTTTACGATAAGCAGCAAGAGGAATATTCTGTAAATATCCAAGAGGATTGAATGTAATAACAACATTCTCTACAACTTCTTCTTTTGCGGCTTTAGTTGCGGTAGCTTTTGTTATAGTTTTTTGAATAATTTGAGTGCGGCGCTCGTCACCAAATTTCTTAGACACTTCGTCAAAGCGAGCAATCATTTCTTTCTTTAAAAGTTCTTCTGAAGATAGAATTGCTTTGATGTGGGCGATATCTTTCTCTAGCTCCGCAAGCTCGTTTAAAAATTTATCTGTTTCTAATCGCGCAAGACGAGACAGTTTAATATCAAGAATTGCTTTAGCTTGGTCTTCATCAATTTTTAGAAAATTTTGAAGCGCTAAATTAGCGTCTTTAGTAGAAGAGGATTTTCTAATAATATCAATAACTTTATCAATGTTATCAATCGCAGCTAAAATTCCTTTTACAATCTTATGACGGAATTTTAGTTGTTCTAACTGATGTGTAAAACAATTAATATAAACTTTTTTCTCATGATTTAGATGCTCTTGAAGAGCTTCTTTCCAACTAAAGACTTTAGGGAAACGTCCGTCTTGAAGCATAGTCATATTGATACTATAAGATTTTTGTAATGAAGTATTACGATAAAGAAAATCTACAACAGCTTCAGGATTAGCTTTTTTATCTAAGTAGATTTTAATACAAACATTTTCACCAGTAAGGTCGTTAATGCCTACGATTTCCCCTGTATATTTTTCGTCAGAAGTAATCTTTTCAATTTCTGAACAAATAGTATTGGTGTAAACTCCATATGGAAGTTCAGTGATAATAATAGTATTATTCTTTTTGTCAATCGTATAAGAAGCCCTGATAATTGCGGCCTTGCCTTTACCAGTTTTTAAGCTCGCTTTTACTTCTTCTCCATTGATGATAATGCCGCCAGTCGCAAAATCTGGCTCACAATAAATTTCATCAAAAGATACATCTTCATTTTGAAGAAGCTTAATAAGAGCATTATTAACTTCTTTTAGATTAAATTGAGGAATACTGCTGGCAGTACCAACCGCAATACCAGTTGTTCCATTTACAATATTATAAAAACCGCAACTAGAAAGAACTCTAGGATACTGCTCAGTATCATCATAATTATCTACCCATTCTTCAATGCCATATTTATTGGTATCTTCTAAGAGATAAGAAGTAATAGGAGAAAGTCTGGCCGCAGTATAACGAGGTGCGGCCCAGTTGCCAGTTTCAGTAAGGTTGCCAAAAGAACCTTCTACTTCTACTAGTGGATAACGCATGGAGAATGGCTGCCCACTACGCATGATAACACCTTCACAACTACTATCGCCGTGAATATACATACGCATAGCTGACCCAATCGCCTTTAGAGTCTTTTTAAAAGGTTTATCTGCGGTAAACTTATCAGTAAACATACAATAATAAATTTGTCGAGCAGAAGGCTTGACGCAATCTCTTACGTCAACCAGAGCGCGGGATTGAATGACCGCACCAGCATATTGAGCAAAAGATTCCTCAATAACATTTTTGAGTGATATTTTAGTCAATTATTCCCTCACTTCACTAAAGTCAATATTATTAAAAATGAACTCTTTGCGGGGAGCAATGGTGGAACCCATAAGTTCTTCCAAAAGCAAAATAGCGTTTAGGTCAGAATCTAGTTCGTCCATATGCTGATTCTCACCGAACATAGAAGCCCTAGCCTGTTCTGCGGATAAAGAGCCAAGACCCTTATTTCTTTGCAGTTCTCCTACTAAAGAGCCTTTTACTTTATTTAGCTCTTGGTCAGTAAAAAAGTATTGTTCTTTGCCTTTGTTCTTTAAAATGTATAGCGGAGAACGTAACCAGCAAAGCCTACCTTCTTCAATAAATTCTGGACAAAAATATTGGAGTGCTGCCATGATTAGTAAACCGATATGATAACCATCACTGTCGCTATCCACACAAATAGCAATTTTACCATAGCGTAATTTGCTAGCATCATACTGATGTGGAATAATATTTAAAGCTTTAAATAATAATTGGATTTCTTCGTTTTTTAGTAATTTTTCTTCTGTGTTAGAGAAAGCATTAATTAACTTTCCTCGTAGCATCAAAATACCATAACTGTCTACAGGACGCGCTACAGCCATAGATGCACCAGCAGATAACATATAATGTTATATTATATAGACTATTTCTTCTGTCTAAAAGCATTTTAGACAGTCTATCGTTTCGGTTTTCAAGCGCTTCGTTTCCTAAAACGCTGCTATGTGTCAATAATAGCCCTACTTCCCAACAACGGGAATAGTCGTTACAGACTGAAATATATTATGCCAATTCCCAATGAGCGGGTTCATTTGTGGAAGGAACTTTCCCGCTTATTTTATACTTTGGATTTTCTTGAAAAACAATTTCTCTGATGTGTTTTCCACCATCTTTTATATTTGCCCACTTAGCAGCTTGCCTTAAAGAGTCAAAAACAAGACCTGTTTCAATATTTCTTACTGAAATTGCATTTGGCTGTTGATTACCATGAGCTTGTGAAGATGTCGCTTCTCGATGTAAACAATATTTTCTAACAACAGAAGTAGCTCTATTAACTTCTTTTGAAATTTTTTCATAACTTAGCCCTTGGCTTCGTAATTCTCTCATTTTATTGATTTCTTCTTGAGAGCATTGCCGTTCAGTGTTATTTTCTCCTAAATGGGTATTTCCTTTTATATTAGCTTTTGCATAAGTTGCGTGCCATTGTTTATTTTCATCAGAATAAACTTCAGGCAAAATCCCCAGCCAAGTTTCATAATGCCAAACTTTACGAAAACCTCGCTTAGAAATAATTTTCTCATAACGGGAATATGCTTCTCTAAAAGGAATGTGAGCATCATACATTAGTCTAATTTCTTCTACTTGTGGCAAAGTAAGAATAGCTCTTCCATTTGTTTCATAACGATTGCTCTCTCCGCCTAACGTCATATTATATCCATTTTTATAACTATCATAACATTGAATATAATATATCTCTCGTTTATTTAATTCTAATATATCGCATTCTTCTAAAACTTCATAATAAAAGTTTTTTACTCCTAAATTTTTCATCGCTTGATGAATTTCAGTATAAGAATCTTGTCTATCTGACCTAGCTGAAGCACAATGAGCATACCAACGTGCTTGAATATTTACACTTTGTCCAATATAGACTTTATCGTTAATAGTATTTTTGATAATATAAATTCCACAAATTTTTGACATAAATATATTTCCTTCCACGAGACATTACCCTCGTTAGCCGATTAGAAAAACCGACCCCTATTGACCAATAGGAAAAATAGATAAGGGCAAATCTGCCTATTTACCCTCTACGATTAGAAGAGTAGAATCTTCACCAAGATATTCTGCGTCTTTTAGTTTATCAGGATGTAAAATTTTTACCTTGTTATTTGCAGCCTTTTGCCTGTTTTTGACAGCCGCACGAGCTTTCTTCGCGGCTTCCGCTGCTTTACGAGCAATTAGGGCTTTCTCAATAATTGCGCTAGCATCTTCTGGATTATTATCTAGCCACACTTCTAATTTTTGTCCAAAAATAGAAGCAAAACTCGTATCAATTTTAGTAATAGTGTTTTTTACCTGCGCTTCGTACTTTACATTTTCCGCAGTAATATTAGAAACTAAAATCAAACCTTCTTGTAAAGAAGCGCCATCTAGATTTTTATCTTTTTCACCTAAAAGATGGTTTTCTTTAGCCCATTTGTTTAGAATACGAGTAATTGTAGATTTCATAGAAGCAATATGTGGACCAGCGTTGGTTAGGCCGCAATTGACATATGAAATAATATTAGAAGACGAAGCACCTGTATAAGTCAAGCCGACACTCATACCTTGTTTACCATAGCTAAATTCTTCAATAAAATGATTTGAAACAATTTCAATATTGTCCTTGACTTGATTATTTAGTAAGTCTGCAATTCCATTTTCATGTGAAATTTTCTCACCATTATAATCAATAATTAGACCAGGACATAAGCAAGTAATTTCATTACAAAACTGTTTTACTTTAGATTCATTGATAATTGGAGAATCAAAAAATTCTTCACTAGGATTAAAAGTTACAGTTGTACCATGCTCTTTAGTGCTTTTTCCTAATTCTCTCTCTTGGAAAACACCCTCTTTAAATTGAACTAATTCGTATTTATAATTGCGGCAACTATATACTTCCATAGAATGTGAAAGGAAGTTGGTCAGTTTACCACCTTGACCATTTTTACCAAGGCTTACACCAGAATAAGTGCCATCATTTCTAAATTTTCCACTTGTATTGAGAACATCAAAACTAGCTTGTAAGGTAGTCTCGCCATCTTCTCGAAGCTCATTGATGGGAAAACCTCGACCGCAATCTTCTACTGAATAGATATGTTTTTTATTATCTACTTTAACAATAATTTCTTTACCATATCCAATATTGTATTCATCAATAGAATTCCCTAGAATCTCAATAATTAATTGAGTAGCATCAGAGCAATCGCCCGCATATACATCACTACGTAGTCTAACATGCTCCAATGGAGAAAGAGATTCAATTTCTTTATTCAAACAATATCCTTTCTCTATCTTAACCAATATATAAATATATTATATCATATTTATATCAAAATGTCAAATAAAAAACTCCAAGGCATATTTTATACCTCGGAGTAAAAATTATTTTTTATTTTTATGTAATTTTTCTGCAATTTCTCTCATTTGTTTACGTTCATACAAGAGAGTATCAATTTTAGTAGATATGGATTCTCTCATACCAGCAAGCTTATTTTGATTATCTTTTGCTTGTTTGCCAGCGCTAAAGCTAAGTTCTTCTAAATAATATAGCGCAGGATTATCTTTATCAAGCTCGTCCATAGGAATATTGTTCAATACATAACAAAGAGCTTCATTGATCGCGTCTGCCCGCACATTTAATCTTTTAGTGCGGCGTTTCTGAATTTCAAAGTCAGCTCGCATTTCCGCAATCTTACAACCGTCCCATTGATTAGCAATCTCTTTATCTTCATCGTTTAAGAAAGCATGACCATAAATCCGCCCATATGGAGAGTCTTTTACAACTAAAGAATATCCATCCTCTTGGTCATATTTAGTATATACAATTTTAGTTTTAGACACGTTATTCTCCTAGCTTTTTGACTCTGCGATAAAGCATTGTTACTTTATCATTAATTTGTTTAGTATCGTGAAAGTGACCAAAATACCAATGTTTAAATGGTTTTTCTTGAATAATTTGGTCATAAAATTTATCAAGCCATTTTTCAGTAGTTTTATCAACTTTGCTTTGGTCAATACCATTCATAAAAAGATACCTAATATGCGGTTCAAGCTGTAATGGACATGTGTGAGAAACTACATAATCAATGGCAGTATCAGATTCCATAAAATCATCGTATAGATCAGTAAATTCTTCTTCTGTAAGCTGTTCTCTTGGAGTGTAAGGCCAACCTTTAAGAAGTCTGTAATCTTTATCTACGGAATAAGCGCCTGGAATAAAAAGAATTTTATTTCCAGCTACGTTATAAATGCCACCAGTATCCCAAATATAATGAATATTTGGATATTTATTTTCAATGACAACGGACATATTATAAATAGTATTATCCATATGCCAGCTATCATCATTAAAATGATTCTCAAAATAGCGATTATCATGATTGCCGCGCATGATAAGCCAATTACAAGAACAATCGCCCATAATCTTCTTAGTAGACCGCATATTATAGCTGCCATATTCAAGACTAGCATCGCCCGCAATAATAACAGTATCTTCTTTTGAAAGATGCGGGAGTTGGCTTATTATATCATAAATGCGATTTTTATCACCATGAATGTCTCCTGTGATATATACAGTCATTACTCCCCTCCAAAAATAGTGTAAAAATAAGTGTTCATCACTGCTCGCAAGCAATTGTCCAAGAGCATATTAGCTTCAGCATCAAATTCCATAGCGGAATGATTTTGTTCATAATCATGTACCATTATATCCATATGCGCAACAGCTTTACTAGCCATCATTCTAGCCGCTTTTAAATCAATATTGGCTTCATATCGTTTGATAGCATGAAGCTTATTTACATCTTTTGGAATGAGACAATCTTCATATTTTTCTCCCGCAATATATCTTTCAAGAAAATCTTGGATGCGGAGAATGTGGCAAAGCTGTTTAGAATCATAACCATACTTATCTATAAGTTCTTTTTTAGTGGGAAACTCACGAGTGAGGTCTTTAGATTTTTCATGGCACATGCCGCACATACATCTGATTGCGGCTAATGGATTCATATGAGCAAGTTTTTCATTATTCTCAACCAGAATATTCCAATAATAAGCATATTTAGGATTGACAATAACATAATCACTAAAAAGAATTTCTACAAAATTAATATTCTGTTTGCGAAAAGTATTAAAATATAGTCGTATATCTTTACAATCTACATGTTCTTCATTTTCCATAATTAGAGTATGACTAATTGGTTTCTTATTAAATATTAAATCTTCCATATTAGGAATAGCTAATACTTTAGTGTCAATATCTGAGTGTTCATCATCCATATGATAATTTTGAGAACCTTGTAACGCAATAACAAACCAATCATTCTGGTATGTCTCTTGGAACTTATGCAGGTGTTCCATCATGCGGTCAAGAATACGTTTTGTTTTTTCTTCTAAAGTTTCCAATATGACCTATCCTCATAATAATTGTCTGTGGGCCAAATCTTATCTACTAATTTTGCTATAAGCATTAATGGTAATGAAAAATAACTAAAGGAATACAGGTAAGAGATACTAATCCAATAGCAATTCCATCCCACATTTTATCTTTCCAACTATACATATAATACTCCTTTCTTTATTGTATTATAACATAAAACAATTCTATTTGTCAATTTCTATGAAAATTTTTCCTATGCGGAAGTGCCGAAATCTCGGCCAAATATCATGCTTTCTAGCAACCGCTAAATAAAAAGGCTATTCTTCCCAATTGGGAAAAATAGCCACAAGTTCATATCCTACGCCATAATTATCATTAATGTATTTCCAGCCCTCTTTGCTAGTCATATGAATTTTTTCTACAATCTCTTTTGTTGCTAAAGAAGAAATTCCCCACCAAGTATGGTTATTATTTAGATAAGCCTTATAATATCCTTTACCAAAATCCATTGATTTTCCTTTCAAATAAAAAAAGGGAGCAGTCCTAAAACTGCTCCCTCTCATAAGAATTCTTTCGCTCTTGAAGGGCGCGTTGCTTTTCTTTTTCTTTGCGCTTCATGCGGATTGTATCATTTTTTTCTTTATGAACAATCTTAGCCTTCTTAGTGAGTTTGACGAAACTGGAATCTTCAAAATCTTCATCCCAGTCCTCATAATTGATTTTCATCAATAACCTTTCTTAGAATTCTTACTATTACTAACTCCAAAAGGAGTATAATAAACTTTGGGGCCGCTGCTGGGACTCCAACCCAGAACTTTTTCTTTAGAAGAGAAAATTTCTATGCAATTGAATTACAGCGGCATAAAAGGAAGTGTTTTTATAGCTCAAACCCTTACCATGAAAAACTCTGCTACACCTGCGCTGTTATAGTGCCTCAATTACTAATGCTATCTCACCAGCAGCGCTCGGCTACAGTTTCTGTTACCGCACCCTACACAAACATTTTTATTGAAGATAGCAGATAGACTATCTTCTCAGACCCCAGCCCTAGGCCCATAGGAGGATTATTTCTAATCACTAGCTTTAGCATACCCTATTATAATGGCTGTTTATTTATAAAAGAGAATAGTGAAAATTATCAAAGACCTTCGCCTTACCCCTTCCATATTGTGTAATCTTCAGTCATAGAGCGAATAAGTCTGAACAATAAGACGCGACCCTATTGCTTCTTATCCGATTGATATATATCAAATAAACTCTAAGAGAATTGGTTATCTCCAACTTTCACCCACATTCAGAAAAAAGAAACCATAATATTTTTATCACCTTGCGTTGATTTGGGCTACTCGCACTGGATACTCGGGTTATAGGAGAATTACCTCCATCAACAACGCAACGATTTGTTTGTTTGGTGTTCCTAATAGTTTGTCTAGCTACCACACTAGCACTTATCAGGTTATTGCGGGACTCCCGCCGTCTATTACACAAACCCCAAGTTCCATACCTTTTATTCACAATACGGCTTAGCACTTCAGCAGACTTTTGGATTTACTTCCTTATATCTCAATAACTTTTCAGTTATTCAAGCCTTACCACTACAAAGTATCCTTTATATTGACTTGGCATCTACTGAATCCATGACGGCATTGTATTGCCTTCTACACATGGTTCAAATAATTTTCACTATTCTCTTTTCAAACAACTCACAGTGGGCGGGACTCGAACCCGCGACCCAATGCTCTCTCATTCGCTCTACCAACTGAGCTACCACTGCCCCTCTTCATCTTCAACGGAGAGAAAGATGAAGCATTTATTATATCATCAAGCACCAAACCCGCAAATTGTCAGGAGGAGAGGAAGGGTGCTTGTGAATACATTCTATCTCAACTTTTGACTTCTTTATTATATCAAATATTTTTTAAGAAGTCAAGAAAAATTTATTTATCGAAAAGATAAAAAGATTTATCACACTTAGGACAATACATTAGATTAGTATTGTCAGGACGAATCATAGTGGTGTCACACTTTTTACATTTGAACTGCTTACCACCACGATATTTACGAACTTTAGGCTCTTCCGCAAGACCAGCATTTACAAGAGCTTTCTGGAGTTGATTCATCTTTTCCTCTTTCTTACAATATATATTATATAATATTTTTTATCTATTTGACAAGAAGATTTTTTATTCTCTCCTCAATGTTTCGTTTCATTATATTGCGAAATAGATAAAAGTCACTATCAGTATATCCATTATCAGTTGGCAGCGAAAGATGAATATTTTGTTTTACTAAATACTCAATAGGACTAAGCCGCATATCTTTATAAATCTGCTCAATCGAATCTTTCATTTTATTCCCCAACCAGATGAACGATACATTTGCGGCCAAGGCTCTTTGCGTAGTCGAGGGTATATTTAGTGCCACGACTATGACCATCCCAAAAAGCAATTACATAGTCTGCATACTCTACCATTTCTTTATCTCGCACAAGCGGAGCTCGTTTTCCATAGACTTCATAGTTAGGAGGGAAAATAATAGATTCAATGTTATTATTTTTTGCCCATTGCTCTGCTAAAGTATCTACTCCAATAGCACCACCATGTACTACTTGGCCCACTTCTTTTGGATGAATATATCGTCCAATAGGCAAATCAGTAATTGAACGAGAGCCACAAATAAGAACTATTGGTTTAGAAGTACGGGGCATAGATTTTCTCCTGTGGTTTCCCAATAAAATATATACATCTTGCGGGCAGAATCATGATATAGATTGAAATACTTATCTACATTTTCTCGCTTGCCAAGCCAGGTGAGTGTTTCACGCAGTTCATCATTATAAACTACCCATCTATCAATAATAAAATTATAAGCATCATTCATAGACATATGAATACCATTTGTAAAATCTCGCATTACAACATGGTCAGGAGCATAGCAAAAACCAAAATCTGTTCCATTCTCCTTATTCCACTTGTCAAGATTTTTATTCATAATATTATCTGGGATTAGAATAACATGTTGCATTAGAACAGCCTTTCATGGGCAAAACCATCATCGGTGGTATAATAAATATCTCGGATACCCTTATCCCGCAAAGCAGCAGTACATGCTGCACAAGGACGAGCTACACCCTGTCCTAGCCGCAAACCAGGTGCGATGCGAAAAACATAAACTCGTACCTTAGAATAATCAACTTGCTGGTCAAGGGGATAAGGAATTGAAGACAACGCAGACATCTCAGCATGAAGAGAATGACGAATAGGTTTACCGCTATACTTGAACTGACGATACTTTTGATTATACTTCTTCTGCATAGGAGAAGTTTTATCGCTATTATGACCAGTAGCGATAACATGGCCCTTATAAACCATTACGCATCCAAGTTTAAAACCGTCATAAGTAGAATTTTCAGCAGCCTTACGAGCCAACTCAAAATACTTATAATCATTCTTGCTAAACTTCCCCATGCTAAATAACTCCTCTTTGTCTCTCTCTCAACTTATATTATTATAACATAATAATTTTCCAAGAGACAAGAAAATTATTTAATCAAGAATTTCATCATTTTCACTATCATATACCAGACCTACCAATTTATAACAGAACTCTGGTTCAAATCGTAATAAATCATTTAGATCGGTTACGTCAATACCTTCTGGATAACAAAGTTCGAGTTCATCAAAGAAAGTATCCAACAGTCCACGACTTTGAAGTTCACTATAAGTATGAACAGCGCCATACCATGGCTCATAGTTACACACATCTGCATCAAGTTTTAGCATTTATATCTCCTAATGAAAACGCCTACGATACTCATATGAAATAACAGCAGCACACTGAGCAACGTTTAGGCTGCGGACAGAGCCATACTGCTGAACATATACCATGTCATCACACATTTTAATGGTATCTTCTGACAAACCTCGCTGTTCTTCTCCATACACAAAAGCAGACTTTTCAGGAAAATCAATATCCCAAAGACTTTTTGGATTATAGGACTCTATATTATCTACAGCATAAACCATATATTTTTTAGTGTGAAGAAAATCAATAACCTCTTTCATATCAGAAGCATGGTATACATGCTCATACAAATAAGTACCAACAGCTCCTTTGCGATTATATTTATGTCGGCCGACAATATAAACCTCTTGTCCTAAAAAAGCATTATTCGCTCGAATGACAGAGGCCTTATTAAAATCAGAAGAGAGGTTTTGACACACCGCAACCAAAGGCGCACGATTCTTGTCTAAATCAGCACGAATTTCAGCTACAGTATTTTCTTTATAGATAGACAAAACATTATTGTTCATAGAAGGTTTACCGTCTAAATTAATACGATAAGGAGTGATCATATTACCCAATCTTTTCTAAAATATAGTCTATAGAAATCTTATCTTTATCCCAGTATGGAATTCTAATTAATAAAATACCATTTTCCTTACAGTATTTATTCTTAATATTATCTCTATATTGAATATTTTGTAACGAATCTACAGAATTATACCATCCTTTAAAGTGTTGTTCTCCATCATATTCAATACAACAATTATAATCTGGTAAGTAAAAATCAAACCTTAATTTTGCATTAGTCTTAGGATTAATACAATCTGAAAAAGTTTTTTCTGGAATAAAAGTTAAATTATTATCTTTGAGAATCTGTTTAATTTTTTCATTATATAAAGAGTTCAAACATCCACAAGAAGAAACTCCTTTATGCAACAGACTGTCAGAGCGAATCTCCACTAAATTTCCATCTCGTAAACATTCGCATAACCAAATAGTATGGGTTTGATTTCCTTTTTTGTAACTTTTTCCAGTATTTTTAATTACCTTTAAATAACCAAATGTTTGTCCAGTTAAGTCTCTTTGATATTTTTTGCCAATATCTTTACGTAAACACCCGCATGATTGAGTATTGCCATTCAATAAATTATGAGAAGTAACTTCTACAATATGTCCACAATCACATTGGCATTTCCAAATAACTCTACCATCTTTTCGTTTATCTGTTTTTTCTATAACCGTTAATTTCCCAAATTTTTGTCCTAATAAGTTTTTATGATTTAACTGACCAAATTCTTTGTTTCGTTTCTGCAATAAACATCCGCAAGATTTCGCATCTCCCCGACTAATATTATCCAATCTATTAATAAAATGTTTACCACATAAAGGACAAATAAATTCTCCTAGATACTTTCCTTTAGCATCTTTTTCCAGTCTTTTATATAAAATAATCCCATGCGGGCCACAAACATCACCATCTTGTATTTTAAATTTTTTAGGCATAAAACTCCTTTAACTACCGACATTTCCTCGTTATTATTTATAATAAATACAACAATATAATTATAAAGAAATGCCCATCATTTAGTAAAAAAGTTCCTTACGCCAAGACTTATCCTTGCGATTATACTTCTTCTTATTCTTGTGCGGCCCGCACCCATTAGAATATCCGTTGAAATAAGGCATTGCCGCACGAGTTGCTTCAAGAGCAGTCATAACAACAATACGTTCCGACTTTATCTTTCTCTTGGACAATGCCCTATCCTTTCTACTCTAATTCAGCAAACTTATTCATAATATTCATCAGAGTTTCATCGTCCTCTTGGAAGAATATATCGCCCTGCTGAAGATTGATATAATTATCTACAAGCTGTCCAAATCGCTGGTCAGGAAAGTGATACCACAGTTGACGCAAATTTTCACAAATCACATCAATACGATATGAGTCACGCACACTTTTCCTTTTCTCAACTTCTTTATTATATTATACTATAATTATAAAGCTATCGACTAAAAAATTTTTTGCGAGAAGCTTTAAGGTCAATTTTTCCTTTTTTATCTGTCACAATATCAGGGCGAGATTTAAAGAAAATATACTTATCCGCAAATGGCTCTTCAAGAAATTTATAAGATGCTTTTGGAATTTGACCCAAACGCTTTACAATAGGATTGATACTAATTGGATTATAATTAATATCATTAATAGATACACACAGATGTTGAATACTATCTAATTTGGTTCCATGAAGGTGGCCCATAACATTAAGATTTCCAGCTACCATAGGATATTGCGGCTCATGTGAAAGTAAAACACGACTTGTAATATAGGTTGGATAACGATAAACCTCATTGAAATGCTCTTTGAACTTGTCAAAATCAGAAGCGGAATCATGATTGCCATAAAGAAAATATACTTCACAACCATAAGCCCGCATTTCGTCAATCCAATAGAGATAATCTGTATCTCCAAAGTCTCCTAAAATCCAAAGACCGCAATCGGGATGCTTTTGTGCCCAAGAGATAAGCATGTTATGAATATATGTATCATGCTCTTGGATGGTTTTGAATTGAGTACGTTCAAAGAGAATTACTCCTCGCGGTTCGCCTGCTTGGTTAATCCAATAGTGATTAATATGTAAATCTGAACAAAAATACATTTTTTCAAACGGAACCATTACAAACTCCAATAATAAGAAACTTGCGGGAATTAGATAATTTATTTAGATAGAAATTTTAAAATATTCGCATAATTGAGGAACATATTATAACGAATATTATCTGCTACTTTAGAATTAGAATAAGTGAGCCAAGTGCCCCCAATAGCGGCTACACAGGCAATTGTCATAAAAATATCAACCATTATTTGCTTTTATACTCCCTTTTCCATTCAGCATACATTTCTTCTTCAGTCATTCCACTATCTTTATACCAATCTTTATAATCTTCAAAAGATACCAAACTGCGGACATCCGCAATATCCCAAGATTCATTCATTTTACGATAGGCGTTGTAGTTAGGGAAATCAAGGTCATTCTTATATTTGCGGCGAAGCTTGCGATTAAAAATCTTTTTCCAGCTAGTATCGCCCGCATATTTGATAATTTCAGAACGACGATATGAACGAGACATATTATCTCCTTACTCTTGGAGCTTATTCCCGCAAGTTTTTATTACTTAGAGTCTAGTATAATAAGGCAACTTGAATGACCAGGACTGTATATATATCTGTCTGGTGCAATTATCTTGACTTCACAAGAATCTACCCAAGGATATTTCTCTGCAATATCAATCAGAAAATCCTCAAGAGTAAGTATCTTTTTATTATTAGAATAGACAGTCACATTAGCCATACCGCCTGCGGCTCCCATACCCCAAACTTCGCGCAAATCTTTGAATGTCATTCTATGCCTTTCTTTAACTTGTTTTATTACTATTATATTATAACAAAAAAGAGGGCTATTTGTCAAGCCCTCTTTTTATTCTTATTTAATTTTATTTTCCCACATTTACAATAGGAGTGCTATTACCATCAGTTACAACTACGTTGCCATTCTTTCCAAGAGACTCAAGAGTATCGTAGTACTGCTTAGTCAGAACTTCAGGAGTTAGAGATTCAGCAAGTTTGCGGTTAGCTTCGGCGGCTTTTTCTGCTTCCATAACTTTTGTCTCAGCAGCAATTTTTGCGCTTTCTTGTTCGTTAAGTTTGGTCTGCTTTTCTACTTCTGCTTCCTGAGCCTTAGCATAAGCATCAGTAATAGATTGAGGATAAGAAATATCCTGAACGGTTACTTGTTCAACGGTAAGGCCAATCTTTTTCCACTTCTCAGATAGAGCCTTTTCAATAGCATTAGTATACTGCGCACGGTCAGTTAGAAGTGTGATGGTATCAAACTTACCAGCTTGTTCACGAGCTACAGAACGCACATCTTGAGAAACATAGTTCTGAGTAAAGGTAGTTTGATCACCATACTCGCTATATAGATATTCGGCAGTAGAAGGGTCAAGAGAATAATTAACCTGAATATCAATACTTGCTTTGGCACCAGAAGCATCGTTAATGGTTACTTTAGAACCTTGCGCAGAGCCACCATCATATTTGTATTCAGTGTCACCATACATATTGATTAGGTTATTACGAGTATCATATGTAATAGCTTTAGTCCAAGGCGCTTTTACGTGAAATCCTGCTTCTTCGCTATGTCCTGCAATGGAGCCGCCCCAATTTACAAGAACAACTGTTTCGCCAATATCTTGCGGATATACGCAAGTAAATACAAAAATAATTGCGGCAATAACGGTTACAATTCCCGCAGGTAGTAGACAACCACGTTTTTCCATTTATTTCCTTCCTCTTGGAATAATACCTTAATTCTCTTCCACTACGGTAATGCCACCTTCAATTTGAACGCGCTTACCATTAGCAATAAACGAAACACCCTGCGAAGATTCACTCTCAACTCGCATTGAATCATCATGCCAGGAAGCAATCTTATCGCCCTCATAATCATAAAGAGTAACAGCGTGGTCCAGGCCAGAAGTACCAGATTCAAAATCCTTGCCCATACTTTCAAGAGCAGTACAGCCACTAAGACTAAAAACTGAACAAGCTGCAAAGCTAATAATGGCAATCTTAGAAATGAGTTTCATTTATTTCCTTTCTTCTTTTTTCTATAATAATATTATATCATAAAATAAAAGCAAAAGGCAAATAAAAAAATACCCTATGAATAAAAATATTCATAGGGTAAATAAATCTACTACGAGGAAAGTAAGGGATTCGAACCCTTGAGACGCTACTAACGCCTGCTTGTTTTCTAGACAAGTTCCATAATCCAGACTCGGACAACTTTCCTTGTAGTAGATTCAAAAAAAAATAATTGGCGGAGTGATTGGGTTCCGACCCCAATACCACGAATGGTACGTTCTGCTTAGCAGGCAGACCCAGCTCCCCGCTGGTTATCCACTCCAAAATATTTACCAAAAGTGTAATCTTTTGCTAATCTGATTTTATCAATTATTAGTGTTTTTCAAAACCGTCCCCTTTGCCAACATTGGGTAAATCTCCATTCATACGAGACGCTAATTTTTCAAAATAATCATCTTCATTATCAAACAACTGTGCGGCTAAGTCTCCTTTAAGACAAAAGTAACAAGGAGAATTATTTGAAACACTTTGATATGAGCCACACTCTTCGCAATATTTGTCTCTCCAAAATATTGCATCTTTTATTTTTTGAATAAAATTAAGCATAAAATCCTTTATAAAATAAGTTGGTAGGCAGCCCGAGAATTGAACTCGGATTAAGCGGTTATAAGCCACCCGTTCTAACCATTAAACTAGCCGCCTACAGCAAGTTATTTCATCATCTTCTTTATCATAGTATCTACAGCATTCTTACCATACTTTTCATACAAACCATGCAAATAATAAGCATCTCCATAAACAATAGAAAGATAACCTTGACGAGTTTCGTGATGCAAAAAATCGTATACTTTATCCGCCAATTCAGAGTTATCAAAATAAATATCTTCCTGCACTGGCTTTTGAGAAATATCGTTCACTCGTGCCGCGTAAATATCTTCAATATTCACAGGCCGCAATCCATTAGTATCTACACCAACATGAAAGCTGCCATCATGGTATCCAATAGGAGCAGCAGAATGAACATGTCCATAGCACCAAATCATAGCGCGCTTACCATTCTTAGTAATGCTCTTGGACATTTCTTCATTCCACATAGGATAATGAGACATACAAAAGAGAATTCCCTTATATTCAATCTGCTTAAAATCTACAACTTCAATTCCAAGAGACTCATAAATAGCAATACGCTTATCAGTATCATGGTTACCCCGTACTAAAGTAGCTTTTTTATAATTTAAAGAATTTAAAATAGGCTCTATCTTTTGGACTTCACCCATAAAAAAATCTCCTAAAATATAAACAATATCTTCATTAGAAATAGTCTGATTCCAATTATCAATAAGTGTTTGATTCATTAATTCAATATTAGAAAAAGGCCTAGTAATATTTTCATATTCTAAAATGCGGTTATGATTAAAATGACAGTCGCTAATTAAAAAAATTGCCATTTTTCTCCTTTAATTTTATTCCTTGAACCAACGATATTTTTTACCAGTTTTTGTCGATTGAACAATACAATTGTTATTATTTAAACTTCGTTCAATGGTTTTTCGATTTAATTCTGTAGCTTTAGAAGCTTCCGCTATTGATTTAAAATATTGCTTTGTATTATTTTCATCTAAAAAATAAACAAGTATACCAGATTTACCTTGTTCTGTTTGAACATTTTGTTTTTTACAAATACGATTAAAAGTATCATACGAAATATTAAAATATTTTAATGTAGCACTAATACTTCGCTTTGTTTGATAATATTCTATAATCTTATTACAGATTATCTCTGAATGAATTGTTTTAAAATTAGTTCCAAACTCTCGTTTACATATATTATAAATAGTTTTTTTATTACAATGATATTGATCAATAATTTCTTGGTTAGAAGCACCTGCTAAAATCATTTCTTTAATAGCTTTTACAGGATAGAGACTTTTGCTATCTTGTCCTCCTAATGTGGAATTATAACCATTATAATAGCTATTATAATATTTAATCCAATACCTTTCACGGTCATCTAATTCTTCATTGTCAACTTGCTCTAATTCTTCTATAGTGAAATTTTCAATTCCGTATTTTCTCATTGCTGAATACAAATGCGTCTTATGCCCATTTTTAGCTCTAAATAAATGAATTTTCCACCGTTTAGAAATTAGTTGTATCGTTTGTCCTATATAAACTTTATCATTAATAGAATTAGAGATTTTATAAATATAACCCATAAAAATCTCCTCTCCTTGATACTATTATATTATATAATATATTTTTATCTCTTGAAAAGAGAATTATTTCTGGCACGTGCGGAACGACTTGAACGCTCACCAAAAGTTTTGGAGACTCTTATGCTACCATTACACCACGCACGTATGGAGTTCCGCCTTGGTAATGCTCCAAGCTAAACGCCTTTGCAGGGCGCTGCATAACTTCTCTGCCAACGGAACATAAATAAAAAAAGAGCGGATATAATGTAAAAAGAAATTAATTTATATATCTTGTCATATGAAGTATCTTTTTACCTATCACGCTCTTTTAAAAATTTTATGGTGGGCAAGGCTGGAATTGAACCAGCGACACAAGGATTTTCAGTCCTTTGCTCTACCAACTGAGCTACTTGCCCTTTGGTACTCACATCAAGATTTGAACTTGAAACCTTCTCCGTGTAAAGGAGCTGCGCTACCGTTACGCCATGCGAGTATTTGGTGCACACTCAGGGTAACGCTCCCCGCGAATCATAAGATACAGATTTTACAGACCTGTCCACCTCTTTAGTGGGATACGTGTGCACTATTAATTAAATAGGCTTAGTGGGCCTGGAGAGATTTGAACTCTCAATCCCTTAATATGGGCGACAGATTTTAAGTCTGTAGTGTATGCCTATTCCACCACAAGCCCACTAAGCCTATTCAATAATTTAAAATGGTCCGCGCGGAAAGATTCGAACTTTCACTGAGCTGGATTTGAATCAGCTTCCTCTGCCATTGGGATACGCGCGGAAATAAAATTATGGTAGCTCCTGACGGTTCTGCCCCGTCTTTTGATGCCTGAGAAACATCTGTCCTAACTAGTAGACGAAGGAGCCGAGCGAATGACGGGACTCGAACCCGCAAGCGAATAATGCACTGACTTGGAAGGACAGCGAGTTACCAATTACTCTACATTCGCATTTTTAAACAAAAAAATGGTGAGCGTTCTGGGATTTGAACCCAGGGTCTTTGGATTAAGAGTCCACTGCATTTAACCAGCTATGCTAAACGCCCACTTTAGTAAGACCAATTCTTGCTTGCTCTCACGGTAGGTCCTGCCCCTACGACATCTTGTTTAACAGACAAGCGCTCTACTAACTGAGCTACGTGAGAACGAGCAAGAATCAAATCTTGCTTTTGGAATTATTACTGCTTTTCAGCAGCACGAATTTGACGTTCAATCTTACGAAGAACACCAGTTCCTTCGCTTGTCTTACCTCGGCTCATAATAATGTTTTTACGTTCAAGTAGAGCCGCAAGAGAGTAAGTCATAACAATTCCTTTCTTATTATATCATACTAAATAAACTTTATCAAGTTTATTTTTATAACCATTGGTCGCGAGGTGCCGTTGATGCTACGACTTATCAGAGCTTATGAGACTCCGTGAGATACTGACCTCCCACCCGCAATTTTTACCAAGATAAAAGATAGACTAACAGCGTACTCACTCTTACGAGCTTATGGGTGATTCTAGGGTACTGATTCTATCTGGTACTTTTACCCTTTATTCCCTCTTGGCATACTTATAGTATATCATAAAATTTTATCTGTAGCCAAATAAAATTTTATAATCAAAAACTAGATGATACAGGACGCATTATCTTGCAGTAGCGAACCCAGCGTTCCAGTCTAGTCAAGATTGCTGATGCCTTAAACCACTACCAGGGGTCATTCTCCCCGACACTGTATCTAAATATATTGATTAGCGTAGCTAACCTAGGTTTTAGCAACTTTGTTGTTAAAAACCATTATAATATATTTTCTAATCTATTGAAAAGAAAATTTTTATAATCTGTTGGCAGCGACATCAGGATTCGAACCTGAAATGCCTTGCGGCGCTGGAACCAAAATCCAGGGACTTACCAATTAGTCTATGTCGCTATGGAAGCCGCATGGAGAATTGAACTCCAATTACAACTTTGAAAGAGTTGCGTCCTGACCATTAGACGATGCGGCCATAAAGTTGAATTATTATAAATAATTCAATCAAACTATAATATATTATAACATTTTATTTAACCAAAAGTCAAATAAAAATTATAAACCAAATTGCGGACAGAGCTGCGATATACTCCGCTGGCCTTTATCGGGATGAGAGCCTAACCAATCCTTTCACGTTTCGCAGAGGTACGTTTTGCTTACCATACGGTTCAAGGCCGCAGCTAAGCTATAGCAAGGAGAAGGGAAATAACACGAACAACGAAAGGAGGAGATACACTATCCTTGCTATAAAATTATTCTCTATCAGTAAAAGCAGGAAACACCACGAGCAGGTTGAGAATATAGTTTCCCATGGAGCCGCGCACAAGACTTGAACTTGTAACAGGTCGATTACAAATCGACTACTCTGCCAATTGAGTTAGCGCGGCATCAGGAAAAGCATTGTAATAAAGGGGAGGTGGTCATGCTTTTCCAGAGGGTATTATCTACACACGGTAGCAATACTGGGTTTATATGTTCACACAACATACGGCACCCGTTATTTCAGACCCAACATGCTCGTCAGCAGCCTTGGGAACCTTTCACCATTATCTGCAACTAATGGCTTACATATTGGATTTATTTTTGTCTTGACCGTCTTTCCATTTGCGGCACTCAAAGTGGTTCTCCAGACCCCAAGACAGGATTCGAACCTGCACTATCAAGATAAATACCAACGACCTTATTACAGGAATTAAATATTCAATTGTACTTGGAGATTTTACCGTGGCTACCAGACACCAGCCATTTTGTAGTGAGGCCAAGCACTCGGTTGCGCAACCTATATTAATAGTAATGCAATTACAGAAAGGATTCGAACCTTTAGCTAGAGACTCCATCAAGGATTTTCTCTTATGTTACCATTACACCACGTACATTACTAATAATATTATAACACAATATTATTCACTATGTCAATAATATTTTTTTAACCTAACTTTAAGTTCGTCACCAGGGATAGGTCAGCCCGCATTTAATATTATAACATAATTTTTATATTATGTCAATAATAATTTTTTGACCAGAAAAAATCTTTTTATTTTTTCTTTCAACACTAAATATATTATAACATAAATAATTTCTTTTTGTCAAAAAAAATTATTGATTATAATAATCTGTTAGTTTCTTGAATCGCTCAGCATATTGAACTTTTGTTCCGCCCTTGCCTGTAGCAAGCTTGTCCGCAAGTTCATCAATCTCGGTACTTAAATTATTGAGCGCACAGTAATAGTGGTCTGCTTGACGCTCTTGCCAATCTCTATCCTCTTGGAGAACTTTATAATTTTCGCGCCACTCCTTGCTATACATATTGGCTAATGTATAAATATCAAAACCAAGTCCCTCAAGATAATCATTGAGAGAAGGAACGTCAGCAATAAAGGTTCCATCTTTTAGAATAATAATATCATCTAAATCCATATTAACTCTGTTCCTTTCTCTCAACTTCTTTATTATATTATATAATATTTTTTATTCTTTTGTCTAAAAAATATTTTTACTTTAGGAGAGAATCAATATAGTCGAGAAAATCCCCATCAAAATCTAAAATATCATCAAGGGTAGGACGAGATTCTTCTTCATCATCTTCAGCTTCAAGAGCATAAAGTTCATCTTCAACAGCATTATACTCAGAATCAAGGTCACGATAACGGTCTTCAAGTTCAATCATGCGACTATGAACTTCCTCAATTTCTTCAGAAAGAACTTGAAGTTTATCCTCTAGTTCACGAACCTTTTTAGTCTTAGCATCTTCTTTAGGCTCTTCCTTCTTATCTTCAACCTTAGCAAGAAGTGCTTCTTTGATTAGTCCAGCCATGAGCTTCTGGATAGCATCCTCCATACAATCACCCTTAATTTCATTAGAAATATCAAGGCCATCAGAAGTTACAAGATGCGCACCAGCGGTATAGCCATCAATATCATTACCTACAAAAGAGGTATTAAACTGAACACCCATATCCTTAGAATCTTTTACAAACATTCAAAACTCCTTTTCTCATTTATATTATACTAATATTATATAAGAAAATAAATCAAATGTCAAAAAAATTACATTGATCCATGAAGAGTTCTTTGTAAAAGTTCTGCTCTTTGTTCATCAGTAAGTTCAGCTACTCGAATTGCGTAGCCAGAAATTCGCACAACTAAATTTCCATAATGCTCAGGGTCTTCACAAGCACGTTTCAAATCTTCTAGTTGTAAAATATTCACATTGAGGTCAAAGATGTTGCCCACCCTCAGATTTTGTATTAGGAGAAAAATACCCATCTAAGATGGCAACAAGATTGTCGATTTGATTTTGAGAAATATTAGAATTCATCGACTTCACCTCCTTTATGATCTTTCAATAACTTTTCTAAATATTCTTTATTGATTTTGTTATAATTCCAATAAGGTATTCTAATCAAGCCAATACCATTATTTTTACAATATTGATTTTTTATATTGTCTCTATATTGATTTTCTTGTAAAGATTGTGTGAAAAATGAAACCTCTTGAAAATGTTGTTGCCCATCATATTCAATACAACAATTATAATCTGGCAGATAAAAATCAAACTTTAAAACATATTTTGTTTTTGGATTTATACATTTTTTGAAACAATATTGTTGTTTGTATTCAATATTATTTTCAAATAATATTTTACTAATAAGGTTTTCTCCTTTAGACGCCAAACATCCACAAGAAGAAATATGACCAGCTGAAAGATTCCCTGTATCGGCTAATGTAAAATTACCGCAATCACATTTTAGCAACCAAACCATATTAGTTCCTACCTTAGATTCTGTTGGAGATATAGCAACTAATTTTCCAAAGCGCTGACCTTTTATATTTTTAGCATTACTATATCCTAATTCTCTACACTGATTAGAATTGTTACATCCACAACTAGTAGTATTATTAGACACTACCGATTCCACTCTAGTAGTAAAAGTTTTACCACAATGGCATCTAAATAATCCAATCCATTTCTTTTTAGAATCTTTTCGCAATCTTTTTAGTAAAACGATATGATTAGAACCAACTTCGTCACCAACATTATATTTGAATTTTTTATTCCATTTTTTAGTACTATTTGCTAAACATCCACAACTTTGAGTACTACCATCTGCTATGTCATGAATAGCAGCTTCAAAATTTTCTTTACAATGAGGACAAATAAAAATTCCATACCATCTATCTTTTATTTTACAAGTTCTTTCAACCAATTGTATATTGTGTGGCCCTATAAAATCGCCAGAATTATATTTGAATCGTGACATAGATTTCTCCTATCTATTTTTATTCTCCCACTTTATAAAAGAGAAAGGCTGTGGGAGAATCACAGCCTTTTCATAGAGTTAATTACTCTCTACTATTCTCTTTTTATTATAACAAAATATTTTGTTATGTCAAATTAAGTCCATGAAACGGCAATATCAATTGTCCCAGCAGGACACCAATCCAACACAATGCCAGCTCCAAGAGAAGTATCAATAATAGTACCCTTATTCATCTGAGCCGCAACAATGACATATCCACCATACATTTTTACGCCATCACCGCGCACCCAATAGTCTCCTTCGATGCCCATGTTTTTAGCATTAGCTACAACACCAGACATGTTAAGATTATAGTAGGTTTCTTTGCGGCCATTAAACCAATTAACACCACTACTAGGTGTTAATACTCCGCCGCCAGAAGGGGCAGAATAAGTTTGTTGTTGTTGCTGTTGCTCTAAAGCTTTTTTCTTCTCGGCTGCTTCAGCTTCAGCACGTCTAGCCGCACTTTTATCAAACATGCTATTGATAGTATTCTCATATTTTCCAAGAGTCACTAATGAAAAAGCATTAGAGATATTAGCTTCTATGTTGTCTAGTGCCGCAATATCTTCATCATATAAAAACTCTAAATTGCGGGATTCACTAATCTTACCTTGTAGCTCTTGAGTTTTAGTTTTGACAGCAGATAACCAATCAGATAAATTATCATATCCTTCTGCTTTGTATGGATACTGACTTTCAATTGTCTCTTGGATTGGATCTACTAAAGCCTTACCAAAATTTTTGGCAATACTATCCTCTTTGGTAGTTTCAGCATATGCGGGAATAGGAATATTTACTTGCGCACTAGCTAAACCCAATGCACTAATAATGCCTAAGCCGCATACAGCTTTTGCTATTTTTGTTTTATAAATAAAAATCACTCCTTGTAGTTCTTTACTATTAGACTGGAATAGCCCAACCCCAACGGACTTCCATTATTCCATTATAATCTTCAATCCATTGGTCTATTGGAACGTCTCTAAGACAACCTACGTTATCTCTTACTAGGAAATTGCCATTAGCGTCTTTGACTATAACACCGACATGGCCAAATCGTCTACCCATGCCAGTTAAATCATGACTTGCTACAGCAATAATCATTCCAGTTCTTATAGCATTTCTATCTGATAGGTTACAATATTGCCAATACATATCATTGGCATTTCCACCTATATAATTATATCCTGCATTTTGAAAGACATAACTAACATAGGCCGCACACATGTTTCTAACACAATAATTTGTATTATATGCGGCATTTTGAATATTGCTACCTATTACAGCTAACTCAGCTTCGCGTTTTTTAATATCGTCAATTTCTTTTGATTTTTTTATTTGCTCATAAATTATATTACAATCATTGTATATCTTTTGAAGCGTTTCTTCATCTATCATAGAATTAATATCTTCTAAATAATTATTTAAAAGATTATCTGTTCCAGGTAAAAGATATTCATTATAATTAATCTTTATATCTTCTATGATAGATTGGATAGTTTCTTTAGTTTGATGTAGTTCTTGGAGTTGTCCAAGAGTATCAACAAATGGTTCTTTTTCTTTTTGAGCAAATCGCGGCACAGTTGCCAAATCATAAGAAAGAGGTTCCCCGCCCGCAGGCGTAGGAACCCCCAGCACTAACGCAAAACTTAGACAAGTTGCAGATAGAAATTTTGGTGTTCTCTTTTTTATTATGTTCATTTGGTATAAACCTCTTGTTCCTTTATAAAGAAGAACACTTCAAAAAGATACATAATATTATTTCAAAATCACATATATATTATTATATAAAATTGCCCTTTATTTGTCAACAAATTTTATGCGTTTATCTTCAAAAATTTCACCAATTTCTAACCACTGCTCACATTTTTTACAGTAATTGCCAATTCGTTGATTACATTTGCGGCCACAGATAATTTTATAATCTGTCAGATTTGGATAAATTGTATCATTATGAAAATTCATATGGACATCTTCATTGATTTCAGCGATTTGTCCATGCCAAGCCTTACGTTCAAACCAAGTTTTATATAGAACTCCAAACTTAGCCCAATCATAAGGCTCTCCGCAATCAAATTCAAAAGTATCATAATACCTATTTAGTAAATCAATATCTTGCGGGCGATAGATAGAAGAACGTGGATTAATGCCTTTATCAAATGAAGTAGAGGGAATTGCGTTTAGAATCAAACGCAGTCTAACATCTTTACTATGACAATATTCTGCTACTTCATTGATATTATAACACAAATCATCAACGGGATAAATATCTGAAACCCCGAGACGAATAAATGCATCTAAATTGGTATAGTTTCCCACAGACATACTGGCATCAAAGAAATATCTCATATGAGCTTCTTGAAGGTCTGGTAGAATCATCATATCTGTAGCCTTAAGCCGCACATAGATGTTCTCACTGACCGCGTAAATAGATTTTAGAGTAGGCATATGGATACCCTCTGGAAAACTAATATTGATTCGTTTATCTTTGTACTCTTGGATAAATTCAATCAAATCTTCTACTCTATTACGAGATTGAAAAAATAAAATATTGAACTCCGCGGCCATAGAGTTAGTATCATCATTGTTATAATGATATGGGACCGCTAACTGGTAGTTGTTCAATATACTCCCCTTTCACAAAATCAAAATATTGCTTTACTTCATCAATATTTTTACCAAACTGGTGGTCTACTAGCAATCTAAAAATAGCATCGCTACTACCAATTCTAATTGAAAAAATAATTGTATCTACAGAAGAAAGACTGCAAGTTTTAGCAAGTAAATCTTTAACTTCTTGTGGCATTTTTTTATTTGGCGTAATAAGAAAATTACTATCAATTGCAGGAACAGAAACTGTTTTGGGATGTGCTGTATACTTGTATGTTGACATACCCCAATCATATACAGGATATAAATCAACAATAGTACATTTATGTAATGGAGTCTCTACATAGAATGAATTAGTAAAATGATTATAGTATGTAGAATTACAAGCTATACAAACCTTTTCACTACCACGAGCTTCAAAATCATTATCTTCCCAATCCCAATTATCACGAATTTCAGAAGTGGGAGTAATAGGCTTTCCACAAATAACACAAGTTGCGGGACCAGATACACAAAGTTTTAAAGTTTTAGGAACCCAGTTTCTATAACAAAAGTAAGATTCCTCATGGTCATGAACAAAATCATTATACATGGCCGCATAATTATAAAGAACAATATTGTGCGCATGGCCATGACCTCGCATACAATTACGTGCGTCTTCGTTGCGACCAAAATTGCACATATCAAAGTATTGCTGATTCTTATACTGGTAGGTCCAATGCAAATTTTTCTTTACTAGTTTAGCCAGAGCATCTAATCCCCTGCGGACTAAAACCTCATTACCAAAAGGATACGCCTTACCAGAACAAATAATATCTTTATGCACATAATACAAACAACGCCAAGATTTATTAGGGATTTCGTATCCATTAATTTCAAAATCTTGTTCAGATGATTCAATATATGCTACCACCGCAACATTACTATTCATCATCTCTAGCACCCCATTGGAATAACAGCCGCCATTCCAATTCATACAAGAACTCCAATTACAAGTATTGTGGCTCATTGTCATAAAATCAATTGGATGAATACTAAATACAAGATTTGTAATAGTATTATTTTTATTAGTTAGCTCATAGCTAATATCATTACAAAACTTCTCAAAAGATTCCATATGCGGAAATTCAATAAAGTTCAATACCTTGCGCAAAATCCGCAAAGGCTTAACCCCTTCATTAAATTTTAAAGTTTTATGATTATAAGTAATGGAAGAATAAGGAAAATATGCAATATGGCCCGCAAAAATATTATTCCAAGAGAGAATATATTCAAGATTGCGGGAAAGATCATAGAGGGGCGTGGAAAAACCCATACTTTGTTTCCCTAGTTCCTGAAAATATTCCATCAGTCGGAAGATAAAAATGTGTTGATTCTTTTTCCGCACAGGAACCAAGTCATGAAAATAAGAATAAAAAGATACGGGAATTTTATATTTATCTTGGAGCCTGCGAAACAATTTTTGTTTATCCCCAGTGGCTTGGATAGGAATAGTAATCCTAAACTGATTACCCAAAGCACGATATAGAGTTTTTTTATTTTTACTCCACTCTTGGAGAGTATTCTCAAGATTTGGAATATTATCTATTCTGCTATATTTACAAATGTAATCTTTGATTAGCTGTTTATCTTCTGTGGAAAGTTTATCATACAAATTCAAAACAGTAATCCCTTCTTCTTTGATTATATATTTTATATTATTATATCATAATAAAAAAGGAGATGTCAAATAAATTGACACCTCCACAAAGTCTACAAAAAAGTATAAAGTTTATCTGCCATATTGCTAGGAAGAGAATCAATATCAATATCATACTCTTCCAAATAATCTTCAAAAATGTGAATCCCAAGACCCCCATTATAATTGTAATAATCTTCCATAGCTTGATAACACTTATCAACCTTCTCTTCAAGAAGAGCAAGCGGCATAATATTATCTACATCCATAGACATGTCAAAATGAAGCATTAGTCACCATCCACCAGAATACGATGAGCACGCTCAATATCTCGGCACACGCGCTCTGCGCGCACACCATAAACAAAAGAAAGGGTCTGCACAGCCTGGTCAGACTCACCAAGCTCTGCAAGAGCCACATCATCAAAATAGAACTCAGAAGCGATACGAACAACAGCAGCCTGATAAGAAACCATCATAAGAGTTTTCCTTTCTTTCCCTCAACTCTATAATTATTATACTATAATTATAAAACTACTGTATATCATGAATTTCAGAACTAAAAGCCGACATAACAAAATTCTTATAGTCAAAGATGTGCGGAGCATCATCAGAATAATAACGCTTCCACATCTCTATAAACTGCGGCAAAAACTTCTCATGGATAGGCTCCATGCAACGCTCAGAGTAACGGCTGATATTCTCTGGCTGCTTGCCCGACCAAAGCTGCATCATAACGCCACGGAGATTCTTCCAATAGCGATAATAATAAGACTTATACTTAAACATAAAACCATTTGCGTCACGAGCTACAAACCCCTCGGTCTTGTCCTCGTCCGCAAACTGCTCCAGTTGCTTCAACTCAATATCGTTATGAAGAATAACAGGCTCAGAACGCACATCAAGATAAAAATAATTTGCAATTACTCCAAGAGCATCATAATCAAGATAGTGCGGCTCAATGGTATTCTTGATACCATCAAGCAAAATTACATTATCTTCACTATATCCGATGATATGCTTATCCTCCATAGAAATAACCTCAAAGACAAAGGTTACACCATTCTTTGCAGTAATATCGCAGAACATATCAAACTCTGCGCCAAGCTTAGCCCGCAGAATACGCTCAAACTCCTCTGCAAACCAGCCCTGGTTGGTGCTCTTGGATGCAAAGAACGGCTCTCCATTTTCCAAAACAGAGAACAGACCGAGATAACCATTCTCCTTGCGGGAAATGGCAAGCGGATACTGGATATGGTAATCCAAACCCATGCGCTCATGCTCCGCAAGAGTGAAGAACTTCTCATAGCCACGTGCTACAATCTTATTGCTCTTGGTATCAATAAACAAACCGCGAGCCTTTACAGTCTCGTTATCCCAGTGACCCTTCCAAAATGCCTTATTAGTAAAATTGAACGAAGAAATGTTATCTCCAAGCTCCTTTTCGCGCACATAAGGATTGGCACGAAGGGCATCAACGAAATCCTTGGTCATATTTTTCTCCTCTCAACTCATTACTATTGGTTGGCTACGCCAACCTAGGATTTAGACAGTTCCACTGTCTAAATCCATTATATTATACAATATTTATTTAACGTTTGTCTAAAAAAAATGCCCCACCTGCTGGGTATGTGGCAGGTGGAGCTAACAAAAAAGAAAGGAAAACTCTAATAAGAATAACTATTGATTAAATCAAATAGTTTTTCTCCATTTTCAACATAAGGAATCATACTAACAACTTTATCAGTAAGGGAAGTCATTAGATGCACTTTTGGATTATTAGGATTATCAGTCTGGGTATGATAATTCGCCAAATCAAAACTATACATATGAGTGTTGTTACCATACTTAGCACAATACTTCTTAAAGCAAGTTTTACCAGAATCGCCACGACTATACCAGCAGCAGTAGTCACTAGTCATAATTTGCATATCGCTAATTAGGAAAATGCGGTCATAGAAATTATGATTTAGAAAATTTTCATAAGCAGGAGCAATATCAGTCCCAAATCCACAACCATCATTAGCAACAAGTTTCTCAATACAAGAGAAAGCATTATCAAGAGGATTTAGCTTGACACTCTTAGCTTTATCACCAAACTTGACAATATCAACGTCAGGATTGTTTAACCAAATCGCAATCCCATAACAAGCACCCACTTCTTTTAGAGAAATAACACTCTTAGGAGAAATAGTGCTACGCATGGACCCAGAAACGTCTAGAGCAATAGCAGTCTTACCCGCAAATTTTGGCATATTATCACAAGAAATGCGGAAAGCCTTTTCAAGAGCCGCAATAACTAGAAAATTATGAATCTTTAGATTGCGATAAGCGTTATAAATCTGATAAGGGAATACCATAGATTTACGAATCTTATCTACATTCGTAATTTGCGGAACAAGATAATCATAAACAATAGCGTCATCAAAACGGCCTGACTTAGTAGGATCAATAGCTTCAAGAATGTTATTTAGGTTACGGATAAGAGCAAGATAACCAAGCTTCCCCTCTCGAAGAAGACGACGCCACTCTTGGTCTTTGTCTTCACTGGTGCTAATTTTAACTTCCCAAGTATCGGGAGCTTCAAGAGTACCAGCCTTATACTTATCAATAGACTCACTATGAGCATGAGTAATATTGATAAGGTCAAACATATTATATTGTTTACCCTTCATCTTGTACTTACCAATATGGTAATCTCCAAGAGAAGAAAGGTAATCACCAAAACCACGAACGGTAGCGTGAGAACGTTTACCCTTAAAAGCTTCAATTGCGGCAAAAATTTCCGCAACATCGTCAGGACGATTTACAATCTGAGAAAAGAAATAGCGCTTATTTTCAAACTGGTATTCATTAAGAATAGCCGCAGTGAGCTGAGATACAGAACGCATACCAAGTTCTTTGCGGGCAAAAACAGCAGCCTTAGCCGCAAAAGAAGCCCCATACTTAGCAATAATTTGATTGGTTAGCTCAATGAAACGAGTAGTCTGAGTATCCTCATTTTCATAAAACTTATCAGTAAGATAAGAACTAAAGAGGGTATTCATCCACTCTTCAAGCGGGTTTTTCTCAAAGACTTTGCCGCCCTCATAAGAGTCAACCATTTGAGTAGAAATGTTCTTGTTGAATTTAGACAATAGAAAACCTCCAAGGAAACAAAATAGAAAGAGTTAATAATATAAGGCTCTGCTCTAACAGTTATTAGCGATATAGCCTAAAATAGTTTTTTAAAATTCCATACGAAGTAACTCTTTCTCCATCACTTGATTATTCAATTGTGCAATGCGGATATGCTAATAAAAGCCGTGAAAAAATGTAGCAATTTATAACTTTTGCGAAGTAACTTTTATTCTATCACGCATCTATATAACAGCTTGGAAATGATATTTTTGCGATAACGAGGAAAGATGGATTCGAACCAAAAGACCTCTAACACTATAATCGTAGCGCTCTAACCTCTGAGCTATTCCCTCAATTAGAAGTAAACAAAAAACCATCACGAGCTTATTTAGTTGTATAAGAAACTTGGAAATATTGGCCTATCTGAAAAATCGTTGCTCTACCATTGAGCTACCTTACCACAACTATCGGTGGTCAAGGATTGGATTCGAACCAATAACATACGGGCTAACAACCTGAAGTAAGATAGAACCCATCACAAGTTTCTATATTTATAGTATAACAAAAAATTTTATTTTGTCAAATTTTTTTATTAGGAGTATGCCCTATTACACCTTTTTTACACGGAATCGAACCGCGCCCTCTCCTTTATAACTTACAAAACTATACGCGCAGAAGGTGCTGGATGCGGGTCATCGAGTTTTGTAAGTTTTTATGCAATCCAAACATTATCAACGATCTTTAATTAAATCTAATAAATATTGTTCATCTATTTTTTTATAGTCTGTATAAGGGATTCGTATTAAACCAATGTTATTTTTTATGCAATATTCATTTTTAATAGAATCTCTGTATTTGGTTTGCTTAAAATTGTCTTCAGTATTCCATCCAGTATCTCTATATTTAAAATGTTGTATTCCATCATACTCTATACAACAGTTATAATCTGGAAGATAAAAATCAAACATTAACTGGGCATTAGTTTTGGGATTGATACATCCTTCAAATTTGTATTGTTGAATAAAGTTAATATTCATTTTTGTTAATAAAGTCTGTATAAGACTTTCCCCATTAGATACTAAGCATCCACAAGATTGCACATGTCCAGATAATAAGTGTATAGCTGGAACCTCTTTAGTTTTTCCACAATCGCATTGACATAGCCAAATTCTGGAAGAGCCATTAGTTGTTGAAAAACTTTTTCCCGTAGGAGACAATGCTACTAATTTTCCAAAACGCTGATTTGTTATATCTTTAGAATTAGCTTTAGAAGTTCTTTCTTTTTGCAAACATCCACACGATTGAGTCTGACCACTTTTTAATTTATCACTTGTAACATATACTATATTATGATTATTGCAAGAGCAAACACACTTCCATTTTATCTGAAGTTTTTCTTTACCCTTATAGATCTTTTTATAACGAGTTCCGTCATCTTCTAATACAGTTAATCTACCGAATTTTTGTCCTACTAAATTCAAAGCATTAGCGGGTTTTAATTTATTTTTATTTTGGCACCCACAATGCGTCCGTTTTCCAGTTGCGACACGCGAGACGTTAGCTTTAAAATAATGAGGTTTATTATCAGGATGGTCATAAGGACAAAGAAATAGCCCTTGCCAGCCGCTATTTCTTTTTTCTAACCTTTTTATAAATAAAATCTTATTAGGACCTATATAGGTGTTCTCTTTATACTTAAAACCCATTTGATTGAATACTCTCTTCTACCATCAATCTAATGAATTCGCTTAAATTGAGAATTCCCATCTTTCCAGCTTCTTTAACCCATTTATTATAGGTTTTTTCTGTTAGCTTTAAATTAAAAGAAACTTTACCATTTGTAACTTTGGGCATTTATATCCTTTCTAATTAAAATTATCTTTATTATATATAAAATATAGACATTCTTAATTATATATTTTTGCCCAAAATTTTAGATAAGTTCAAACAAAACGAGCGCTACTTCATTATCGAAAGAATATTCGTACAAAGAACAAGAGCCTCCATCGAAATAACGAACGACTTCTACATACTTTGCGAATACATCAGCCGCATCATCATAAGAATCAAAAGTTTCAGAGATAAAATGCGCGCCAGAAAAACAGGCACCAACAATACAGTAATGGTGAGCAAACATAACCATATCCTCTCCATCAATAATTGCCATTTCATCCTCAACGAAAGGAATAGTATCAAGCTTATACCCATGCTCAATAACAGTAACCTTCATATGAGAATCCTTTCTCTCTTGGACTTTCTAGAATATATTATAACATAAAATTTTTCTAAAAGTCAAATTATTTTTTAGCACAAATCTTCATGACTAAATGAACTATAATCTAAAACTTTGACATTGCCGTTTAAATCAAAACCTAAATTATCTCCATGTAAATCTCGCACATCAAGCGCAGCAATAAAATCAAAGAATTGACTAGCAACCCCATATCCATAATCTTCAACAAATGCGGCTAACATCCTATCGCTAATACGATATTCATTAGAACGCTTACAAATATTAGAAGCTTCTTTGCGGCTTTTGTCAGAGGTAGCTTTATTTATTTCATAAAAACCAGGTTCTTCTACTTTCTGTGAAGCATAAATACGAAAAGGACAGCCCGTGAAACTCCAATCCTGCATTAGAAAGAAAGTATTTGCAAACAAATCTTCTACTTCCCATTCTACAGATTGGTTATATACGTATTCTTCTACTTGACAATAATCCCAATTACATAAAGATTCTTCTTCATACTTATTTGCATGAGAATATAGATATGTATAATCTTCATCTACATAATCGCAAGGGTCTTCTTGCCAATCAACCATTTTACCGCCACGAAAAGGAATTTTAAAAACGTAATCTGGTTCATCTTTAAAAGCAATAACCAGTTTAGTTACGCCATGAGCAATCCAGTCTACATTATCAAGAATACTATAAAGACCCTCATAAGCATCTTCATAATCTTCTTCATCATCATCCATCCAATAGGTACTATAATAACTCTTATCAAAATTAGATAAAGATTTAAATTTGTTTTTAGCAAATTCAATTAGTTCTGTTTTACTACGCATATAAAATAGGCTCCTTTCTTATATAAATATATTATACTAAAATAATATATCTATTGAAAAGAGTCTATTTTTTAGCTTTACCTTTTTCGTCTAAAACAACTCCAAGAGGTGCGGCATATATTTTATTTTCAATTGATTCTAATTCATCATATATTTCATTATTGTGCTCTGTATTTTTATTCATATGTAGAAAAGGCAATACTTCATCTTTCATGTGGTCATATTGTGCGGCTAAATCTTCATCAACACCACGAGTACACCCAAGTAATTCCGCATCTGTATTTATCCATCTGCCTATTGGGTGTACTCCGCACAACATATTACCACATTTATTACAATATAATCTAACGTAAGTTAGTTCCGCATCCAAGGGAATAACTTCCAATATTGTGAATAGCCATATGGGTAATATAGCTTTTCATATTTTTGCCCATCCCACACATATAAAGTATCACCGTCACTATCTAATACAATAACTTTATAGATAGCTTCTGGTTTTAGAATTAGATGATTATATTCTTGTGCTTTTGAAGCAGTGTATTCAGCATAGTATCTTTCCATATTAACCTACAATTTTCCAATGATCACGAAAAGTGCGGGCATAAACAAGTTGATACCATTTGTCAGTATTTACATCATAAAAAGCTACATTCTTTTCAGAAAAAATCTTTAGAGGAAAACGTCTACCTTTAGGCATAGATACCCCTTTATATTCATAAGGATAGTCATGCTCGTCAGTAAACTCAGCTACAACTGCATCTTTATAATAGTTTTTAGCAGTCCCAATCTCAAGGAATTTTTGAAACAATCCCATTATCAAACCTTCTCCCAATGCTTCCATATCCTATGCGGCATATATGGAATCCAAGAGCCACTTTCAAAGGCCACGATATAAGCAGAAGGTTCTGTTTCATGCGGGATTCCATTGATAATTACTTGTTCCGCATTTGTTTGAATTTCAACGTCATATTCCTTACCATCAATCAATTCAATATCTTCATCAGGAATATAATTATGATAAGTCCAATTTGGACCATGATATTTATACATTATTTAGCCTTACGGATTTCAAATTCACAACCATCAAGGCCCATTTTATCAATGATGGCTTGAGCATCTTCTTTTTCCGCATAAGACATGGCGTCAGCAAGTTTAGTTACGCGATGGCCTTTTGCATCAAGTGCCGCAAACTTTTTATCAGGACCGCCACCATTGACAAGACAAGTGCGTTTACCATAAATAAGATATGCCATTACATCATTCCTTTCTCTATTTTATACTATTTTACCATAGGGAAAGAGGGACTGACAAGCACTTCTTTCTTATCTTCTTTAGGTTTAGGCCATCCCGCATAAGGCTCTTTAGGTTTTAGATAACATTCTGAAATGTTATAGTTTAGTTCATCCTCTGCGTCTTTTTTAGTAGCAAGAATCCATTCACGATTGCCGCACCAATTGTATTCTACTTTGATGCCCATGATAGATAGCACATTTTTAGCACCAGCGAGAATATCCATTTCATGATTATATAATTTTAGATATGCTTCTTTTTTGTCTGGCTCTTGGATATGTAAAAGATAATAGCGTTCAGCATTGAGTTGTGCTTTATTCATATAAAGTAGAATCTTATCTTGCGTTAGCTCAGGAATAAAATCATAATTTTCAGGATATTCCGCAATTTGATTTACATTGTTGATTTTCATATAGTTTCTTTCTCTTGGATTATAATTTTATTTTACTATAACATAAAAAAAGGAGACTGTCAAGTGACAATCTCCTAAAAATTAAATAAGACCAAGGAACTTGCGGCCCTTGATTTGAATAGCGTTCTTGAGAGCAGCCAAATCAAGAACAACAAGATGCTTCTTGAAGTAAGGCCACATCTCCTCAGCCATTAACTCGTCAACAATCTTATTCAAGAAAAATCCAATGCACTTACCCTTGTTCTCCCACTCGTCCATTCCAAGAGCAAGCATTACCTTATTCTGCTCCTTGGCCATAAATGCGGCAGTGCAGTAATTCTCAACAAAAGCATTAATGCACTCGTCTGCGGTCATAGCGGGAGCCTTAACCTTCTGCTTCTTGCGGGCATGGAACTCGTCAAGAACGATCTTGCCAATCTGAATATTGCCATAAACATCACGATAAGAAGGCTCTGCCTTAATAACAAGACCCTCTCCACGCATACCATCGGGCATATTGAAGTTAGTCTTATCCGCATAAGCATCAATAAGAGTCTCAATTGTAATACCACAATGAATATGGTCAAGGTCCGCAATAAGAGGAACTACACGATGATAGTTATCCTCAAAGAACTTAGACCAAGTTGCATATGGAAGATACTCACCAGTAGAAGCATCAAACACATCAAAGATGAAGAAACCGCTCTCAACATAATCCTTGATGGTGCCAAGAAGCTTCTGGCCAGGAACTCCAAGGAACTCGCCATACACAATATAATCAGGATGGTCCTTACAGAAATTGCGCAAGAACTCTACCTCTGGGTCAGTAGAGGTATTGATATAGTTGTAGAAACCACCGTTGTCAGAAGTGGCAGAGAGATTGCGCTTACGGGAACCGCAAGCAATAGTACCATCGCCCGCATCCCAAATACAAGCATTAGTACCATCAATCTTTGGCTGTATAATAATATGGTTACAATGAAGAATATCCTTGACAACATCCTTATCAAGCTTCTCCAAATGAGTATAAGAACGATAGTTAGTCATATTTACTCCTCAAGGTCATAAAGATAATCTGCTTGATTCTCCGCTTCTTGCGCGGTAATTAGAAAATATTCATCACGATGTCCCGCCCAAGAATAGCCAACATAAATACCAATTGTTTCAAGAATGTGAATAGCCACATCAATCTCATGTTGCGTTCGCTTACATAGATTCTCGCCATAGAATTTAACTTCCCTATCATGAGATGTTTGCGCATTTAGACCACGCTTATAAATGCGGTTCTGCGTAGCAAACCAAGACATGAGATTTTCCTGCTGTTCAACCGTCATCTTGTCATTGTAAGAATCAGGATATTCCATACTACCTGCGGTAAGAGAGAGGTCGTAAGTCAATTTAGCAATCCTTTCCAACATGAAGAACATAAAGACCAAACTGGTTTCGATACAAGCCGCTAGAGAGATGCTTGTCCAACTTTTCCTTTGCCTTGGACATGTTCACAATAACTTTAGTCGGAACGCACTCTCGACCCTCACGAGCAAGGTTACGAAGAATACAAACTTCAAGCGGAGTATCAAAAGACACGAGAAGCATCTTACAATCAACCCTGATTGCCTTGAGGGTGTTATAAAGAGCCCTATCAGAGATATGAGTAGCATCCGCAATCACATTATGACCTGCGGCAAGAGCTTCATTGATTTCCGCATAGAAAGTGGCAATCACCTCGTCCTCGTGGGCAAAGTAATCTTCACCATCCGCAAGAAGGGAGAAGCGAATCTCATCACGAGAAACCTGAACAATATTGTCATGCTCAGCAGTGAACTTACGCGACCAAGTGCTCTTCCCACAACCAGGAACACCAGACATGATATAGCAAGTAGGTTTCGTCATTTCTTCTCCCTTCGTTGTTTACAACTATATTATACTATATAGATTAGTCTCTTGGATAATAAAACTTTTTACCAACTAATTGTCATAGTATTTACATCATAAACCCAACCACCATTGTTCATAGATGGCATATTTTTAGGCTTATAACCCGCATGAGCAGTATGAACCACCTTATAACCAAGCTGTTCAAAAGCATGAAGAATATTAAGTTGGTCTGGTGTAAATTGGGTAGGAAGTGTAGTTCCAAGAGTAGTTGGATTATTATCATAGTATTCATCATACTGAGTGGTATCAACAGGATATACAATAATCATATTAAAACCTTGATGTGCGGCCTTTATAATATCATCAGTAACAGACCAAAATAGCTCTGAATCTTGTGCGTGTTTAAGAGCTTTAGCCGCAACTTCTTCTTTATAATTTTCTACCGCTTTACGAGCCTTATAAGCACTATAAGTATCCATTACATTCATACTTTTCCTTTCTATCAAAATACATTTGAATATATAATAACAAAAACAATTATAATATGTCAAATTATTTTTTATTCAAAGCAAACAAAATTTATTTGACAAGTGCGGTAAATGCGATTATAATAAGAAGCAGGAGATTCTGGCGAAGCTATATAAAAATATATATCTATATAATATATCTATAATTCTGATATAATATATATAGTTTTAGATATATTATATATGTAAAAAAGATAGATATTCGTTTATATAGCTAAAGCATATAAACTCTACTATCTTTTTTACTTATTATATTTGCTGAAAAAGAGTGTGATGGCATTGACGAAGAATGGCCGCACATAAAAATAATTTTGCTATCAGTAAAATAATTTGATATAATATAATCAAATGAAATTGAAAGGAGATTATATGTATATTGTACTTCTTGAATGGTATGATGAAGAGCTTGATAATCTTGACCAAGAATCTCGCCAATATTTCTTTAATAGCGCGGATACGGCCCTATCTTTTGTTAAGATGATTACTCGTGTTCAAAAGCATTGGGTAAAGTACGGTTGTCCCAAGAGTGTTTATCTTTACGAAACCATTTGTCTTCATGGTATCCCATATCCTGATGAATACTTCTCTGAAGAGAATTGTTTTATTGCTTCATGGGTTGACTGTGACAAATATCTTAAAGACTAATAAAATATGTAGACAATTGTATAAATCCTATGTTATTATATAATTGTAAGAAGTTGAGGGAGAAAGGAAATCTATGTTTGATGACGAGATTGTAACCATTCCTGTCGGTTCCATTGTTGTCTTCTCTACCAACATTGTTTGTGAAGTGCGGGATGTCCTTTCTCCTCATGAGCTGATTATCGCAGGCTATGAGCCTGGTACCCTTGCCTATCTTCTTTATGGTATTGAAGATGGTGTTCCGCGCGTGGCTACTGATGATGAAATCATTATGCTTTACTAAGATTGGAGTTCTCTTGGATACTATGACTGCTAATGTTCGTTTTGATTATTTTACCGCAGCTCGTGGTGCTTTTATCAAAAGCGAACGTGAAGACATTACTTTCCGCAACCTTGATGAACTCGAAACTCTTATCAAGATTGATGTGAATATGCGGGCTAAGAAGTATGGTGATGAAGTGGTTGGCCATGTTATGGAGATTGGTTAATGGAAGATTTATATATTTTTATATTAACTCTATTCTTTTTGATGATAGTATTCAGCACTTCTTTCCCGAAAGGACAGTAGCATGGAAGATGTTATGAAGCATGAGATGGTGCCCTATTTTGACGAGAATACCAAGGCTAACGATTGGGTAAACAGTATGATGCGCCGTGTGCGTTGGGACCTTTTCCGCCATCAAGGGGCATGGGTTTATATGGCAGGTGAGCGGGGCAAGCGCCGCAACCCCATGACACGACATAATGCTTATGACTATATCCGTCAGACCATTAATAAAGAGATGCGGGAACTTACACACTATCTCACCATGGAGCTTTTGCGGGAATATCATAATGATAAAATTGATTTTGATCGTGAAACCGCACGACATTATAATAATTATTTTGAACTTTCAGAAGGCGATGAAGGATATGCGCCTGGTCTTGAATGGGACGAGGACTCTCCCTGTTGTCATTAACTTGTCTCTTGGACGATAATTATTGTATAATATTATCCAAGAGAGAAAGGAAAGCATGAATATCAATATTGATTCTCTTACTTGTGGCAAATGCGGGCATCGCATTGATGTTGAGTGGTATACTCATGACCCATTTGATAAGGAATATTGGGATGCCGCCAATGCTGGTATTATTGATATTTATAAGGATAGTAATATTACAACCTATTGGGCTACCTGCGACCGTTGCGGCATTACTGATATTTATTATAGTTATGAGGATGCGGTCAAGGCCGCAATGGATGGTAAATTCAAGCCTTGGTCTAATTAGAAAGGTTTATTATGGCTGAAAAGTTCTATGATTCTCTAAACGCAGAAATTTATGTAGGCGATAAGGTTTATACTGATAAAGTCAAAGATGGGCAGTCCCATTATTACGTTGTCAATTCTCTTGGGGCGTGTGACCCAGATTTTCCTGAGCATAGCGTATATTGTTCTTCTACTGACCCAGAAGATATTGCTACTCATATTTTCAAACCTGCGGATGTTACTGTTGTAACTTATGGTAGCGCAAAAGAGGTGCATATTTAGAGTGTATACTAGTGATATGTTTCTAAATGATGTGGATAAGTTGCTAGACAAAATCCGCAAAGAGGGAAGCTATAAGATTATTATTCCTTCTAATTATGATACTACAGGTCTAAGTCAAGTTTATAAAGACTGTAGGGAAATAAAAATCCATACAAAGGAAATTGAAGAAAAACACAAGAAAGAACTTGAGAATCGTATCAAGCATGTGAAGTTTGATAATCCGTGGACTGTTGTCTGGTGGGATGACGGTTCTATTACTCGTACTAAATGTTCTTCCAAAGACCGCTTTTCTCAAACCAATGGTCTAATGGCGGCAATTTGCAAACATTATTTTGAAGATACTAATGTATTTTGTAAAATGCTTGAAAAGTGGTGTGACGATGACCCACACTATGACAAAATGGGTATCAAAGACCCAAATCTTATGGAATTTACAAAAGGATTCTATGAAGGTTACAATTATGGGTATCGTGATGGCAATGACCCAGAAGGGCAATATAATAATAATGCTCATATGGCATGGCTTTGTTATCACTAATGAAACTTCAATGTCCTAATTGCGGAAAAATCGCCGCATATCCAAGAGACAGAGAATTGTATAAAAAGTGTAAGTGCGGGGAGTGCGGTACATCGTTTCCCGCACTCCATTCTGTGTATTATCAATCAGATAGTGAATTACTCTTGGATATTTTATATGCTATCACACGAGTAGAGGAGAAAATAGATGGACTATATGAACGATGATGCCATTATGGAGCAGGAAGCGGAACGCTGGGCTGCGGAGAATGATGGCAAGCTAATCTTTGATGAATTTGATGACCCCGTAGATGAATTTTTAGACGAGTTTGAAACATATAAGTGAAAACAAATGCTCAAGCATCCTTCCCGCACTTATCTAAGTAATAAGGATTTTGATGCTTTTTTAGAAATATTGGGAGAAAATCGGATGATAGTAAAAACTAACAATTCGTTCCGCCTTGGTGATAAGGTAAAACACATCAATGGAGACACCATTTATCGTATTCGCACTATGAATTCTAAATTTATTATTGCGGTTGATAAGGATGGCAATACTAAAACTGATTATGCTAAAAAGTTTGAAAAAGTAGATTAGGAGATATAGTGGATTATAGAGACTATATGACTGATGCCGAGCGTCTTCTTGATAAATTGGGCTATAAATATACTGGATTAGATGAATTTGAAGGTAATCCAGTATATTGTAAAACAACTATATGCGATGAATTTGAAGATATTAGATTTAATCAAACTAGAAAAGATTAGGAGATATAGTTGGGCGCTATACTTGTTATTATGACCATAATTATTTTTCTCTGCCTATTTATGATTCTTATACCTATTATGATAGACGAGGTAGAGGATTTGGGGAAAAATTTTTGGGCCGCACGCATTGCTTGGCGAGAAGGCAAAGAGAAGTATAGAAAGTATATTGAGTCTCATAAATAAATTATCTTGTCTCTTGGATTAATAATATAGTATAATATATATAGTCCAAGAGAGGAGAACTAATATGGCAATTGCGGACATTCTTGCTGAGAAGGAAGAGCTGGACCAGAAGTATCTGGAGAAGATTGTAAAGCTTTCTCATGCGGACCAGGTTCTTGAACTGCTTGGTCGGTGGCTCCATGATTTTACATATTTTCCTGGTTTTTTTGATCCCTATCATGGTGTATATGACCGCTTTGCCGATGAGGTAGAAGTGGAAATCACCTATGGCGCGGCTTATGGTTATCGTATTCATATTACCAAGGATAGGAAAGAAATCTTTGCTTATGATTATGATGACTATATTGGGGACGCTACCGATGATACGGCTAAGATTTATGAAATGATTACGAAAGCGCTTATCTAATGGCGGTATAATATATATGGTCCAAGAGGGGAAAACTATATGTATTTGATTGCTAAACAAGAGCAGAATAAGCGAGCGCAGTTGGAACAAATTGTCAAACTTTCTCATGTGCAGGAAGTTATGGAATTGCTTTGTGAGTGGTTTGATGATTTTCATTGGTTTGTAGATTGTAATCGTGTTGTTAAGCGCTATATTGGCGCAAATACTAATATGCAATCATATTTTATTGTTAGATATGATGCTATCAATGGTTATGAGATAGGTGTAAATATTTGTAAAAAATCTACTTGGCACAAATATCAGAATTATACGGGTGTCGTTGAAGATGACGCGGCTAAAATTTATGAAATTGTTATGAAGGAGCTTATGTAATGGTAGAATGGCAAGAAGAGGTTGCTCGCTGTGTTTACCAAGAGCTAGGCACATATGTAGAAGAAAATCCTGGTACATCAGATTTTATTTTAGAGCCTAGTGACAATGGTGTATTTTCTTTCTCGGTAAAGAGTGGTGTTACTGCTCAATTTGATATGAGTGGATATGCGGGTAATACCAGTGCGGAAATTGCTCATAATATTGTAAAAGATATTGTAGAAAATTATCTATAATAAAAAATGCGGTCTTGTGATGTCATCTGCCATCGCTGGGCCGCAATATCTTTATATATTGACTATATGTAAATTTTATAGTATAATATAAAGGTTATTAGAAAGGAGTTTGCATTGCGGAAAAAGAAAGAAATAATGCAACATATTTCAAAAGTTATTGATGTTTATAACCAGCAAGCAGAGCTATATAAGAGACTTGCCGAGGAAGTAAAACGCACTTCAGATGCAATCAAAATCCTTGATAATCGTCTTAGTGAACTCCTTAAGGAATATAATGCCGCAGCTGCTCTTCTTGAGGATGAAGAGAATGACTAATCAAAAGATTATTTCTACTTTATTGTCTAATAATCTTTTTGGCAAAGATTGTATTGTAAAATATATGGGAGACTATATTGAAGTAGATACTATTCATGCTGGTAAGATTGCTATTGGAGTATCTAAATACCTTGAAGGCGGATGGTCATATCCATATGGCCATTATATGTGGCAGATTGGTTATGCTTTCCAAGAGTATCAAGAGATTCATAGAGGACCATTTAGCTGTAATCTTTATCCTTCTTCAGAAGTATTTCGTATGGTAAGCGATATTGAAAAAGAATATATTAGACGAGAGAAATATAAATGTAATATAATATAAGTATAGAAAAGAGAGGGGATAATATGTTGGACACCACCGAGAAGGCTTACACCATCTATCATTGTGATGAAGTCATTGATGAAGTTGCTTATCGTTTGACTCGTGGTAACTGGTATGGTTATAAGCAGTTCCATGACCATTTTGCGTGTGTTGTGGTGTCTGGCAAGCAGATTGAGCTTTATTTCCATCCTTATACTGGCTATCAGGCTCTTGTGATTGCGGATGGCGCTCCTACTTATTATTCTATCAAGTGGAAGGATTATACTGGAGATGTTTCTCATGATGCGGACCATCTTTATGCCTTGATTATTGATATGGTTCACAAGTATGACCAATCTTTGTCTGCTATTCAAAAAGATGAATAGTAAAGCACTTTTTATACATTTTGGCCGCATTAAATCTAAAATAAGTATATCTATGTCTTTTGGAGGAACGGTAGTTGAAACGCTATAAGAAGTATTCTATTGATGAAGTTCGTCATATGTGGGAAACCGCACCCACCAAAGAGCTTAAGCGTAAGCGCAAAGGTGTTCCATATACTCTTGTAGTAAAAGGTAAAATCCAAATTGATGACAATATTACTGTTAAGATGGACAGTGATAGATATGAGCTATTCTTTACCAAGGGGACGACTTGTGTTGACTGCGGGATGGAGGGCCAGTATTTTTGGCTAGAGCAACAGGAAGATCAATCTGGTGCCGCATATCATTTTAATCTATATGGTCTTGACAATGATGGTAATGAGATTCTTATGACTAAAGACCATATTATCCCCAAATCTAAGGGTGGCCGCAATCATATTGATAATTATCAAACCATGTGTGTTCATTGTAATGGCCGCAAATCAAATAATTAATTTGTCTCTTGGATTATATTTATAGTATAATATAAGTATAGAAAAGAGAGGAGTACTAATGGACACTATTCTTTGGTATATGATTTATGATAAGTTTGGAGTTAATGGTTTCCTTCTTGCTATGTGTGCGGGAATGGTGTTCATGGCTGTTATCTTCTTTGTGATTTGGAATCGTTTCCGCTAAGGAGTGTTATATGCTGTTTGATGTGTCTATTGGAGATTTTCCCTCTTGGTTTGATGTGCAGGACATTCTTCAAGCTTGGGTCTGGGCACCCGACACCATTGTTGATATGGAGTATGGTATTGGCTTTGGTGATAAAGACTGGACCTTTGGTTTTCACGAGAGTGGTGATGGTATTTGGTATATTGACTTTTATTACCAGACCACTTATGTAAAGTATTCTTTGCCTATTTGGCGGCCTGATATGACCCTCAATGTATTGCGGACGTATCACGAGAATTATGAGAAGTTTGCTGATGACTTTTGCCGCAAGGAGGATTGGTAATGTATTATCTTTGTGTTGCTTTGACGATTATCTGGGCGATTTCCGCAATGGCGTGGATAGTATCTGCGATAATCAATTGGAGTCTTACCTACTTTTTCTTTTTTGTTGTCAGTGACTTTATTTGCGCATTTTTCTTTTTTCTTGCTATTGTTTATGCAAATATTAGAGTGTGATGGCAGCTAAAGCGCCTATTGGCGCATATGCCAACGAATGGCCGCAATATCATTGGAATATTATATGATTGATTTGATTTTTGGTATCTTGGGTTTTGCTCTTTTTGCAATCATCTTTGCTGCAATTGCATAGGTGAGGGAGCAATTGAGCGCCCCTGCGAAATTGCGACTGAACCAAATATCTTTGTTGTCTCTTGGTTTATAATTGTTGTATAATATAATTGTAAAGAAAAAGAAACAACATTCCAAGAGAGGAATCACAATATGAACATCAACACTGATATTTTGCGCGGTATTGCTTCTTTTCTCGCGGACAATGAGCAGTATGGTGATGATTGGACTGAAGAGCTTGCGGAGCTTTACAAGGTGATTGACCTTTTGGATAAGAAGCAGTCTGTGAAGAATCTTCCTACTGCGGACCAGATTTGGTCTATTATTGATGAAGATTTGGATTGGCCTTATGAGATTACTTTGGATGCTCCTCTTGGTTGTACTTTGAAGGCTGTTACTGTCGGTGATGATGTTTATATTGACTTTTACGATAATGATACTCGGGAGAAGCAGCATTTTCTCTTTTGGAATGAGGATATGACCTCTGCGGATATTGAGAAGCATTGTCAGGAGTATGATTATTGGGCAGACCACTTTGAGTTTGTGGAGTAGCATATGGCTATAGCACAGTTTGTTATTGTTTTTTGTTTTGTTGTTATGATTGTAATTTTTACTCTTGCTTTGTGTGCGGCTGTTGGTGGTTTAGCTTGGTCGTGTTTTAAAGATGCTATTACTGATTGGAAGCAGTATCAATTGAAGGATAGGGTTATTACTATCCAAGAGTACAATGAGTTAATGGATTCTCTCCAAGAGGTGAAAGACTCTATGTGGGTATTGTGTGATCTGCTGCGGGCAAAGGGTCTACTTGACTAATTGAAAATTTTATGTTATTATATAAGAAAATAAGGGCAAAAGTCTGAAATCTTATATTGAATAATTTTATATAATAGTGTTCGTAAAGTTTCACAATACGAATCCTTTCATATAGGCTTGCCTTGCGGGGCGAGCCTTTTTTATTAGAGAGGATTTGTCAGACAATGGTGGACAGGAGGAAAATGGCACAACGTATTAGAATTTCTTTTTCGTTATCAGCAGAATTACGTAAAAGAATTATGGACTATTGCGATAAAAAAAGTCAAAGTGGAATAGATTTTACTATTAGTGACTTTTGCCGCGCTGCCACATTAGAATATTTGGAAAAATATCAAAATGATGTGGACGATAGGCAAAAGTAATACTTTGTAATACAATATGAAAGGATATTAATTATGAAACGATTCGGCAAAATAGGGGTCTCAAAACGGGTTAGAATTATTAACCGTGATTTGAAGTGATATTTACTAATGAAGATTTAGAACAAATTCCTTTTACATCTAAAAAGTACGCTAATCAAAAAAGTATGTATATTCATAAAGCAGCAGTAGATAAAGACCATATCTATAGTTTAATTAGTCAAGAAGCGCATATGAAAGCATTAAATGATTTTGGTTGGAGTGCCGCATATAATCTATGGGTTTATTTATGTTGTAATCAAGATGGCTATATTGAGAATTTTAGTCCTACACATATCGGTCAATTAGCTCATAAAGATAGACGAACCATTCAAAGAGCTGTAAAAGAATTGGAAGATAAGGGTTATCTTTTTCAAGTTGCTGAAAATGATTATATTTTCTTTGAAAACCCTAACGATAATGGGTGCGACACCAGTGCTACAAGTTTGGGGTGTAGCACCAGTGTCACAAGTTTGAATATAAATAAAGAAGAAAATTTAGACAAAAAAGGGTGCGACATAGATGCTACAGGGGGTGCGACATCAGTGTCGCAGGGTGCGACATTGGTGCTACAGGAGTGCGACACTGGTGTGTATAGTAATATTATAAATAATATAGATAATATAAATAATAATATAGAGCTTTCTTCTCAAGATAAGTCAGCTAAAGCGACTCATCTTTTCAAAGAAAGCCACGTTATTACAAAATGTGATAAGGGCGTTATTACAAAATGTGATAACGGAGAAAATGATAATATGGCTAATTCACTTCGTGAATTACCCGCTCGCAAAGCGAGCGTGGACAACTTTGTCCACATGGACAATTCTGTCCAGGTTGGTAGCCCAAGCGCCTATACTCTTAGTAAGGATGAACTTAGACCAATTCATACTTCTGATGGAGCTGTGGTTGAATTGCCTATAAGGAATATTTTAGATGGATTGAAGGATGCTCTTACTAATAAGAAGAATGAGAGTACTATTAAAGAGATAAGAGAGAAGTGTGATTTGACAGAGAAGCAGAAGAAAGAAATAGATGATACATTAGATTTTTGGGAATTGGATTGGTAGTTGATAATTTGCTTCACAAATTATCTACTGGGTATTGTTAGGAGATATAATGAAAAAAGTTTATGCGATTGTAGCAGGTAATCCACTTGATGTTTTGGCAGCTAAAGCGCCTATGATGGTGTGCGGAAGTTTAGATGATGCTAAAGATTTGGTAGATATGTGGGGAGAGGATTATGAAATCCTAGAAGTACCTTATTTAGAGAAGTCTAAGGAGTATGAAGAGCCTAGTTATCCTGTTTATAAGAGAAGCATAGATGTAGAACCCATGCCTTTTATTGGTAAACCTGCTAGCGTAAAGGATGCTTTTCCTAAAGTTCCTATGGATGAAGTTGGTATGATATAAATCTTATACTGTGTGCGGAAAATGATGTGGGTGTGGAGATGATAAGATGGTCAATATAACAGATGTAAAACAGATTCTTCAATTTGCAATAGATGCGGAGATTAAAGTCTTTCTTGATGGTGGCTGGGGTGTAGATGCTCTTCTTGGATATCAGTCAAGAGCCCATAATGATATTGACATTTTTGTAGAAAAGAACGATTATCAGAACTTTATAGAAATAATGAAAGCTAATGGCTTTTATGAGATTAAGATGGAATATACAACATTGAACCATACTGTATGGGAAGATTTGAAAAACAGAATTATTGATTTGCATTGTTTTGAATATACGGACGAAGGTGAAATTCTTTATGATGGGGATTGTTTTCCGGTAGAAACTTTTTCGGGTAAGGGAAGAATTGAGGAAATAGAGGTTTCCTGTATTGAACCATATAGTCAAGTAATGTTCCATCTGGGATACGAGTTTGATGAAAATGATGCACATGATGTAAAGTTATTGTGTGAGACACTTCATATCGAAATTCCAAATGAGTATAGATAACTGCAAATAACAGTTTGTAGGGGAGTTCTGATACTCCCCTATAAAAATGGCTATTTATCAACTGTTTGTTGTGACATAGCCATAATAAAAATGTGCTATCCAAACGGAGTTTGGAAAAATGTTATATTAGTGGTATAAAATGTTTATTTAAAGTGGTGTAAATAACAGTAAAATGGCAGCTAAATGGGTATTCATGATAAAAATCAATACTCCAATGGAATTGGAAAATATTATATTGAAAGTAGAAAATCATATACTAATACAAATAGCAAAGACAATAAAAACCCAGATAATTAGTATAGACGAAATAAAATGTATAAACCAAGTGAAACTTGGGTGTCGCACCCATATACCTGCCGTCCACATTTTTCTTTTTTTCCTTCACCAAAAGCATAAATTTGGCCCGTTGAATAGTCTCAGGTTTACTAATACCCGCCATATAGAAATAGGCCCAAATTTCATGCTTCTAGGCCCGCATTTATATAAAATCTTACCTTGGGCCGCACTTATTTTTTCCATTTAGTTTTGGCTCTTGGACCAAGGAACATGAGATATTTTCATTTCAAATTTCATTTTAGAAAAGTCATTTTAAATTCATAAAATTTTCATTTTAAAATTTTCATTTTGCTTTTGGTTTTCAATTATAGTATAATATAATTAAAGAAAGGGCAAGGAGATAAACTTCCCTCTCTTGGATGATAGCTGAAGCATCTGGTAAAAATAATTTATTAGACAGCCGCATCCAAGTTATGATATAATATAGTTAACAAAGAGGGACGACAAGGGATTCCTCATTGGCGAAAGGAAAATGTAAATGGCTACTTCCAAGGGTATGACTCAGAAGGCAATGTTCGAGCACATCATGGACGTTATGTCTGATGACATGGAGGTTGTAGAGTTCTGCGAGCGTAAGATTGCCCAGCTCTCTAAGCCCCGTGTCCGCAAGACTTCTGCGGCGGTTGTTGAGTTCCGTGAGAAGCTGAAGGCTTTCATGGCTGAGGTGGATGGTCCCATGTCTTGCGGTGAGATGGCTGCGGTCATGACTGACCAGCTGGGTGAGGCTGTCTCTGCCCAGAAGGTGTCTGCGGCCTTCCGTTACTTTGTCAAGTCTGGCGAGATGGTTGAGGTTGAGACTGAGAAGAAGTCTGCTCCTAAGCTCTACGCAATTGCTTGATAGCTGACAGCTAAAGCGTCTAGGGGAGAGGATGTGTGCTTCCCTCTCCCCTTCTTCCAAGAGCAACTAGTGACGGGTAGGTTATTTTGAAATATACTTTTACTGCGGACAATGGTAAAGAAAAAACAGTTTCAATTCCAGATGACTATATCCGCACTAATAAAAAGAATCTGGGATTGACTACTAAAGAAGCAATTGAACTGTGGCTTTTTGATAATGATTATATTGAAAATGCGGAAGCTGATGCTCTGACACAGAAGGCTAAAGGTGCGGGGATTAAAGTAGGGGGTAAGTCCCCACGTAAAACCCCTGTCCGCAAACCTGATTATACTAAACGCACTCTCATTTCTGAAATTAAGAATAGCCTTGAGGGGTTGGTTCTGGATGTAGAAGGTGCGGGGTCTGGTTCAATTGAGGTTTCAAATATTTCAATTCCAAATCTTGAACGTGTAGTTCGTTTTGAACTTGGTGATGATACATATGAGCTAACGCTTAGTAAGAAGCGTAAGCCTAAAACTTAGATAGAAGGTCGCTTATGCGGCCTTCTTTTTTTTGGCAGCTAAAGCGCCTGCTATTAAAGTTTATTTGACAGGCGATATAAAAGTGTGGTATAATGGTGTGGGTATTATTATATATAAAAAAAAGTTATATGATTCTTACGCTTGTGCCGCATATGATAGCTAAAGCATCTTTATTGTTTTAGGATTTGCTCTTGGACGGTGCATATAGGGCCCATTTCTATGAAAATTTGCCATATGGTGCGCGATGGTGGTTACCGCCGAGGACGGCGAACATGTGTTCGGTGGCAGATATAGGGCTGTTGCAATTTCCCTGTCTTGACCTGCCCGCTTGCGCGCTGAATATCACGGCCCCTATCTGCCCCTGACCGTCCGCTATTTGCGAGGTACCCGACTACCGACTATCTTTAGTATAGCGGAACCACTGCCAGTGTCAATAACTTTTCTTACAAAAACATGAATACTTTGCCAGCTAAAGCGGCTATTTTTGAATAAAACTGATTAAAAACAGGGCTGAAATGAATAATTAGTTTAAGGATTATTTGTGAATTTGTGAAAAAACATAAAATATCCCTTGACTTTTACTGGGTGTTTGTGGTAAAATTTCCGCCAACTATGGAGATTTCATGAATTATTTGTGAATTTTAGTATTTTATCTTGACTTTTGGGCGGGATTATGCGGGTGCTATTTTCCTACTGGATAGGTAGGTATAGGATCGCGTCTGTTCAATCCCTACTGACTGGATAGGTTTATCGAGAAAACGATCCTTTTCCTACCTGATAGGTAGGTTTATGTGGGCAAAAAAAATGGGGTAGGACCGAAGCCCTACCCCAGGGGACTATGCCAGTTCGTAGCGGGCTGCACCCTTAACAGGCTCACCCTTGGTCACAAGCCCACGCTTAACCGCGTTGCCCATGATAGCAGTAATCTTCTGCGGGCTGACCACGCCGTTGCTGTTGAACGGCACCGCGAACTTGAGGACCATATCGCGGTCAATCAGCTCACGAATCTCGGGCGTACCGTAGGACTGACCAGCGGTCATCTTGGCGACCACAGCGTCCGTGAGAGCGACCAGCTCACGCTGAGCCTTGGTAGGACCAGACTTGGCGCTACCCTTGCGAGTCTTGGCGGTCTGCTCCGCCATGTGCTCAAGCTTGGCAATCAGCACGTCACGGTCAACCTCGCAAGGCTCACCCTTGGCGAGAGCGATAGCAGCGTTGAGAGCGGACAGGTTGGTGAACTTGGAGGTAGCCATTAGGCATCTCCTTTCTGGGCCGTAGCCCGTCTGTGGGGGCGTCTCTTCCGTTTCCCCTCCTGACATCTAATAATATACAGGACCCCACGCCCCACGTCAACGACTTTTTTCCCTCCACATTCCCTCCACATTTGATAGCTAAAGCATCTAAACGGGATCGGTAGCACAACGTATTTTGTTTGTCAATAGGTTTTGAAGAATCTCCACACAATCTCCACAAATTTTCCGCCATGGTCGGCGAATGTCAATAGGTTTTGATAAAATAGACAAAATCTCCATAACTCTTTTGAAGCGTTTCAAAATTGAAGCGTTTCAATCGAACATATGTTCGGTTATAGGAAATATGAAAACTTTGTGATTTGGCAAAATTACCCTTGACAAACTCCTAGGGCGTGTGGTATAATTTTGACGCCCAACTATGGATGCTTTCCAGCTTGCGGAGCAAGCAGGCAATTCCGCAGGAATTGGCAGCTATCAACTAAGGCTTGCTTGGGTAGTAATAAGGGGAGCTAAAAAGCTCCCCTTATTCTTAGTAAAACACATTATGATTCTTGCGCTGTTCAATCTTGATATTCTGAATTATTCCGCGGTATTGTTCAATCAAATAAGTAACGTCACCATTGTAGCCTTTGAGCAATGCTCTAGTAATATCATCCAGCATTTGGTGTACTACTTTGTGGTCATGCTTGGTAACCACAACCAAATTATCAAGCATATTGTTTTTGTGGTCGCAATCAATGTGATGAACTTCATACCCCTTAGCGATGTTATACAGCAAGTCAAAACTAACAGGGGTATTGCGTTCAACTACAGCATCTGCAAGTGCAGCAAGCCGATAATTGTTAATACGAACACGCTTCCCATTGCTACGGCTCCACAAATAAGAAGTACCATCCAGATTGTCGCAGTGATGTGCGTCAATGATAAAATGAGTATCGTCCACAATAGTAATCTGAGGGTTCATGGTAATCATCTTGCGAACTGCCATTATGTTCTCCTTTGTTTAGGCTTTTGTTCAACTGACAATAAGTATAATAAGCCTTGCGCCGCACATTGTCAACTACTTTTGCTCAAAAATTTTTTTCAATCTGTCTAAAATTTTTTGAATAAACCTCTTGACAAATGGGTATAGTATTTAGTATAATACTTATAAAGTAACCATAGCGCCCTTCCCTGTGGGCTGCGCTTCATGCGTAATCAAAAAGTACCTTCAATGAGTCGAATAATAGGGTTTTAGTTTTCCAAGAGCAAAACTATCGTGTGCGGGCAAACCTGTATTACTTGCAATTGTGTGGCTCTTGGACAACGCGGCAGTAGCAAATAATTGTATTTACTAGTCAGACCTTATTACTTGGGTGAGCTGTCGGGTATCTCTACCTGAGCTGCAAACAGAGGGTTGGAACAGCGTAACAATAGTTAGATTTCCTAATTAGGTTTTGTCCAAGGGGCGCTTGAGGACACGTAATAATCTATCTTTTTTTTGTATCCCTTTAGGGTAGAACTATGTCAAAAATTGAAAATAAGTCTTGACTTAGATAGTAGTTCTGATAATATAATAAGTGTAATAAGGAACTATCCAAAGGAGATACAATGAACAAGACTTATCAAGATATGGTTAAGTATCATGATATGGTTGAATACTCTTATGGTCGTATGGGTTACTTGGCTAAAGAAATTGCTAAAGCTAATTATGCGGGAGATACTACTAAAGCTGAACGTTTACATGATGAATGGGAACTATGGGCTGAGCGTAAAGCAATAGCCCTGAGCAATGAAATAGATTGTTTAGAACTTCTGAAAAAGAGCCGTTAAGGCTCTTTTTTTTAGTCCAAATATTTTATGTTTTTTCTAAAATAGTACTTGACAACATTTCTCCCCTATCCTATTATTATTATTAAGATGGGAGACCGTCTATTTTATCCAATAGTAGGTATAGAATTGTAGATTCATTAACCGTTTTCAAGTAGACTATGTAGAGGTCTTTTCCCTTGCAGCACACCTTTATTATAGACGATAGTATGGGAAATAGGAACCCCTTATTTTAAAAAACTTTTTCTAAAATTTTCCTTGCTTTTGCTATGCGTCTGTGCTATAATCTCGGCCAACCTCGGGTGCTTTAGCTACCAGTTTACGTCTAACAAGAAACCCTTAGGTGCTTTAGCTACCCAAGGGCTTTTGTTTCTTTCCAGCTTGCGAAGCAAGCAGGTAGTCCGCTTTGCGGACTAGCATCTATTATCTGATATAACGTGGATAGGACCGTATCACTGTTAGTTACTTGAATACCAATACCACTGTTACTATGCTTGTTCCAATTATCAATGTTACCTTGCTCATCATCAAACAAGACGCCACCCTTGTTATTAGATACGCGCCACTTGTTTGTACCATGCGCAACAACGTGAACATTACTAGGGTCGATGCAAGGATAATAGTTCGATAGCCAGTCCAGTTTAGCCTTGCGAACCGCCGCATTGAACGCTTTACTAGGCTCACCTTTAGATAGCCAACTAACTACCTCAACCACGTATCCCATACCTTGCAAGGTAGCAAGCGCAGCATTGATAGCCTTGCTATCCCCATAGGGTTCTGCCACTGCATAGGGTGTGGCATCCTCCGCAAGCAAGTAGTCTAGCCAACCCTCAACGGAGTAAAGCGATGCAATGGTACCGTCCATATCCAGTACAATAGCCTTGCTCATAGTAGCCCTCCTAGTAAAACTCACGTGCTACCCACATGATACCATAGGAGATAGCTCCAATGATATAGACGACAATGCCCTTCACATAGTCTACATCGAGGTCATACAACCCGCAACGAACAAGCTGATAGGCGAAGGCAAGGCCGCACAGCACGAACACAACGCGGAAGAACTTATAAACGGTATCACCAGCGAAGTACATTACATATCCTATCTCTTGGATTGCTTACAAAGTAAGTATAACATTACTACTGCGCTATTGTCTAGTAGAATCTTGAAAAGTTTTTTGCCAATAAGTACTTGTACTATGCCATAGCATCATGTATACTAAAGCCATACGGTGACCGAGACGAAGGCCGACTAGCTGCTTTAGCTAGCATAGCCCGAGCAGAGGTGTAGGCGAGCCGTTACACCTTCTCTACAGTTAGCCCCCTCTGGGCGAACGTATGTTCGCCTAGCTGCTTCGGCTAGTAATTGTGGAAAGATTGTGATACCAGATTGGGGGTTGATACTTGCCCCCAATCTGGTAATATTAGTGGTGAGGAAGCCAGCTGCTTCAGCTAGCAAAGGAACGAACGAAAGGAACCTCACCATGTTTGACTACATCTCCAAGGCTTTCTACGGCGCAGCTATGAACGGTGCTGAGACTGGCAGGATCAACCCTACCCAGGCTCATGAGCTTACTGGCATGGTGCGCCTTGCTATGGCCTGTGGCGACCTGCACGTGATTAGCACGTATACCCTGTGCGAGCGTCTGCGCGAGAGCGCCTATCAGCAGTGGCGTGACCGCTACGCTTGCAAGGCTGACGGAGACTTTGAGAAAGCCGTGGATACGCTTGCTCGCTATCTGTCGCGTCACGCCTAAACTCGCAAGTTATTGCAAGGCATCGCGCGAGTGTGAGGGTTTGCGAGCTGCTTTAGCTAGCAGGCCCTCACTGCACTGCGATAAACCTACCTGGGGGCAGGGATTAAGGACAGTGGCATTACTGACCTACATGGGCGGCGTTCCCGACAAAAATCCCCGCCAAGACCACTTTTTCATACCATAATCAAAATTATTTGAAAAGTCCATAAGCACTACGCACCATATTTAGGTGAGCTTTTCGTTGATTAGCACCAAAAGGACGGGTTTTCTTGGGTTTACTAACGGTCTTCTTTTTAGCCATTTCTAAAATTCCTCTCTAATTGGCTTTTCTTTACTTATATTATAATATAAATTTAGGGATTTTGTAAAATTTTTTATTTATAATGATGCTTTACTTATTAAAATGATATAAGATTTTTTGGAGATTTTTCGGTACTGTCTGGGCAAATCACAAGAATGGCCGCATCTTTATTTTTATAATATATAAAAAGTTCAATTTTATCATAAAAAATAATTCTTGGCAATAAAAATTTTTAGAAAAGACTTGACAGACATTTACAGCGTATGCTATACTAAGGCTATAGTTAGATGATTCAAACATACAAGAATAGGAGAAAACAGTGGCAGAATTACCCACTCTTGACTATAACCTTTCCACCCCTGAAGAAAGAATTGAATATGTCAATACCTTATTAGAAAATAATATCAACGAAGAATTACCAAATAAATATCTTACTTATTTAGCAGATTATATTTTATTTGTGGCAGATAAAAATCAAACTAAAAAAGAACGCAATGCGGAACATTCTATTGTAACTAAAAATAGAGAAATTACAGTATCCAAGAGACAAGTCTCATTTGAAGAAGTAGTTTCAAATTTAGAAAATGGTGAAGATGGTATCTATGCTCTTATTTCAAATGATAAAAATAAAATTTTAGATTATCGAGAACCATTAACCAATGAAGATTTTGAAAAAATGCCAGAACTTACTGGATACCTCAATATCATTGAACGACTAAAAGCTCAATTTAAAAAAGCTAAAGGTCAAAAGAAATTCTCTCTAAAAAAACAAATTATTGAGACTTGGCAGCAAATGTATATGCTCAAAGCATCTTACACAGGAGCACCTGCCCGCACTAAAACACCTGCGCAAATCAAATCTCTTGCTCATATGGATTTAGATGAAACCATCTATTTTAATGCTAACGGCTATCCTCAATCTACTTGTATGGTATCTTTATATAATCCAGAGCATGTTTCTGTTTTACTAACATATTATAATCAATTAAAGCAAGAATCTTGGGAAGACCTCCGCAGTGATATGCATTGGCTTCTAATAGATTTAGACAATCTCATTGCCCGCACTCTTAAAGATAAACCTATTTTGCGGGACCTCTTGGATTGGAAGATTGCGGGCTATACCAATGATGAAATTCAAATTTTTATGAATTCTAAATATGGTATTCAGCATACTAATCAATATTTTTCTACTTTGTGGCGCAATCGTATTCCAAAAATGATTGTAGAAGAAGCTCAAAAGCATTATCTAATTTGGTATTATACTCATAATCATACTGGCACTTGGAAAAGATGCGGGAAATGCGGCCAGCTCAAATTAGCACATCCTCTTTTCTTTTCCAAGAATAATTCTAAAGATTCATACTATAGTATATGTAAAGAATGTCGTAATAAACACTAGAAAGAAGGTATAATATGCCTAATATGCAAGTTTGTGTCAAATGCGGCAAAACAAAGAAAGATACTGACTTTTATAAAATGAAAGATGGTTCTCGTTGCGATATGTGTAAAACATGTTTGACTATGCATATTGATAATCGTCAACCAGATACTTTTTTATGGATTCTTGAAAAATTTGATGTTCCCTATATTGAAGATATATGGGTAAAGCAATCAAATACTGCTTATATGAAGAATCCCGCAAAATTTGGCCCCATGTCAGTAATTGGTACTTATATGCGGACCATGAATATGGCGCAATATAGCGACTATTGCTATGCGGACAGTGATAAACTCAATTTTGAAAATCTCAAAAGCAGAGAAGAAGCTAAAGCCAGAAGAGAAGAATTGGGCCGCAATGAAGAATATGAGGCTAATCTAAAATCCAAGTTAGACAATGGAGAAATTAGCGAAGCTGAGTATAATACTTTAAGTCATACAACAGATTTTTCAGAAGAAACTCTAGAAAGTGCGGCACCGCCACAATTTATTCAAGATGTAAGTCAGGTAAATGAAGATTCTATCAAAGCTGAGTTATCAGAAGATAATATTAAATATTTAGCTCTTAAATGGGGGTTGTTTTATAAACCTTCTCAATGGGTTTGGCTTGAAAAGAAATATCAAGAATATGCTAGTCAATATGAATTATCTGTTGACCGAGAGGATGTATTGCGAAAAATCTGCAAGGTATCTCTCAAAATGGATGAAGCATTAGACCTTGGAGATACTAAAACATTCAAAGACCTTTCTGTAACATATGAATCTCTCCGCAAATCTGGTAAATTTACTGAAGCTCAAAAGCAAGAAGAAGAGCGTAGAGAGATTGATTCTATTGGAGAATTAGTAGCTTTTGTTGAAAAAGAGGGTGGGGCAATTCCTTGTTATAAAGACCCTATTGAATATCCGCAAGATAAAGTAGATTTTACTATTCGTGATATGAAACATTATGTAGATAGGTTGGTCAAAGAAGAACTCGGTTTGTCTGACCTCATTGAATCTTTTATTGAAAAAGCAGAAAAAAATAAAACTGAATCTGTTGAAGATATTATGGCTACTAATTTTGATGCGGATAATGAAGAAGTCTCAGAGTCAGAAGCACAAAATTTCCAAGAGTTCTTACAGAAAGAAATTGAAGAAGAAAGCTATAAACTTGCGGAAGAATTTGCAGGTGATGCATAATGGCTCTTGGAAATCTTTTACAAATTGCAGGACAGGGTTCTCAGCGCAAAGAAGAAATAAATAAGGATGATGTTAGAGAGCATTTAGAGGATTATCAACATATTATTGCCTATTGGAGAAAATATCCTGATAAATTTGTTGATTATCTTTGTTCTCTAAATCCTGATAACACTTTTAAATTTTATTATATTCAACGTTTATATTTGCGTGTCGTTATGAGATATAAAACTGTATTTGCTACATTTAGTCGAGGATTTTCCAAATCTTTTCTCGCAGTTTTATCTCTTATGTTAAAAGCAATTTTATATCCTGGTGCAACATTGGCTACTGCGGCAGATGGAAAATCACAGAGCGCCATGATTCTTTCATCTAAGATGGAAGAAATATGTAAATTAATTCCTGCGCTAGCTAATGAAATTGTTTGGGATACTCGTGGAAAAATTGCCACTACATCCCGCACCAAAGATAGTGTAGAATATGCTTTTAGAAATGGTTCAAAAGTAAAAAATGCGGCCATGAGTGAAAATACTCGTGGTGCACGTTTTCAATCTTTGCTCGTAGAAGAGGTTGCAAAAGTTGACCAAGAGAAGCTAACAGAAATTATTATGCCCACTTTGACGGTTAGCCGCAAAGTAGCAGGAGACAAAGCAGACCCCAACGAAGTACTTAATCAAAGTGCGGTGTTTGTTACGTCTGCGGGATATAAGGCAACATATGCTTATGAGAAACTTATTGACACTCTTTGCCACATGGTTGCGGATAAAAATAATAATGACGCTTTTATTCTTGGAGGAGACTGGAAAATTCCGGTTGTTGAAGGATTACAACCTGCTAACTTCATTCAAGCCCAAGAAATGGATAATTCTATGGATGAAGCAGGTTTTGATCGTGAATATAATAGTATTTGGGCAGGAAGCGTGGAAGGCGCTTTCTTTAATGTAAATAAGTTTGAACAACATCGTACTCTTAATATTGCGGAAACTAAATATAATAAAGGTATTTCTTCTAAGGGTTATTATGTTATGGGTGTAGATGTTGGTCGCTTTGGTGATATGACAGAAGCGGTTATTATTAAAGTAACGCCAGCTCCTACTGGCGTTGCCCGCAAACAAATTGTTAATATTTATACTTTTGAAGCTGAACATTTTGAAAAACAAGCTATTCATTTAAAACGTCTTTTTAAAAATTTCAAATGCAATATGTGTGTTCTTGACGGCAACGGGGTTGGCGCAGGTCTGGTAGATTTTTTAGTGCGTGATCAAGTTGACCCTGACACGGATGAACCTCTATATAATTGGGGCGTTTACAATGATGATGATAGAAAATATAAAGAGTGGGTTACTCCAGAAACTATTCATAATGCCCTTTATATTATGAAAGCAAATGCCCCTATCAACTCTGAGCTATATGCTTATTGTCAAAATCAGCTAAACAATGGCAAACTTTGTTTCTTAATTGATGAGTCTGTAGCTAAAAATAAATTATTAGCTCAAGCCCAGGGTAAGAAAATGTCTCAGGCTCAAAGAGCAGATTATTTGCGGCCATATGTAGAAACTTCTATTTTAAAATCTCAAATGGCAAATCTTGTTCAAGAAAATGAAGGCGCAAACATTATTCTAAAACAATCTTCTAAAAAAATCAAAAAAGATAAGGTGTCTGCGCTTATCTATGGACTCTCTTGGTGTAAATTACAAGAAGAAAAAAGAGGAAAACGTAAATCCAGAGACTTGTCTGGGCTTATGCTTTTTTCTAAACATCGTTAAAAATTTTTTGAAAAATGTGGGCAGAACCGTATTATCTGCCCACTGTATTTTTTAGATATAGTAGTAAAGACTACAAAAGGATAAGATTATGCGTGATTCACAAATGGAAATCAAGATTTATGACATCTTGACAGAAGCAGGCTTACCTTTTGAAGAAGAGTATGAGTTTCCTGGTCTTGTGGGAAAATCTGGTCGCGCATTACGATTTGATTTTGCTGTATTTACAGACGATGGCGATATTGATTTTCTCATTGAAGCGCAAGGAAGACAACACTATGTTCCCGTTGGTAAATTTGGCGGTGGACGTGCATTATATTATCAAAAATATAATGATACTCTAAAAAGAAAATATTGTTTAGACCATAATATAAAACTCATAGCTATTCCCTATTATGATGAAGCCAAAATAAACTATGATTATATTATGAAAGCTGCGGGCTATTAGAGGGGGTGAATTTTGGCTACTATCAAAAGTAAAAGTGAAAGAGATTATCGTTTAGTAAACTCTACTAATCAACAAAGTAATTCACTGCAATTCAATAAAATCAAAGTAGGCAAAACAACTCTAGCTAATGACGTAACTTTAGATTTAGACGGAATTCTAAAAGCGGTTGCTCCAAGTAAGCGTCCTATCAAACGAGAGGATGTTGAAAAGGCACTTAGACAAAATAATATACAAGAACTTCGTCGCATTTCAAATATTTTCTATAATACAAGTGGTATTTATAGTAGACTTTGTCGCTATATGGCTTATCTTTTCAAATACGACTGGTTCATCACCCCAATGATATATGATGACACTTTCCGCAAAGAAGAAAAGAAAAAGAAAAAGGTGATTGAAGGTTGGTATAAATCTTCGTTATATCTTGAAAATTGTAAGCTAAAGCGAAACTTTGGCGAAATTGCGCTAAAAGTTATCAAAGATGGTTGCTACTATGGTTATCGCTTAGACCAAAAAATGGCAAGTTATCTTCAAGAGTTACCTGCTAACTATTGCCGCAGCCGTTATGAACTAAATGGCAGACCTGCGGTAGAATTCAATCTAAAGTATTTTGATGATGCTTTTTCCGATGTTGAGTATAAAATCAGGGTATTGAAAATGTGGCCCAAGGAATTCTATAAGGGATGGGCGCTTTGGAAACAGGGCAAACTTCCTAAAGATTCAACCAATGATGAAGAAGGTTGGATACTCTTGGACCCTTCCAAGACAGTCAAGTTTAATTTAAGCAATAGTGACGCACCGCTGTTTGTTCCAATTATTCCTAAACTGCTTGACCTTGACGAAGCTCAAAATTTAGATAAGAAAAAGATGCTTCAACAAATATTGAAAATTATTATCCAAAAGATGCCCATTGATAAAAATGGTGATTTGATTTTTGATGTTGACGAAGCGCAAACACTCCATAACAACGCTGTAATGATGTTAGGTGATGCTATTGGAGTGGATGTTCTAACAACTTTTGCGGATGTAGATGTTGCGGACTTGTCTGATAAAGGAAACGTTTCTTCTGTTGACCAATTAGACAAAGTAGAACGTGCTGTTTACAATGAAGCTGGTGTAAGCCAGTCTCAATTTAATTCAAACAGCAATCTTGCACTTGAAAAATCTATTGCAAATGACGAAGCTACTATGATAAATTTAGTTCGTCAGTTTGAAGAATTTGCTGAAAGTTTGTTAGAACCGTTCAACAAGAGTGCGAAAAAGGTTTATTATAAATTAGAGATTTTACCAACTACAATTTATAATTATAAAGACATTGCTAAGAACTATAAAGAATTGACCTCGCTTGGTTTCTCTAAACTATTACCTCAAGTTGCTCTTGGACAATCTCAAAGTGTTGTTATTATGACAGCATACTTTGAGAATGATATGATGTCCCTAAACGATGTTTTTGTTCCACCTCAATTATCTTCTACCATGAGTGGTAAAGATGCGGATAAAAAAGACGCGGGACAACCTAAAAAGCTTCCTTCTCAAGATGAAGGCGGCCGACCAGAGTTGCCAGATGACGAGAAAAGCGATAAGACAATCCAGAACCGAGAATCAGAGGAATAAAAGAATATGCTAAGAAATGAATCTGTAGCAGTTGTTGAAGCTCCTGAATTCATTCATCTGGAACCTAATGCTATAAACCCTGGTATTTCACAATGTGAAATCAAGGTTTGTTACCTTGGTGCCAATCGCAATGGCTCTTATATCAAAAAAGATGTTGCGGAAAAAATGGCTCAGACTTTGCCTGGTACTCCAATTGTTGGAGCTTATCGCAAAGATGTAGAAGATTTTGGCGACCACGGAGAAGTTATAAAAATTGAGGATGGAGAAATATCTTTCTCTTGTAAAACTACGCCATATGGTTTTGTCTCTCCAGATGCAAAAGTTTGGTTTCAAAAGTTTGAAGATGTAGATGAATTTGACAATCGTGTTGAGAGAACTTACCTTATGACTACTGGTTATCTGTGGACAGGTCAATACCCTGAGATTGAAAAATGTATCACTGAGGGTATGGGCCAGTCCATGGAATTAGACCCAATGGATGGCCATTGGGCTACTAATCCAGAGAATGATATTGATTTCTTCATTATCAATGACGCAGCCTTTACTAAATTATGTGTTTTAGGTAGCGATGTTGAACCTTGTTTTGAGGGAGCTTCTGTAACTGCTCCTGATATAAGCGCTAGCTTCTCTAAAGAAGGTTTTACCCAAACTTTATTTGCTATGATGAATGAATTGAAATATGCGTTAGAAGACAAAGGAGGGTTGGATATGCCCCAGTCTGAAAAAGACGAAGCTCTCTTTGCTGCTGAAGAAGTAGTTGAAGAAAGCGTTATTGAAAGTGATGAATCTGCTGTTGAAGAAACTTTCTCTGAAAAAGAAGAAGAGAAGAAGGAAGAAGAGAAAGAAGAAACTTCCGAAGAAACTCCTGCGGAAGAAGATGAAGATGAAGAGAAAAAGCCTGAAGATAAAGCTGCTTGCGGAGATAAGAAAAAGAAAAATTCTCTTGAAGAAGACAATTCTGAATTAGAATCTCTCCGCGCAGAAATGGCTGAACTTCAAACTGCTTTTGCGGCTCTAAAAGAAGAAGCTGAAGCTCTACGCGAGTTTAAAGCTGCTCGTGATGAAGCTGATAAAGATGCTCTTATTGCTAAATATTTTATGCTTAGCGATGAAGATAAAGCAGATGTTATTGCTCATAAATCTGAATATTCTCTTGAGGATATTGAGTCTAAATTAGCTCTTATTTACGTCCAAAAGAACGTAAATTTTGATATTGATTCTGTTGAAGAAGAAGTTGAAGAAACTCCTGTTACTTCTTTTTCTCTTGAATCTAATGTAAATGATACTGCGGAAGATGATGAACTGTTAAGCGTTCTCCGCACTGCGAAAAATAATCTCTAAAAGGAGGAAAGTCTAAATGGCGCTAAAAATTGACCGTGCTACCAACAAACTTGTTGGACATGACAACTTTGCGCAGGTAGAACCTAATCACCTTTCCGCTCCTCGTGACGGTGGCGTTTATGGTCAACTTCCTGCTGATGACTCTATTGAAATTCTAGAACAGGGTACTTTTGTAAAATATGACTATGCTGCTGGCAAAGTTAATTTTTCTGGTGAAGGCCCTTGGATGATGGTTTTCAATGAAGAAAAACTATATGACGAGCGTAAGCAAATGCACCGTGATTATGCTATGCAGAAAGGTGAATTCTACGATGGCGTAATGGTTCCTCGTGTATTCCGCATGGCTGCTGGCGATATCTTCACTACTAACGCTGTCAAAGCTGATACTTATACTGTAGGCGATAAAGTTGCTCCTGGCGCTAAAGGTATTCTTGAAAAAGAAGCTGCTGCTACTGCTGCCGAAGCTGCTAAGACCCTTGTTCTTCAGGTTGTAAAAGAAACTACTATGCCTGATGGTCAGCCTGCTGTTAAACTACAAGTCATTCACGAATAAGAAAGGGAGGATAGAATACAATGGAATTTGCTCAAATTGCTCAACTTGCTAAAGCTGCTCTAAATGGTACTTCCTTTACTTTCTCTGTAAATGGCCAGAATGAAACCTATGATGCGGCTGTTGTCAATGAAGCTCTTCGCTCCGAACTAAAGAAAATTGCTGGCGATTATAAACTATTCCGCCGCAATGAAGTTGCTGTTTATGAACTAATTGAGAACACTCTTGATGAAGTTCTTCCTAAGAAAGTTATGCAACAGTATGAACAGTTTGCTGAAACTCAGCATGTTGCTCAGGGCGATAAAGCCGTATTCAAACTTCGTATTACTGAAGCTGCTCGTAAGCGCGCTAAAGCCTTCGTTACTCGCGTTGGCCTAGCTGGTCGTTACGAGACTATGATGCTTGATGGACGTGAACTCACTGTCGGTACAAGCGCTATGGGTTATGCTCTTCGTATTGGTTTTGAAGAATTCCTAGATGGTCGCTATGATTTCGCTGACTTCACCGACATTATGGTTGAAGGCATGAATGAGCACATCTACGAAGAAATCCTCAAAGCTCTAACTTCTGCCGTTGAAGAACTTCCTACTGTCAATAAGCACACTGGCAACAGCTTTGATGAAGCTGCTATGGATCAGCTCCTAGCTATTTCCGATTCTTATGGCAATGGTACTTCTACTATTTACTGCACCAAAGAATTCGCTGCTACCATGAAACCTGCTTCTTCCGATTGGGCTTCCAGCGAAATGAAGAATGAACTTTGGAAGAATGGTATGTTCACCAACTACAAGGGTCACCCTGTAATTGTTCTTGAACAGTCCATGGTTGATGAAACCAACGCTGAAAAAGTCGTTGATCCTTCCAAAGCTTTCATTATGGCTTCTGTTGGTGAAAAGCCTGTCAAAGTTGTCTTTGAAGGTGGTACTCAGGTCCGCACTGTTCAGGACAATGATGATTGGTCCCGCGACCTTCAGAGCTACACCAAGTTTGGTGTTGCTGTATTCTCTAATCCTTCTATCTGCATGTATGAGAATACTTCCCTAAAAAAAGCAACAGCTTAGAAGACGCCACCCCTCCTAAGCCAACTCCACCTGAACACTCTGATAATGTAAAAGTTGAAGATTATGAGAGTGTTCAGGCCGCACTTGCGGCTCTAAATGCAGGTGGTACTATTACCTTCCCTAAAAATGTTTATACAGAAGATATAGTGCTTGATAAAGACATGACTCTTGTAAATGCGGGTGGTGCTCGTTTTGCTGGCAAGGTAATTATTCAAGATGCTGCGGTTACAATGAATCGTCCAACATTTTGGGAAAATGCTACTTTTACAGTAGAAGGAACTAAGCCTCTTACTATTTCAGATGGTTATGTCAATAAAGGTGCTAAAGTAAATATCAATACATCTGGTGATGTATCTATTTCTACCACCAACTTCTGGAATGAAGGTAATGAAACTAATTCCGCATTGACTCTTGGGGAAAAGAGTGGAAAAGTTTATCTAAATAAGAACGTATTCCATAATTCTCAATCCAATGGAGTTGTAAATATCAAAGGAGGAAATGAAGTAAAACTTCATACTAACTCTTTTGTAGCTATGAAATCTGCGGAAAATCCATTTGTAATTTCTAATTCTATTGCTAAATTGGATGTTCGTGCTAACACTGTTACATATACAGATGAAAGTGCTGTTGATTCTACTGCTCTTTGTCGCTTCCAAAAACAAAAAGAGACAACAGTAAAAGAATTCGACAAAACAGAACTAACTTTTAATGCTGATAACAAAGCTAATAATGTAAAATATGGCCAAGAAACCTCTGGACTACAAACTGCTTTCGTAGTATTTAGTAATAAGAATAATAAAGTTACCAGTGATAACCCTACTGTTAAATGGGTCTAATATAATAAGTAAAAGGGGAATATCAAAGATAGTGAGTAAAAGATATTCCCCTTTTATTTCATAAAGAGATAAAAGGAGAAAAAATGTCTGTTGAACTCGTTTCTGATGATACATTAGTAACTGTTGAAAATATGGTTGGACATGATGTTAGTTATATTATTACTTCTCTTGGTATTCGTCGCAAGTTAATGCCTGGAGTACCTTTTCAGGTGAAAGCACAAGAGCTTCGTGCCCTATTTGCGGAACCTGGTGGAGAAGTGCTTCTTCGTAACTATCTTCGTGTTAGTAATAAAAATCTTCAACGAGAATTTGGCGTACCTGCGGACCAAGTTGAATACAACTGGACTGTTAAGGATATAGATGATGTTCTTCTCAATAAGCCTGAAGAATATCTCTTAGATGCTCTTGACTTTGCACCTGAAGGTATTATTGACCTTATTGAAAAGCGTGCAATTGAATTAGAGCTACCTAATATGAATAAACGTAAAGCTATTATGAATAAAACTGGTGTCAATATTACCAAGAGTATTGAAAATCATCATGCTTATGATTCTGTCAATGCTTCTGATAATGTTGCTCAGAAACGTAGTCGTAGAGTAAAAGAAACTGCGGAGGATGCTCCTCAGCGCAGAGTACAATAACAAAATAAAGGAGATTTTGATATGGCACAAGCATTAGAAACTCCTGATGCGGATTTTGATGCGGATATGGCATACGAAGCCCCTACCACTTTTCAAGAGATGTATGATTTTTTCCTTGCGGGAATTACTGATGATATGTTTATGGAGCTAACAAAAGAAGATACAGAAGAGCTGCTTGAAGAAATTTTGATTGCGGCTCTTCCTAATTTTGAATTCCCCCGCTGGAAAGACCCTTTCAATATTGATTTACAAAATAAAAAATTCAATACTACTCTTACTATTGAAGAAAAAATGATTATTCGTCAATATATGATTAGTGAATGGATTGGCTATCAGCTAGCAAATATTGATTTGGTACGTCAAAAATATAGTGGTAGTGACTTCAAATTTACATCACAGGCCGCACATATGAAACAGCTTATTACTTTGAAAAAAGAATATGAGCAAAAAGGTTTGCACCTTCAGCGCGTGTATTGCCGCAGACGTCCAGATTCAGATGGGCATATACATTCCTCTTTTGGAAAGATTATGGAGCGTCCATCATGGCGGTTTTAGTAGATGATTTTATTATAAATACAGAGGATATTTGTACTAATCTAACTCGTATTGTTGGACAAATTTTTAGACTATTGCCAACAAGAGAAGAAGGGGTGGATTGGATAAAACCTCTTGATACTATTATTCTTGAACTTACAGGTATGGCGGCATTTTTTCCAGACCAAACTAAATTCTTTGCATTGCTTTGTAAACTAAATGGTTTAAAAGAATTAGGTGAAGAAGTAGATTTTATGCTCTTTCGCCGCACTATTTTTGAAGCTTGCGGACTAACCAATGAAATTAGGGAGTCTGTGGGCCTATGTCAATAAAAACATTAGCAGCCAGAACACAATACCTAGGCGGCAATCAACTTGACCGCATTAATAAGCAGAAATTACGTTCTTTTCAAGCTGCTCTCAAAAATAACTATCAGACAAGGTATATCAAAACAAATAGTCATGCTGCATGGCCTTGCCTAATCAATAAAAATTCTCTAAAATCAGATTATGATAAAGAATATATATCTGTAGAATATGCGGCTGGACTTGAAGCTGGAGATACTTTTGAATGTCTTGATGATGGTTCACATTGGATGATTTATCTTCCTATTATTACTGAAACCGCATATTTACGTTCAGAAATTATTCGCTGTAGATATACTCTTAATGTAGATGGTGAAGAATATTGGGTTTATTTTCAAGGTCCAACAGAAACAGATTTACGTTGGTTTATTAAAAATCAAATTAATGTAAATGAGTTAAACCTTTCTGGCACAATCTATATTAAAAATGATGAAAAGACTAAAAAGTTTTTCAAGCGTTTTACTCATTTGAAACTCGATGGTCATGTGTGGGAAGTGCAAGTTACTGACGCTATTTCAGTGCCAGGTATTTTAGAGCTTGAAATCCAAGAATATTATGATAATTCTATTGCTGAGTTACCTGAAATCAAACTAGACCAAGAAACACCCTTAAATGTCATCAAAGGACAAACTGTTGTTAAACAAGATAGTATTATTGGCTATATGATTGATAGTGCGGCATATGACCCTAATATTGAATGGGAAGTTAGAGATAATCCAAGAGTCAAGATTGAAGAAATTCTTGACAATGGCCGCATTTGTAAAGTAAAAATCTTTGCGGGAGCTGTTAAAACCTTTAGAATTTATTATGGAGAACAATTCTTAGAGGTAACTATTGATTGGCAGAAACCAATTATTCAAGGCCCGCAAGAAGTTTATCCTTATGATACTCATACTTATTTTATCAAGAAGCTCCCCGAAGGAGAAAAGGTAGAATTTAGTATTGACAATAATAACGCTCAAATTATAAATACAGAAAAAGATAGTTGTCAAGTTGAAATTATTTCTAGCAAAAAAGGCAAATTTACTCTTTTTGCCAAATATGCGGATACTGAAACTTCTTTGCCTGTTACAATAAAATCTTTATAAGTAGATTGGAGGTTATATGAAACACATAGCTTCTAATATGCTACAAAAGAATTTCAAATCTACTTTTATGTCTTGTGCTAAAGACCAAGAGACTATTTGGCGTAGACTCTTGGTTGAAAGTAAACCATATAGTGATAAATTGAAAAAATTACTCATTATCAATACTCCAAATTGTTTAGATTCAACGCAAGCTCAGTATCAGCAAAAGATAAATGAATATACAATTAAGCGTATGAAAGATGAACAATATATTAAATCCATTCCTAAACTTAGTTTTGGAGAACATGAAGAAGTAAAATCTTATATACTCTTGGAGTTTGATGATTTTACTCCATCAGATAATCCTGAATATCGTAATTGTGTAATTAGTTTTACTATTATTTCTCAATTAGATTATTGGGAATTGGATGACTATGAATTACGTCCTTGGCTGATTGCGGGATATATAGACGGTATTTTAAATGAAACCAAACTATCAGGTATTGGAACACTACAATTTATGGGAGCAAGTCAGGTTGTTCTTAATGAATATCTTGGTGGAGTTATTTTACGATATGTTGCTACCCATTCTGATGCAGATGATAGTGAGCGTATTATTCAATCATTACCAGCACCTCAAAATTTATAGAGGTGAGATTATATGGCGATACAAGGAGATTTAGCACAAATTCTTTCTGGTATGCCAATTAGGGTTGCGGGCTGCAACATTGCAGTCTCGCAACCTACTATTAGAGAGATTAGTGCTTATGGAGAAGATGTATTTTTAGGTGGATTGCAAATATTTGTAAAAATAGATAAAATTGTTGCCCCAATAAAAGAGGGCAATTCACGATTAGCTATGTTACCTGATTTTCAAGTATTGATAGCAGCGCTTGAAAATGACACTTCTATAAAAGAAACTATAGATAATTTATTTTCTTTGATTTTACCTGAATACTCTTGGGAGTTTGCTCCTGGAAGTATAAATTTTAGAATAGGTGAAAATGCCAGTATTATTGGACAAATAAATCCAATGAATTTTGAAAATTTTCAAAAAACACTTAGTATTTTATTTTTACCGCAAAGAAAAGATAAAGAAGAACAAGAATTTAATCCAGCAAATAGCGCAGCTGAAGAAATTGCTAAAAAATTGCAAAAAGGACGTGACCAACGTGCGGCAATTCAGCAAAAAGAAAAAGGCGATATAGGTAGTATTTTTGCCAACTATGCTTCAGTTATTGCTGTTGGATTATCTATGGATATAAATACAATTTATAATTATACACCTTTTCAACTATATGATATTTTTACTAGGTATACAGTCAAAATGGCATATGATTTACATATGAAAGTTAGTACAACTCCTTTTATGGATACTAGTAAAATGGATGAACCTAAAAATTGGTTGGAAAGTATATATCAATAAGCTATAATCGTGTTCTTCATCAAACACGCTTATATATTTGAAGGAAATCTCGGTGCGTAGAGATTTTCTAAAAAGGAAAATGTATACGTTTTCGTTTTATTGTTTTTATTACAAGAAAGGAGAAAATAACATATGAACCGTTTTGGTGTACGCGAGATTTGCGATGTTGTTTTCAAACCTCTTACCTCTGTTGATATTGGTAATCAGCATTTTGATGCTGGCCAGCCTGTTCTTTATATTGACACTGCTAAAACTTCTTCTCTTGAACAAGCTGTTAGCACTGTCTACGCTCAGGGTGGTCAAGGCAATCCCCGCCTAATTGGCTGGGACGGTGAGAAGACTCTTACCTTTACCCTCGAAGATGCTCTTATGTCTCCTATCAGCTTTGCTACCCTTTCTGGTGCTGGCATTGTAAAAGGCCATAAGGCTGCAGATGCTTCTAAGCATCCTATTTATGTTCATGCTACTTATGATATGGTAGTTGAGCAAACCCAGGATAGCAAACTTGTTGCTAAACTTACTAATGAGGACCGCAATGGTGCTACTCTTGTAGTTACTCGTGAAGCTCCTATCTATCCTGTTACTCTTGATAGCGCTGGTGCTCAATCCCAGTATCTTTCCGCTGTAACTGAAAAAGAGGTTTTCACTGTTAATGAAGGCGGAGAGCTTCAAGCTGCTGAGCTTGGTGCTAATGGTGAAGTTGGCAGCAAAGGTGAAACACTTGCTTTCGTTCTTGGTACAGACACCCCTGGTGACAAAAATCAAGACAAGGCTGTAAAAGTTGGCGATACTGTCCGTATCGACTGCTATGAAGTTCACTACGATGAAGCTTATGAAATGAGCATTGAAGCTTCTAACTTTGCTGGTTACTACTATATCGAAGCTTCTACACTCTTCCGTGATGAAGCTACTGGTGTAGACCTTCCTGCTGAATTCGTTATTCCTCGTGGTAAGATTCAGTCTAACTTTACTTTCAGCATGGCTAACAGCGGTGATCCTTCCACCTTTACTTTCACAATTGACTGCTTCCCTGCTTTCACTAAATTCAATAAGAAGAAGAAAGTAATGGCTCTTCTACAGGTTATTGATCACACCTCTGAAACCCACAATTACAAAGATAAAACTGTAATGGGTCACGATGGCCGCAAAGATGACGCTGAAATTGCTCAGTGGTACTCCAAGTCTGTTTTTGACCAAGCTGACGCTTGAAGCGCTGACACCGCAGCGGTAGGTCACGCTAAAGTAGGTACCGCAAAAGTCGGTGTCAAATAATTCAAGTTAGGAGAAAAGAATAATGGCTTATTCTAAAAAAACATGGGTAGATTCTGAACTAATTACTAAAGAAGCTTTAAATAATATGGAGAGTGGTATTGAAGCTGCGGCTCTTAAAACTGATTTAGCTGCTAAAGCTAAAAAAGTTGAAGGCGTAGTTGCTATTACCGCAGCTAATGCGGCTGCCGCTCAACCTACTCAAGCTGAATTCAACAAAGTAGTTGCTGACCTTAAAGCTATTAAAGCAAAATTAGACGCTATGAACGCCTAAAATAATTTAAAGGGTATTTCTTAATTGAAATACCCTTTATTTTTTTAGAGATTTTGAGAGGAGGAAAAATGGCAATTAGTTATCTACACTATTATTATGGAAATAGTAACTCTCCTTTTACAAGTGCTGAATTTTTTGAAAATAAACGCAAAAATCTTTTAGACATGCAACTAAAAGTTTTTGAACAGCAGAAAAAAGCTATCTTAAATAAAGTTCATTCTTCAAGAGTGCCAAAAGAATATGCGGAAATGCTTGAAATTCTAACTGACACAGGAAATGCGGGGCAACTTCGCAATCAAATTTATGCGGGAGCTAATCCATCTGGCGGAATACCAGATAAAGTTCTTTTTGATACTGCTCTTGGAGGTGTATCTTCTGCAGGTAGTATTCAAAATATGGATGCGGCTAATATTGCAGGAAAAGTTGGAAATATAGTCGAAAATATTGATAATTTTCAAATTGGCTTAGAGAATACTTTAGATAAAGCTTACCAAAGTTTATTTGGTGGTGGAAATTTTGAAGCATATAAGCAAACAGTAATTGCTGATTATATTGCAAATCAAGGATTATCAGGACAAGATAGTTCTATTATAAAGCAACATATTTTAGATAATTTTTTACGTCACGAAGGTTTTATTAAATCAGGTGCTTTCGCTAAAAACACTACTAATCGCGTTGAAGATTCTTTGAAAAAATTAATTTTATTTGCGGATGCTCTACCCGCATATAATGATTATTTATCTGGCACAACAACTTATTCTACTAAAAAATATAGTGGTACAATAAATGGTTTACCAGAATTTTTTAAGATTATTGCGGGAAAGACCCAAGGTTTATATAATATGGTCAAAGGCGATGGAGCGGAATTGACCACAATGTTAGGAGAAAAGGCTGTTATTAAAAAGATTGGTAAGCCTTTGGTAAATTTAGATAAAGTTTTTACTGTTACTAACACTGGTTCTAATTCTACGGGTGGCGTCTCTGTTATTTCAACGTACAAAAAAGATGCCAATTGGGATAAGGCTTTTGGGTTTGATAATTTAGGTAAACAGTATGATGGTTCTGTATCTAAGCCCGATGTTACTGTAACTTATAATTTAAATGGTGTTAAAATTAATTATGGCCTTACTGTAAAAAATTATGAAATGCAAAATGCTAATAATGGTACTGATAAATATTTTATTAATGCTAAATTGACTTCTGAAACTACTTTATACGATGCTATGTCCCGTATTTTTAGTGGTACAGGTATGTATGGTGTTTATCAGCTTGCGGGCGGACATGGCAATGGTAATGTAAAACTTGTAAATGGTAATCGTTATACCAATGGTCAATTGGATGAAATGTGGAATTCTCTAAAAGATATGGTTATTGCAGGAAATATACTAACTTTCTTAGGTGGTCTAAAAGAAGATAATACTTTATTTATGGTAGCTAATGGACGAGTAATTGGTTTAGATCAAATTCTAAGAGATATTATTAATGGAAAGACTAAAGAAAGTTATAGCATCAAAGGTGCTTCTGCTCGTTCCAGATATATGTCTGAAAATAAGTGGGAAGATAGTGAAAAAGATAACCATGCCAATGCTTTAAAGCGTAGTGCTGCAGCGAGCAAGAGTATTGAGTCTTTGCTGAGAGGTGCCAAAATTACTACTCACTTAAAAATATTTTTTAGTTAAGACTTGACAATAAAAATATATTATGATAAAATATATTTAAATATATAGAGATAAAAGGAGTTTATATGATTGATTTACGTATTGAAAAAGAACGTCACATGACTACTCAAGACATGTATGATATTCTTGATTTTGCAATGCAGGCCGCAGAAGATAATGGCTTTATCAATAGTTTTATTTATGAACGTGCTCTTTATGAATTCGCCGCGCTTATTCTATTCCCTGACCGCAAAGATGAATTTGCTTCTCTAATTGCGGAAAATGTAAATACTGCATGGGACGCTATGCTTGAGGATGGTATTCTTGAAGAGCTTGTAGAAAATTATGAACAAGACCTCAATTATCTTGCTACTCTTGGAGAAAAATGGATTGATGAATTTACTACCTATATTCATTCTGCTCGTGGACTTCTAAATAGTCTTCAAGATATTACTGGAAAAATTTCCAATATGAATGTTGAACGCCTTATGAGTACGGCCAAAGAGTCTGGCGTTGCAGAAGCTCTTCAAATTGCTGACGAATGGGGCATGAATCGTGAAGTAGCAAAATCTCAGTCTAATTTTGAAGTTGTAGAAGGTAATACGGATTCTTTGTTCTCTGAGTAATACCTGGTCATTTTTGTATAATCTTTTAGAGCCTACTTTGATAATAAGTAGGCTCTTTTTTTATGCCTAATTAGAATGATATAAAAGGAATTGCCTGTGGTTTACAAAACACTGGCATACAAGAAAATTGAAGGATGTGGTTATTATATCTAAATATTCTAATACCGTTGAATATAATCTAAAAACCACGTTAGATGCCAGTGGTTTGACAAAGCTGCAATCTGAGCTCAATTCTTTGACTATGCAATTACAAAAAATGTCCAATCAAGAATTGATTTCCGATGAAAATAAAACTAAAAGTTTGAAAACAATTCAAACTGTTCAAAAAGCTTTGACTCAGGCTTTCAATCCTAAACTGGGAATGTTAGACCTTACTAAATTTCAAAGAAGCCTAGAGGGATTACCCTTACATAAAATTCAACAAGAGTTTTATAGTATTGGAACATCTGGTAAAACAGCTTTTGCAGATTTGCTTGGTTCTTTAGGTAAGATTGATGTTGGTCTAAAATCTACAAGCAGCAGTTTAGATAAAATCAAAAATACTATTGGCAATACTGTGCGTTGGGGCGTTATTTCCTCAGTATTCAATCAAGTATCTAATTCAATTTATGATTCTGTTCAATATATGAAAGATTTAGATAGCTCTCTAACTCAAATCATGTTGGTTACAGATTACTCTCGTGAGAATATGAGTAGTTTTGCTAAAGAAGCAAATGAAGCGGCTAAAGCATTAGGTACTACTACTACTGCTATGACTAATGCTTCTTTAGTCTTTAGTCAACAGGGTTTTGGACTAGAACAATCTAAACAACTTGCAGAACTATCTACAAAGCTTGCTAATGCTTCTCAACAAGATACTTCCGCAACTTCAGACCAAATTACAGCTTATATGAACGCATATGGCTTAGACAACAATATTGCTGCTCTTTCTAGCGCTATGGATGCTTGGGCGCAAGTTGCTAATGTATCTGCGGCTGATGTTGCTGAATTGGCGCAAGCTTCACAGAAAGCCGCATCTACTGCGAATACCGTTGGTGTATCTATGGACCAATTGAATGGTCAAATTGCTGCCATTGAATCTGTTACCCGTGAAGCGCCAGAGCAAATTGGTAATGGTTTGAAAACGCTATATGCGCGTTTTTCTGACCTTGAAGCGGGTGAAACTCTTGAAGATGGCGTTTCTCTTGGAAAAGTCACTGAGCAACTAGAGAAATATGGTGTCCAAGTTCTTGATGGTGAAGGTCAAATGCGTGGTGTTGGCGATATCATGGAAGACCTTATGGATGTTTGGAAATCTCTTGACCAAACACAGAAAGCTGCTGTTGCACAAACTGTTGCTGGTAAATATCAGCTTTCACGCTTTGAAGCTCTTATGAATCGCTCAGACCTTTATGAAGAATATAAAGGAGCTTCTGAAACTGCTGAAGGTACTCTTGATAAAATGAATCAAGAATATGTTGATTCTCTTGAGGGTAAGATGAATCAACTTCAAACTTCTTTAGAAGGTGTTTTTTCCTCTCTATTTGATACGGATGATTTTTATGCTATGATTGAAGCTCTTACAGAGTTGGTCAATCTTATGGATAATTTTGTTCAAAGTATCGGTGGGGGAAAGCAAGCTTTATTAGGCTTAGGGTCTATTGGATTAAAAACTTTTTCTAAAGATATTGGTGCTAATCTTAGTAATATGGTTTATAATAGAAAAACCGATAAGCTAAAGAAACAGCAACTCTCTTCCCAACGTCAAAGTGTTCTGAATGAGATGGGATTAGGAGATGTTGATCCAAGAGAGATAGAAGAGGTTGTAAATTTTATAGACCAAAGCTTATCTCGTTCTTCTCAAATGACAGAAGAACATATTAAAGAAAATAACGCTTTACTTGATGAGCAAGTAAAGAAAACAAAAGAAAAAATTGAAGCAACTGCGGATTTAGATAAAGCTATTTTTGCTACGACTGGAGCCTATAAACTTTTAGGCGTAGATGACGTAATCACTAAAAAAGAAGATGGCACTTATGACTTTTCAGGCTTAGAAGAACAGGATAAAGCTCATACCGCGCTTTCTTCAAAAGAAGCTATGAATTTAGATTGGGATTCTATTTCTGGCTCTATTGTTACAGCAACACGAGAAGCGGATAAACTTTCTACTATTTTATCAGAAATTTCTTCTCGCAATATGGAACCTAAAGATTCTGATAAATTCTATAATAAATTAGAGCTTATGTCAGATGCTTTTGATAAATTGAATAAAGAAACTGAAGGTTTGACTGGTCCAATTGCAGAAGCTAAAAAGAAATTCTCTGACTTATTTGCCGCAGCGTTAAATGATGCTGAAAGTTTTACTACAGAATCCGCCCAACAAATGTTGCGAGAACTAACTGAGCAATTAAATCTAATGATAGAAGCTGCGGAAGATGTTCAAAAGAATGGTGCTAATGTTTTAAATAGCGAAGAATTACAAGGAAGAATCACCAGAAAAGCTAATTTAGATTCTGACCAAGCTTTATTGGATAAGAAACAAGCTGCTTTCTTTGAAAATATAGATTTATCTTCTGCGCTAAGTGATATAGCTTTATTCTCTGGCGCTCTTGGAGAAGTTATTTTTGGTGTTCAAACACTTCAAAATTTAGGCAATATTTGGTCTGATGATACTCTTACATCTTCAGAAAAAATGCTTCAAACTATTTTAGTCATAAGCTCTGCTCTTCCCGCTCTTATTGATGGGTTTAAAGACATAGGCAGTGTTGGTTCAAAAGCTTGGGATGCTATAAAGAATTTTGCTATTGCCTTGGTAGAACAGCAAAGCATCGCAACTGCTTCTGCCGCCGCTAATACTGGGGTCGCAGCCGCAACGGGCGCAGTCGGAGCTGCTAGTGGAACTGCTGCTGTTGGGGTAAAAGCTTTTGGTAAAGCTTTATGGACAGCTTTAGCTCCTATTCTTCCTTTTATCGCGGGAGCTGCCGCATTAGCTGCGGCGCTTGGCGGTATTTTTGTTCTTTGGGATAAAGAATATAATAAAGCTGCTAGAACATTAGAAGAAGCACAAGAAGAAGCTAAGAAAACTTCACAAGCTCTTGATGATGCTAAAGCTAGTAGCGAAAAGCTAACTCAAGATATTTCTGCTTATACTGATATTAGAGATGCAATGGCAGAAATGACAGAAGGCACTCAAGAATGGAATGATGCCCTCAAAGAGAGCAATGAACAAGTTCTAAATTTGCTTCAAAATTATCCTGAGTTGGCAAAATACGTTACTCGTGATAGTGATGGACAGCTAAGTATTGCTTCTGAAGGGCTAGATGAACTTCAAGATAGACAGGCTAAGAATTTAGCTTATTTGAATTTAGCTAACACTCAAGCCAATGCTGCTCTCAATAAAGCCACTTTGAATAATCAAAGAGTAGAACTTCGTAGAAACATAGACTACGTAGACAATGGCACTCCTGATTGGGGTTTCAATCGAAAAAATATGACCGATAGCGAACTGGATTCTCTTCTTGATGCAGTTCGAGCGCAAGGCGAACATATTCTAACTAGTGATAGCGCTATTGCCGAAGCTCTAAAAGTAGATGTGTCAGACCCAATTGTTCAAGCGGTCAAAGAAAATGCGAACTCTCTTCTTGATTATTATCATAAGAGTGAAACTGATGATAAAGTAAATAGAATTGCCGTTGAAGAAGCTGCTTTACAAGCTCTAAAACTTCAAGATGGTTTCCAAGAAGATGGCGGAAATGCTAAAGAAATTGCAGCAATAGTTGCTCAGGAAGCAACCAAACAGTCCGCAGAAATGGAACAAAAATATCAAAAGCAATTTGATAGTAAAGATTTATCTCTAAGCGATTTAGGCTTTATGTATCAGGATATTACTGGTATGAAATTGCTTGGAGAACAAGATGGTAAGATGCAATTTGAAGATGCCGCGGGCAATACTAAATCTTTAGATGCAGAAACCATGATTCAACTTATTGCTGCCGCTGAAGCTATGGATAATGCAGCAAGCCATTGGGAAAGCCTTGCGGGCAATTTTTCTAGTATTGCTAACTCTGCTCTTGGAAAAGAATATTCTGATTTAGGATATACTGTTTCTGGTGGTAGTAAAGAATTAGGTTTTGATTTTAGTGATTGGAATGATAGAAATCTAAAATCTTTATTAGAAGAAGAAGATTTATCTATTGAAGATTTGGGCTTGACACAAGAACAAGTCAAAGCTGCTGGTTTTGAAAATGGTCAAGCTTACATGAAAGCTTTCTTAGATTCAGCTAAGAATGAAAATGAATCAAGAAAAGAAGATACTGTTCCCGACCAAGAGATGAGTGCAGAGGATAGTATCAGCAAAAGATTAAATAGCGTAGGTCTAAAGTCTACAGATTTTGACCAATACCAAACTAATCTTCGGAATACAAATAAAGAAGTTGCTAATTTTGCTACTAATACAGAAAACGCTGTTGCGGAACTTGAAGAAGAAAATAAAGAACTAAAGAAAACCGCAAATTCTTCTGAAGAAAGCAGAAAAGGGCTTGAGAAAAATAATAAAGCTATTGAAGAAGCCGAAGAATCTTATGATAAAATTACTGCTAAAATTATTGAATCTCAACGAGGTGCCGAACAGCTAAATGCAATTTGGGATGAAACTACAGATATTCTTTATTCTGCTAAAGAAGGAACTAAAGAATATAATGATGCTATTGATACAATGGCGGAAGGTGTGGGCCATCTTATCAACATAGACATGAGTGGTTGGAGTAGAGAGCTAACCAATGAATTTATTGTTGAGAATCTAGATGATATTCGTGCTGCTTTAGACGGCAATGTTGAAGCAATGCAGCGACTTAGAAGTGCTGCTGCCGAGAAAATTATGATAGAAGCTGGCATTAATGAAAATTCTATGCCAGAAATCTATAATGATATGCTATCTCTTATTGATTGGGCTAATACTAATTTACCTAATATTGAAGCTGGCGCTACTATTGATGACTCTGCTTTTGCCGAAGTATTGAACCATATGATTCAAGGAGCTATTGCAGCTGGAGCTAGAATTGAAGATATCCTTTCTGCCCTCAAGGGAATGGGTATTGATGCGGAAATTGGTTATAGATATGAACCAATGGATTTTCAGCTTACAGTTCCTCAAATTACGCTTCCAAATGGCAAGCTTGGTAGTGGCGGTTTGGCTAAAGCTATGGGAGAGGTCTTAGGAACTAGTATTTCTTCAGTAACTCAGCACATGCAAGGCGGAGGATTTGTCCCTTATGTAAAATACGCCAAGAAAAATAATGTAGACAATAGCAAGGGCGGTTCTTATAAGCCTAGCGGTGGTGGAAGTAAAGGTAGTGGCTCTGGCGGCGGAAAAGGTGGCTCTGGTGGCGGTGGCGGAAAAGGCTATACCGCAAAAGAAAATAAAGACCCTATTGATAATGAAATAGACCGCTATGAGAAAGTCAATACTAAGCTAGATGCTATTGGCGCAGACTATGAAAAAATTGCTAACGAACAAAGTCGCTTGACAGGAGATGAACTTGCTAAAAATCTCCAAAAACAAAACCAACTACTTTTACAGCAGATTGAACTTTATAATGAGAAACTAAAAATTCAGCAACAAGAAGCTAATGAACTAAAGAATCAACTAGGTTCAGAATATGGAATTCAATTTGATTCCGAAGGTTTCATGACTAATTATGCTCAGATACATCAGCAACTTATTGATGAAGTAAATCGTATTGGTAATCAATACTCTGGTGTTGGTTCAGAAGAAGCTGAAAAAGCTCTTGATAAACAATATGAAGCCGCTAAAAAACGTCTTGAGACTTTTGAAGAATTATATTCTCGTTATGATGAACTTCTTTCTTCTGATTTAAAAGATACTACTCAACAGATAGAAGACCTCAAAGATGCTATTGAAGATATGAGAACTGAAATTTTCAAAACTTCAATAGAAGCGCTAGATAATATTAAAGAAATTAGACAAGAACTTGCGGAATTCAATCAATCTTCTAAGATTTGGTTTGATGATGACCCCTTTGAAAAAGCCAAACAAAGTGTTCTTGAACTTGGCGAATTCTGGGATGGCGCAATTGATAATGTTGATAAATATTATGATGACTTAATTGCTAAAGAGCAAGAAGCTGCTAATAAAGCTACTACCGAAGAAGGCAAGAAATATCACAATGACCGCATCGCAAAACTTCAAACCGCCAAAGCTAATCAAGGTAAAGGCACTTTAGAAGAAGGTGGCACTGGTTTCTTTGATATGCAATTCTCTAATGTCATGGATATGATGAAAGAGATTGAAGAGTTTGAAAAGACTGGTTCTTCTACAGTCTTTGGTGAAAATAGTGCGGCAATGTATGAAACTGCTTTGGAAGTTCTCAAACAAGCTAATTCAAATCTTAAGGACTACAAAGATAAAGTCTTAGAACTTCGTGACCTTATTGGCGATATGGTTGATGAAATTCTTGAAAAACAAGAAGAACGTATGCAAGCATATCAAGACATTAACGATGAGCTTGAACATCAAATTGACCTTATCACTATGATTCATGGCGAAGAAGCATATGACCAACTACAACAAGCATATGCGGCTCAGCTTACGAATACAAAGAATCAGATTTCAGAAATGAGTCAAACCTTAGCCGCAAACAAAGAGCTACTTGCTCAAATGGAAGCGGCTGGAGATACATCTTCTGATGCTTATAAGGCTCTCAAAGGCAATATCGCAGATACTCAAAAAGAACTAAATGGCTTAGTTCAATCTTCTATTGAGAATATCCGCAAGCAACAAGAACTTACAGTAAAGAGTGTTACTGATTCCTGGATTAAAGATGCTTTAGGTACAGACCTTGACTGGATGCAAACTGAATGGGAGCTTATCAACCGCAATGCTGATTACTATCTTGATGATGTAAATAAAGCATATAATATCCAAAAGCTACAGGGTAAGTACTTGGAACTCTTGGACCAATCTAACGATGTAGGTATCCAAAATCAAATTACTGAGCAAATGAAACAACAGCTTGAATATCTGAGAGAAAAGAAAAATCTTTCTGAATACGATGTTCAATATGCTAATGCTCAACTTGAAATTCTTCAAAAGCGTATAGCTCTAGAAGAAGCTCAACGTAATAAATCTCAAATGAAGCTCCGTAGAGATAGCCAAGGTAATTACTCTTATGTATATACCGCTAATGAAGGCGATGTTGCTAACGCTCAGAGTGGACTCTTGGACGCTCAAAACAATGCTTATAATCTTTCTAAAGAACAGATGAAGCAAACTCAAGCAGATTCTTTAAGCGCTTTAGCTGATGCTAAATCTCTTATTGATTCTATTTGGACAAATGCTAACCTGTCTCTTGAAGAAAAGAAAAAGCGTACAGAGACTATTATTGGTAGCTTGAAAGAATATCTTGCTGCTACTAGTGAACAGCTTGGTGTTGCTGAACAAAATATTATTAAAGATTTCTTAGGCATGTGTGAAGCTCTAACTGATGAAAATAAGACTGGGCTTCAAGAAACATATGAAGAAATTGTCAATGGTAATAAAGATGCTTTCGATAAGATTGATGATCGTTGGAGTACTTCTCTTACTGGCTGGCTTGGAAGTCTTGATAAATTCAATGAAGAAACAGATACTAAATTTGATTCTTTGTATGATAAGATGGAAGAGTATGAGGATCAAATTGATAGTGTTGGAGACTTAGTAGGCCAGAATTTCGATGATATGACAGGCTCTATCCAAAATACTGTAGACAAAACTGAAGAACTTCGTGGCAGTACCAAAGGGTTTATTGAGGATTTAAAGAAAATGTCTGGTGCGGTCGCACAGGCTGAAAAGGATATGGCATATTATCGAGATAAAATTAATGATGCCAATAATGAAATGTCTATGTATCAGCAAAAGGTCAACGAGCTTGGTGCCAAGCTTGAAAAAGCAGAACGTGACAAAGCTGATATGCGGGCTGAAATTCAACAAATGAAAGACGCTGAAGCCGCACGTCAACAAGCTGCCAACGGCGGTGCTGGCGGTGGTAATGGAAATGGCGGAGGAAGTGGAGATACAAAGAGTATTGCTTATGGTATTGCCAATTCCATTTGGGTATATGGAGATTGGGGTACTGGACAAACTCGTAAAAACAATATTGTAGGCAGATATGGCGAAGCGGTTTGGCAAATAGTTCAAGAAGAATTATTCAATCGCAATCGCTATGGCTATAATGGATACAATGATAGCTATGGATATGTTCGTTTTGATACTGGTGGCTATACTGGTACATGGGGAGACAAGACATTTGATGATAAGAATGGCAAATTAGCTGTTCTACATCAAAAAGAGCTTATTCTTAATGCAACTGATACAGAAAACATTTTAGCAACTGTTTCCGCTGTTAGAGATTTGGTTGCGGGATTGAAAACACAAGCTCTCAACGGTCTGTCTACAGCGTTTGCTATTGGAGGAGTGGCTACAAAGGAAACAGCTCAAGATGTAAATCAGAATGTCCATATTACAGCTGAATTCCCCAATGTCTCTTCTAGTTCTGAGATTGAAAATGCTCTACTCAATCTCAATGAACGTGCTATTCAGTACGCTTTCAAAAATAATTAGTGGTCAATTTTGTATAATCACTTTATAATATTTTTGAATTATATTTAGAGCAAACAAGGATTTTATAGGCGTAGGGTCTAATGGCTCTACGCCTATTTTTTTATAGAGATAAAAGGAATGGAGGTATCTTACTTTGAGTAATCAAATGGAGCTTCAAGATAGTATCTTGAAAGCTATTGATGCTATTACCAAAACAAGAATTGATAAACTCCAATTAGACAAAACTGTAACCGCAGAAATTATCAAATGTACTAATGCGCTTAGTAGAGCATATAAATGCTCTTATAATGGTGGTAACATTACTGCATATGCGGCTGAAGGCGCTACATATACTAATGGACAATCCGTATATGTGCTAATCCCGCAAAGTGATATGACAAAAAGAAAAACTATTGTGGGAGTTAGTTCCGCTAAAGAAGATGATGAAAATATTAGTTTTGTATCTTCTGCGCTAAGTGATTACAATCTAATTGGTAAAAATGTTATCAATGATAAGAAAAATATTCAACCAGTGGGATTGCACTCCTATAAAAAAGAAGAATATTTCTTGTTATATGATTATGCAACAAGAAATGATTCTTCCCGCAATTATGTAAATATTGAAATTGAAGAGCTTAATAATAATCTAAAACAAGCTGAAGCCCTTATGATTGAAGCAAGTTTTCAAACTAGACTTCCAAAAGCTCATAAGCTATCACAAGATGGTATATATGGACTTCAATTTGTATTAGCGTTTGCGGACCGAGATAAAACTGAAAACAAATACGAACAATATTTGCCTACTGATAGTGTTTCTACAAGATATAAGTCTAATCAAACAAAATTACAACAATTAAAAAATAAAATTGATGAAATTTGGCAAGATACTAAATTATCCTTAGAACAAAAGAAATCAAAAACAAAAGCCATAATAAAGCAAATAGAAAATTTAGTTTCTGGCGATACCAGTATTCCAGAAAAAGAAACTGTAAATGATTTAGTAAATGGCTTAAACCAAATTCAAACTCCAGAAGATGTTGATAAAGTCTTTGACAAAATGGAGCAAGAATATTCTGGAAAGATTAAATATATTCCCTATACTATTGACAGTAATAGCATGACTGGCAACCCCTTTAGGTTTTCTAGTTGGTCTGAACAATATCAAATTTTTCCTATTGATATAGAAAATTTCTTATATATTGATAGTATTCTATTTTATGAAAAAGACTTTGTTGATAAAGATAATGTTTCTATGATTTCTACTTGGGGACCTGATATTTTCTTAAAAGATATTGAAGTATATCCACTTAAGAAAATTAATGCGGTCAATGGGAATTATAAACTTTCTTTATCTATGCCGCAAGGCTCTACTTTTAGAGGAAATACCTCTGAAAATCAACTAGATATTGTAGCTAAAGTAACTGAAAAAAATATAAACAACCTGTCTGATAATACTACTTTTTATTGGTTCAAAGAGGATAATCGAGTTGTTTCTGATAGCGATAATTACCAAATGTATGGCGGCGCAGGCTGGGCATGGCTAGAGGATAAGGGTAACAATTACACCTTATACACTAACGCCTTTGAAAATAGGGCTTATGAAAATAAGTATTTGTGTGTAGCGGTTTATAAAGAATCCGTTATTCTAAAAACTTATTTTACGCTTTATAATGAAGCTGCCCGCAGAGACATTTCTATTTCTTCTTCTCTTGGAGCAAAATTTAGTTTCGATCGAGGTAAACCAGTTCTTACTTGTATGATTGATGGAAAATCAGAAAAATTTGAAGAAGGAAAACCTCATGCTCATGCGGACAACCTGTTTAAATTTGTCTGGGCTAAAATAGATGAATATAATAATACAACAACCTTTTTAGAGACATATGAAGAACTCCAAAAGAAATATGATGAATTAATTCATACCGAAGGCGTTTCTTATCATGATTTGTCCGCGTTGAAAAATCAAATGGCAGCTTTGAGTGGCGTCTCTTGGAATAAAAACGTATTAGAGTATCCTGTTACCCTTATTGACAACAATGCTAGATTCAAATGTTCCGTATATTTAAAAGATACTCCAGATGGAGAAGAATATAGTATAGGTAGCGCGGAAATTCTTTTACAAAACGAAAATGCCGCAAGCCCCACTGATTACTATATTACAATTGAAAATGGGGACCAAGTATTTCAATATAGTGAGTCTGGTGTTTCTCCAGATGACGAACGATATACTGACCCATTAGTAGTAAAACCTTTAATTTGCCATTTCTTTGATCCAGCAGGATTAGAGGTCAATAAAGAAACGTATGATGTAAAATGGGTGGTACCACTAGAAAATAGTATGATTGTTGTACCTACTAAAAGTATGACAATGAATAACGCTAACAATAAAATTGAGTGGTATATAGAAGAAATTTTCCCATTAGAAATTGCTAATGACTATGATTATCAAGCTCTAAATAATCAAGTAACTGCAATTGTTTCATATAAAGACCAAGAGTACAAGCAAGATACCACTTTGTTGTTTACAAAGATTGGTGATAATGGTACCAATGGTACTGACATTGTAGCAAAAATTTCACCACGACTAAAGACTGCAAACAATGAGCTTCTTGCTATCATAACGGGCAAGGGAGATGCATGTTATAATGATATAGCATCAACCCCACTGACTTCTCAAACTAATTTACCTTTACAATTTGATTTATATCAACGTAATACCAAACTTGCTTTAGATAAAAAGCCTAAATGGTCTATTGCGGGAGCTAGCAATCAAAGTAAGTTTTTATATAATCCTGATACCCAAATTTCTCAATTAGGTTGGAGTCAAGAAAAGACAGAAAGAAAATTCCGCTATCAAATTGTTAAAGCTGATATAGAATATGAGAATAATAATTATTATGCTTTTTATCCTATGCCCGTTATTGAATATAACAATGCGGGAAATCTTCATATTGGCTTAGATAAGACTACGACTTTGAAATCCATTACATATAATGCGGATGGCCGCAATCCGTTATATAATAAGAATCAATTTGTTGAGTTAAATATCAGTGGAGACAAAGAATATTATATTGTATGGACTGCGGAGGGTGGAGAGCCAAGAGTAGCAAATAGGGCTACTAAAGTATATGAAAGTAATCCACGCAATGCGGCATTTACTTTGCTTTTGGATAATAAAGAAAAAGCAGGTTCTTCTATTATTGTCCCCGTAGAAAATAATGTAAATAAGGTATATATTCTACCTGACAATATTTATACTGGTGAATATACGAACAATTTAGTCCATGCTGCTATTTATACAAGTAAAGAAATATATCAAAATGGTGGCAATACTATTTGTGATGTATATGTACCTATTTATATGAGTCTCAATGTATATGGACTAAAATCTCTTAATGCGTGGGATGGTAATCATGTTGAAATCAACGAAGATGAAAACTATGTACTTGCGCCGCAAATAGGAGCTGGTAAGAAAGATACTAATAATAAATTTACTGGTATCTTAATGGGTACTTCTCAAACCTATGACCAAAAAGAAGAACAGATTGGACTCTTGGGTTATAGTAAAGGTAAACAATCTATTTGGCTAGACGCGGATAGTGGTAATGCAATATTTGGTTTGCCTGAGCAACAAGCTAGTGCTAACAATAACTTTACTGAAGGCCGCATTGAACTTATTCCAGGCGGCGAATCTAAGATTGGTCAATGGAGAATTGGCTCTCGCGCCATGTATAATATGACTATTCCTGATGCGGAAGGTGATAGCTTTACTGGAGTAGAACCTATTAAACCTTATACTGATTATGCGGTCAAAGGTGCTCAAATTGCAATTCCTCAAGAAGCACAGGGTATTATTTTAAACGCTAATCCTGCGTATGCTTCTTATAAGGGTAAACCATTATTTAAAACAAACTCAAAGATTGATTTTGATAATGCCAATGCTGCTATTCGTGAAGGTGATAGTTTTGAAGTAGAAATTGACCCTTCTAAAGATTCTGCTTTTTCTATCTATCGTCATACAAAATGGGATAAAGGAGTCCTTACAAATGATTGGCATAGATACCCTCTAGTTGGTATTAATGCTCAAGGCCAATTCTACACTAATGCTATTGAGAATGAAGAAAGTTCAATGGGTATTGGTAAGATTGGCGCCTTTGGAACAGCTGCAGCAGATGGTAAATATGTTGGTGCACAATTTGGTTATGATAAGACTAATCTTTTCAAATTCTTTATTTCAACCGAAGGAAAAGACACTATTAGTAAGACCTTATTTTTAACCGCAGGTACTGATCAAATTAATGAATATACTCGTCCGTTGAGCATGAATTTCAAATCTATTAATTTATATGCTAGTAATAGTTCAGATTCTCAAATTTCTGATTATCGTATGAATCTATCTTCTAATGGTTTATCTCTTGGACAAAAAGATAAAACCTTCTTAGATTTGACTTTTACTAATAATAGTGCGGAATACAATAGATTAAATACACAAACTAATTTAGCTATTACGGTTCCTAAAAATAGACATTTTTCATTAAATAATCATAATAATGGAACACCGCTATTAGATATAAATGAAGGTAATACTAAAATTACTTTATCTGGTGCATTGACTACCCGCACTGATAAAGAAGTAGATTTAGACTCAAAAACAAAAGCTCACTTAGGTAGTAGATATTTTGATTTTAGTTTAGATTATAGCACAGGGGTTGGGCAGTTAGCATCTGATAATGGCTCTGCTCTAACTATCAATAGAGATGGAAATACTAATAGTTCTCTAGTTGATAATTGTGGTATTTCTCTTACCGCTAAACAACAAGGTGGTATTCAAATTATCAGTGAGAACGCAACTAATGGTATTAAAATTGATGCTCGTTTGAACAATAATATTGATACTAGTACATATATGACCTTTACCCCAAATGGTCAGGGCTTTAGTACTTTCTCTATCACTTCTGGATGCGGAAATATTTGGAGTGAAAAAGGTGGCGTTAGTGGCTATAATGGTTTGAAGCTTTCAGCGTTTGCTGCTCCTTGGGCTATTTTCCCAAGTGTAAAACCAGGCACTAATAGAAGTATTGAAGCTGCTAATGATATTTTTAGTAATAGAAATATTCAGGGTAATGAACTTTATTGGATAAATAATAAGCGCGATAGTCATGGCTGGGGCACAAATTCTAACAATGTATGGGCGCATTTAGATGCTATTTATGGTTTAATAAGAACTGTTAGAAATGAAGCCAGTACTTGGGCTACTAATGCAGAAAATAACGCAAAAGCTTATACACGTTCTTATGCTGCGCCTAAATCTCACAGTCACAATTATGCTTCTACTACTCACACGCACAGCGTCACAGTTAATAATGGTCACCGAGAAACCGCAAAAGCTCTTAGTGGTCAATATGAGCACAGTCACGACTTCTACATTAATAAAACTTTTGACACCTCTCAGCCCAAATAGGATAATTAGATATAAAAGGAGATAAAATGAATGAATTAGAACTTCGTATCCGAGTTCAGGGTATGGTAAAACAATGGGTAAATAACTTTATGTTATCAAATGGTGTATCTGCCACAATCATGGAGGATGCTTTAAATAAAGTTACTTCTGAATTAAAAGATGCTGTTATGCAAGAGTTTATTACATCTGTAACAGCTGTCCCGCAACCAGAAGAGCCTATTGTTTCTGAAAACAATAAGGAAGAGTAATGGCAACTAAAACAAAAGATTTTTTAACTAAAGCTGCCGTGAAACAAGATGATGGTACTCTTGGAAGTTATACTCCTATTGGTGCTTCATTTGAAGATGTTTATGATACTCGCGGCGATAATAGCAATGGATTTTATTCCCTTGCTCAATTCTTTGACAATTATTTAGCTTTTGTAAAAGGTGTAAAACTTGTTCATACTGGTGATACACAGCCTACAAATCCTAATTATTGTTTTTGGATTGATACATCAAAAACTAACCATGATACATATGGTGAAAGACAGTAGGAGGTTCTAATTTATGGCAACTGTTGTAAATACACTGTTTCCCCCAGTGATTCCTACATTTATGAATGCTTTTCCAAATACAACAGATGCAGTAGTATATTTTAGTTTATCTCCCTTTAATTCATCTACAGAAATCAAACATGTTCATGTTTCTGTAGTAAATCAGTTGAATAATGAGAACGCCATTGCGACTAAACACCCCAGTGGCGTTCTTTTCTCTGATTTGAATTATGATACCAAAGCTGGTATGTACTATGTTACAATTCCAGTTACAGATATAGATGGTAATGTTTTCAATATCAACCAGTTTTATAAAGTACAATTACGTTTTGATAGTTGTAATTGGGATGATATTGATGGTAATGATGTTCCAAATAGTGAAAAGAAAGTAACTAACTATTTACTTAATTATCAGCAATATTTTTCAGAATGGTCTTCTGTTTGTTTGATTAGACCAATATTACAACCTTCTATTTTTATCAAAACTTTTGAAATTTATCAAGAAGCTGCTGGTAGTGGTAAAGTGCCATCTTATAACAAAGGTATTATTCCAATAGTAGGAAATATGTCATTTGGTGATAGTAGTCAAAATGAGACTGAAACCATGCAATCTTATCAGATAAAAATATTATCTGAAAATGGCAAAGAAGTACTTCAAACATATCCTACTATTTATACAGGAGATAACCTAGACCCTAATGTAATCAATTATAAGATTGATTTACAAAAACTAGATACTGCTGATTCTTCACAATTTAAGCTAGAAATTACTGGCATAACCCGCAATCAATATACTTGCACTAAAACTTATGATTTTCAAATTAGTAACTTCTTAGAAGAAGAAAAATTCAATCCTATTCTTAAAGTTGAAATGGATAATGAAAATGGTATCGCTAAAGTTCATGTAACCAATAAAAGTGAACAAACACTCTTTGGTACTGTTTATATCAAGCGTTCTTCTAGTCTGGATAATTTTAAAACTGTTGAAAATATCTATGCTACTAAAATTGCGGGAAATCTTGATATTACTTTTGAAGATAACACTGTTAGTAGTTTAGTTTGGTATCAATATTCTGCTCAATTTGAAAATAGTGCGGGAGCTTTTACCCCTGTCAAAAATTCTCAAGTGTTCTTACCTGAATTTTATGATGCAATTCTTTCTCGTGGGGAAAAACAGTATAATATCAAATACAATTATACCGTATCTAATATGAAACCTGTTGTCAACCGCGCAAAGATTGATACTCTTGGCGGACGCTATCCTAAGTTTGCGGAAAATGCTATTCTAAACTATAAGCAATTTAGTATCAAGGGCATGATTTCAGCTGAAGCAGATGCTTATCAAAAATTCTTAGAGAAAAAAGAAGTGTATTCTGGTAATCTCAATAATTATTATTCTGTTTATAAAGAAAATAATGGTATCAAAGACTTGGCCCGCAACGATTTCCAAAAGTGGATAAAAGATACTGTTCAAGATTATCCAGAAAATAATATTGTGGGCGATACTAATTATAGATTTCTTACCACAACAGAAAATGACTGGATGTGGGAACGCGAATTTAGAGAAGAATTAGTTGAATGGTTAAATGATGGAGAGCCTAAACTTTATCGTTCTATGCCAGAAGGCTCTATGGTTGTTATGCTTACAGATGTAAATTTAACTCCTATGCAGGGTCGTTCACGCCTAAATTGGGATTTTACTGCTACTGTATATGAAATTGCTGAAGCCGATTCTCTTGAATTACTTGACTCTCTTGGAATTTATGAAACCGTTAAATTGCCTGAAGTTACTCAAGGTAGCGGTGGTGGGAGTATTGACCCAGAACCAGAATACGTTGAAGTGGTCAAAGTTGGACAGCTATTCCAATATGAGATTACAGACAAATCTGATATTCGTAATATGCTTCTCCAAGAGCTACAAAAGAAATATGGTAAACGAGATTCTGAAAAAGAATCTTGGGACGAGGGCAACGTTCTTTCTGATAAAAAGCCAGATGAACTATATCTCAAGAATGTAAAGATTTTCTTCCACAATAAACCTAATCTTTATTACACTGATAGTGCGGGAAATCTTCAATGGGTATATGATAATAAATATGACCCACGAATTCATGGTGATAAACAAATCTTTACAGGATACTCTTTCAACATGGTTACATCCGCTAGCGAAGGAGAAATTAATATCTTCGTCAACGATAGAGGATATTATCAAATTCCTAATGATTTAGACGTAAAGAGCTTATCTTTCAATAGACCTGGCGATATTGTTACTATTGAATATACTATGGTATATAAAGAAAAGAACAATATTAGTAATACAATCGCGGGTAATACAATATCTCGCACAATTATTGGTCAGTATGAAGGAATTTTCCAACCTAATCAATATCTTGGTGAAAAGATTAGAAGCAAGTATAACTTTGTCAAAACGGGTGACTATTCTGAGCGTATGCAGTATTGGAAGGGTATTTGCTTAGATACTGTTCCTTATGCTCTTTGCGGGATTGAATATGTTGGTGGCGATGGAGAACAAACATATGAAATTGGCCATACTGGTGTACTTCATATGCTCAAACAATTCTCTGTCAAAGATATTAGATTCTTTGGCCGCAGAATGGTTAGACAGGATATATCTCGTCAAAGATTCTTAGAAGATTGGGAATATGTAATTGATAGTAGCGTTTCAGAGGAGACTCTTGGACGCTATATGAACTGGTTTAATCTTGATAACGAAGATACTAAGAAACGAGTTGGTATTTATCAAGATGATGAATTAAGTGAAAAAATTGTTCCCTCTTGGCAAGTTATCAATCCTGATAATCCGAAATCTGGACATGTTACCTACAATACTGTAGATGAAATTGAAAACCCTCAACGCAACACAGTTTATGATATTGGTGGAAGTTTGAAAATTTATTACCATGACCATTGGTATAATTTTAAAAACCTTGCTAGAGATACTACTGAATTAGTTAGTAATAACGCAATTCAAGAAATTGGTTTAGCCGTTGCTCCAATAGAAGGACAAGTAAATTACTACGGCACTGTTGTTCAATCTACATATGCTTAGGAGGTAGATAATTATGATGCGTAAAAATTATCCCTATCTCCTTGATACTGCTTTTGAAGATGCCAATGGTTTGAAACAAAAAACCAATTTCCTCCAAGAGATTGATAATTTTGTCAATCAAAAGCAATATGTAAAAATTACTTTACTAAATTGGAATGAAGAGCCAATCAAAGAAATACAAGGCGAATTAAGTGGTGGCAGTATTTCCAAGGATGGCTCTTCATCCGTTCGCCGCACATGTTCTCTTACTGCAATTGTAGATAGAGGGGAATATAATATAGAAGATAGTAAAATGGATTTTGCTATTAACAAAAAAATCTATATTGAATGTGGCATAAAAAATTATAGCAAACATTATAAAGATTATCCTATTTTGTGGTTCCCGCAAGGAGTATTCTTTATTTCTAATTTCAGTATCACATCAAATGTTAGCTCTAATATTTCAATATCTCTTACGCTTAAAGATAAAATGTGCGGCCTAAATGGTGAGGTGGGCGGTACTTTTCCAGCCGCAGTTATCTTAGATGAAATGGATACACAATCTCCAACAGGACAATTTGTTCACCAAAAGATTTTAATCTATGACATTATCCAAGAGATAGTACATCATTATGGTGGAGAGCCATTGAACAATATCCTTATTGAAGATGTGCCTAATAGAATCAAAAGGGTAATGCGGTGGACTGGCGAAAACCCCTTATATTTAAAAGCAATCTCTGCGGATGGATATACCTGGTATGAGGGACTTTTGGATAAGCCTTCAGATATGACTGGTGTAAAGCAATATAATACGAATGAAGATGTTGGGTATACATACGCGGATTTTGTATATGATACAGAATTGACTGCTAATTTGGGAGAATCTGTTGTAACTGTATTAGATAAAATCAAGCAATATCTTGGCAACTATGAATATTTCTATGATGAATTTGGTGTGTTTCATTTTAGAGAAATAAAAAATTATCTTAATACAACACAATCTAAAATACTATTAGATGATATGGATGCTAAAGATTATTTAGCTGAAACTACAACAGGAAAAACTGTATATTCTTTTAGTGATAAGACAAATATTATTTCTATTACTCAGAATCCGCAATATGCAAATATTAAAAACGATTATGTTATTCAGGGATTGAGAAAACGTACTAATTCTAATGCATCTGTTTTAGTACGTTATCATTTAGCTATTGATAGAAAACCAATAGTCGGCAATACATATAAGAATTTATTATTATATGAAGAAGCCGATACTAACCTTATTAAAGCCGCTTATCCTTTATCTCTTGGAAAAGATGAAGAATTACCACAACCAGGTAACTTCAACATAATTTATAGAGTAGAAGAAGATGGCGAATCTAAATTCTACTATTGGGAAGATGAAGTATATAAAGAAGTAAAAGTAAAGAAATATTACTCTAGTGCTTCTGAGGGCTATACTACTAAAGATTGGCGCACTGAACTTTATTTACAGGGTTTATTAGCTAAAAATCTTGGCACAGATGCGGGACAGTATTATGCTAAAATCCAAGACAGCTTTGGGGCTAATCTTGGTGAAAGTTTTATTGATGATATTTATCGTCAACAACAACAAAATAAAGTTGATGTAGATTATTACTTTGAAGAATTAGATGCATTTTGGCCGCAAATCTATAACCTAGAAACTCAAAAATTCTATGGTGAAGAAGAAGACAAGGCCGCATATACATCTAGTCTTGCGGACGGCAATTATTATCTTGATTTTATTGACCCATATACTTCTGGTTTAGGAGAGTTTTCTATAGCTAACATTGGCCGCAGAACTCTTGCTATTCAAAATGATGATGTAAATTGTATTTTTCAACCAGAAGTCCCTGATATTGTTTTTCTAAATACTGATGATGATGATATTGATATTCAAAGAGATGAATGTGATAGAAAAGGTCAGCCTTATTCACAAGTCAAAAGTAATATTTATCAAGCACTTGCGACAGGCGGTTTTAAGAATGGCGCTTTTGATCAAATCAAATATCAATTATATCTACATACTAATTATCAAAAAACTTTATCTCTTTCTGCATTGCCAGTTCTTTATCTTGAACCCAATAGTAGAGTAGAGATAAATGATGCAACCACTAATGCACAAGGCGATTTTATGGCACAATCTATTTCTATTCCTCTTGGAGCAGGGAATAGCATGTCAGTTACTTTAAATCAATGTCTTGAGCGTTTCTAAAAATGATGGGCAGAAGTGTATAATCACTCTGCCCATTTTTTTATATTGTAATAGAGTATTTATGAGATAAAAGGATTGGAGATTGATGTCTAAAAGCATAGGTCAATACCGATATTCTGGTTCTGGCTGCGTAAGCTCTATTTCATATACACCAGAATATCAATCAGTCTCTTCTACTGGTGATAGTTCAGGAAGCAACTTTCAAGATTTAGTCATTGTTCCTTCTACTGAATTTACTAAAGGAAGTGACTATTACGTTCGCATTGAAATTCCGCAAGACATGAACTATGACTTACAATTCAATGTAAAACTTATCAAACAAAAAGATAATTCAAATCAAGTTTATCAGTTCCTTAAAAATGTAAGCATTGTACGTGGTGGAACTGGTGAAAACGTATATAACGTTGCTCTATATGAAAAAAGCGATAAATCTGTGGCGGCGATGATTCCTTTATTATATCAACAAGGAATCACAACCCAAAAAGATAAATTATATTATGATGAATCTGATAAAGACCAAGATGGACATAAATATTATCTTGGTACAGGTAGTCTAAATGGATATAATTATACAGATAAAGTAAACTTTTTATCTGTAGCCGCTTCATGGAGACAAGATACCACTACGAACTATGGTGTCTTTGAAATGGTTTTTAGACCTGTTGAAGAAGGTTTTACTGGTATTCTTCTTGAAATGGTAAGAACTCCAGAAGATTACGATATTCAACGCACTACTCCTGACGGTATTGAATATGGCCGCAAAGTAGATGCAACAAAAACAAAAGTTACTTTATACTCTTTGAATAATCTTGTTTCTAATATGTTCCGTGGCGGCACATTAGAAAGAATTGGTATTTGGAGCCACCCTGGTCTTACAATGGCTATCAATGGTGAAGAAATTAAAGTTGGGCCAAGCGGTTTTTACGAGTGCGATGTTGTGCCAGTAAAAAGCGTTGCTATTGTTGCACCCGACAGTGATTTTACTAACAACTTTACTATTGATTACACCTATGACCCTGCTACTATAGAACAGCAATAGGAGGTAAAAGGACATGGATTCGCTTTATGCTGGCCATCCTGGTGTGAGTTTTGTACTCAAAGCTGCTTTTCAATCCTATGCGGACATGGTTACAGCCTTCAAACAAGGGCCTGCTTATACAGGCGTTTGGTATAATGAATATTGTATCCTTGATACTCCTAATAAAAATGATAAAGATAATGGTAAAATTTATCAAAGAGGTTTAAATTATCAGGATGCAAAAACTGGTGGTGCTATTTATATTGGACAAATCGTTGGTCCTAGTAGTGGCACACCCTATATGGCTCTTGATACCATTGATGCTGTGAAAAAGGAAAGCACTAAAAAACTAGAAAAATATGAATACCGCCGCTATCCAGTTGGTAAGGATAGCCAAGGTAATTATATAACATCTGATGGTAGTGATGGTAAACAACTAGCTACTTTTGGATTTGATAAAAATATTGAATCTGGTCTTGTACCAGGTAAATATGAAGAAGATGGACAAGTCAAATATAATGACCAACTAAAATATACTTGGGTCAATATCCGCAAAGATAACGCGGATAGCGATAGCTGGTTCTATGTTGGTATGCAGAATGTTTATACTGTAATTGATTATAGTATTCATCAGACTTCTCCTTATGACAATCAAGGAAATATTCTTACTGATGCGAGTGAAATTACTCGTATTGATACAAAAGAACATCCTTATTATGAGAAGTGGGACCTTGGCCTTCCAAAAGGCGTAAAAGGTGATACACTTCGCAACCTACGTGTTATAATTCCAACTGCGGGCAATAAGAATCAAATTTATGCCGCAGATGCGATTATAGTTGATAAAGACAGCGGATTGACCACCCTAGGCGCACCTGGCTATACAGGAATTGATGATGATATTGCGGGCAAGCGTACAATCCTAGTCTTTGATTATTATGTCTATGACAAAAAGCGAAATCCGCAACCAGTAATGATTTATCTTGGTGATTTCAACAATATTGATTCTGTCAAGGTTGCGGATGATGGTACTTTGACTCTTGGATATACTCACGATGATGATACAGTATTTTCTAAGAAAATTCAATGGGTAACGGGCGTTTCTCTTACTGGCGGAGATGGTTCTGCTGGTGGACACTTTACTGTTACTTATAATAATGGTACACGACCATTTGAAACTGATATTACTTGGATAAAGGATATTCAGATTGATAAGAGTAACGGTACTGTTACTTATACATATGCGGGAACTAATAATGGTAAAATTCCTAGTAATGGTAAAGTAGTTGTTCCTAATCTTGTCAAATGGGTCAAGAGTACTAATTTAGATGCCAGTAATGGTCATTTTGAAATGGTATTCAATGACGATAGTAGATATGAGAATAATCTTACTTGGGTAAAAGATATTACTATCAATGAAGATAATGGCGATATTACCTTCCATCGTACTACTGGCGATAAAATGTCAAATGCTAAATTAAAGCTATTGACTAAGGCCGAAACTAGTGCTACTGGCGTTATTACTTTACACTTCAATACTGGTGAAAGAATTACCGTCAAGAATCTAAATGCGGAAACTGATTACCATATCAAAGTTATTGAAGATGTAAAACTAAATACGGGTATTCTTGAAGATAAACATATTCAAGTTAGATATAATACTAATTCCGCGGAAAAACCTTATACTTCAATTGGCGATCCTATCAATTATATCTATGATATGGTGGTTCGTCCAGAAGATTGGCACTTATTTGTTCTTTATAGTGACCCAACTCATAGAGCAAAAGGTACTGACCTAAATGAAGGTAAGGATGCTAATGGTATCTCTTGGATTTCTAACGATGCGGTCAGAGCATTTTCCCCAAGCACACCCAATCATGGTTCTGAGGTATATTGGCGCGATATGGGAACCATCAAAGACCAACATGGCATTTTGATTGGTTTTAATGTATCTTATGAAGATGTCCAAAATTCTGGTAAAAAAGATATTATTGCATATCTAAATGATAAGTATCCAACAGGCTTGACTGGTGAACAGAATATGCCTGGTGGTGCGGCTACTAAGCAAAAAATTATTACTTATAATCCTAATAGGATTGGCAGCGATAAACAAGATAAAGAATTCTATGCCTTTGATTATAATGTAAATACTTGGTATTATCTTGGTACAATCGCAGATACAGGTACTCGTGATATTAAGATTTTACATGATAGCATTTTAGATAGTGACCAATGGAAGAACTTGAGTACACAAGGCGTATTATTTAGAAAGAGCTCTATTCCCTATCGTGAAACTGCTATTCCTAATTATTGGGCTATTGATTATAGAGGATAGCCTATGATACTAGAACAGAAGAAAGGCCCCTTTTCTGAAGGGGCCAGTTTTAGAGTTGGCGCAGTAGATGGACGAGGGTATGTTCATATAGGTATCCAAATTCCTAAAAGCCAACCTATTGAATATATAAATAGCGTGGCACAGACTGATGTTTTAATTGAAACGGAAAATAGCGCTAAGGAATATAAAATTAATAAGACGGGTATATTAGAGTTTGATGCTAATGTTGGCAATTCTGTTAAGATTACTATCTTACGAGATTTACCCGCGGAGTCTATCATTGATTTAGTGTATAGACCAGAAGGAGAATAAAAGGAGGTAATATAGAGCTATGGCAAAGGGCAATCCTAATGATGCAACAAAGCTCTTAAATTTTGTAGCTAAAGTATATGACCCAAAAGCAAGAGCTTGGAAGCCAGTCTATGAACTTCCTGATGCTACTAATCAAGTTCATGGTGGCGTTTATCTTTCTGATGCGGTCAATGAGACAAGTAATGCGGCCACTGGTGTTGTAGCTGCTACTCCAAAAGCTGTCAAAACAGCTAATGATAATGCTAATAATAAATTAGATAAAACAACTGGAGCTACGCAGAATGTTGCTAGTGCTGTAACATTTGCGGGCAAAGTTACTGGTAGCGCTGGTTTTCAGGGTAATCTTACTGGTAACGTAACTGGTAATGCTAGTTCTGCGACTAAGTTACAAATAGCTAGAAATATTTCTGTTAAAGCTGGTGCTAAAGGTACCGAAGGTACCGCTTCTTTTGATGGTACTGGTAATGTATCAATTGTTATTCCAACTGTTGATGCAACTGCCGTCACAGGTGTTTTGCCATTGGCATCAATTCCCGCAGCTGCAACTGAAAGAATTATTACTGTTGCTAATCAAGCTGCACGTTTTGCTTTGACAGCCAATCAAGTTCAATTAGGCGATACGGTTTATCAATCAGATACTAAAATTATGTATATGGTTATTGACCAAACTAAATTGAATCAAGCGGCAGGATACCAAGAGTATCAAGCTGGCACAGCTGCTAAATTAGGCGCGGCCACAGTTGGTGGCACAGCTAAAGGCATGTATCTAAATGCGGGCGTTGCTACTCCGATGTCTGCTACTGTTGGCGCAGCCAATCGTCCCGTCTATATGAATGGCGGAACAATTACTGTAGGTAGTTATGAATTGAATAAATCCGTTCCTGCGAACGCTTTATTTACAGATACTACTTATAGTGTTTTTAAACCTGCTACAGCCGATGCACCTGGCAGTACTGGATTAGTATCTCAACCACCTGCAGGTGCTAACACTAAATTCCTTCGTGGTGACGGTACTTGGCAAACCGCTGGAGGTAAAGTAACTGGCGTTAAAGGTGATAAGGAAAGCACTTATAGAGAAGGCCAAGTAAACATAACTGCCGCAAACGTGGGTGCTTTACCTTTAACTGGTGGTACAGTTAGTGGTGCTATTGGACCAAACGTAGATAATAGTTTGTCTCTTGGAAGTAGCACAATGAAATGGTCTGATGTTTATGCTACGACTTTTCACGGTACGGCAACAGATGCTATAAATGCAAGTACTGCGGACACGGCAAATAAAATTAATAAATCTATAAAATTGAATGGCCCTATTAGTAGTAATGAAGTTTCTTTAAATGTTAGTGGAAATGCTGTTATTAATACTATACTTGGCGCGCAAGTGGTTAATACTAATAACATTGCGGATAATGCAATTACTCCACAACAAATTACAAATAAGGCAATTCAAAGTTCAAAAATTGCTGATGGCGCTGTTGGAAGTGGACACATTCAAGATGGGTCTATTGTTAATTCAAAGATAGCTAATGGCTCTATTACAAATTCTAAATTAGCACCAGAAGTGGGCACAGTATATGTTGGTTCTAATGAACCAACTCAATCTAATGTAAAGATTTGGGTGAGGATTTAATGAAAAATAAAATGTTTCAGGGGGGGGGGCATCTCACGAGAATATGCCACCCTATATCAGATGTTATA